GAGCCACAAGAATTTTCACTTGTCAAGCTATTTTGCCCCATTTAGCTAATAAAATTTCGCTTTTTCTGCACCTATCTCAAATCTTCCCAAATCTTCTCAACTCTTCCCCAAAATCCCCGCAAATCAGGTGCTCCGCACCAATCCTGCACCCACATCCTTCTAGCCTCCCAAATTTTTCTCGCTCTCTCATCTTCTCCTCAAACCTATACAATCACACACCCTCTCATCGAAGTCACAAAAATTTCATCGGATTCGCACAGCTCAACACATGTCGGATTTGCACATACTCTAGCTAATTCCACAGGATTCGAACGCAGTTCGTGATTGCTGGAGTTTTTAGGAGACAGATTCGTCACTCTCACGAATTTATAAATTTTTCGGGTCGGATTTGCACACTACCAAAAATTGTCGGATTTGCACATACACGCCAGCACGTAACCCTTGGAGCACATGTCGGATTTGCACAAAAGCGCAGGGCAATTGCCCTGCGACTTTGAATGAGAATCATTATCATTTAAGAAGTGGAATGCGAATGATAATGATTCTCATTTAAGAAGTGAAATGAGAACTATTCAAAAAGTGAAATGATTCTCATTTAAGAAAGGAAATGATTATCGGTTAGACAGTGGAATGCAAATGAGAATCATTCTCGTTTAAGAATGGAAGTGAGAAACACTGTTATTTAAGTTATCCACAGACTTATTAACAGCACGATTTGACTTGACAGAATCCTAGCCATTTTGAGGCGTTATTAACAGACTTATCCACAGCTTATCCTACTGTATATTTATACAGTATTCCTATGTAGTGAATAATTCTAATATACCGCTAAAACGTCCTGAATCGCATTCTAACGCGTTTAATTTTGGTGGGGATACTAAAACAAGGGCAAAATTGGAGGAGGCTTAAAAATTAGTTAGCCCGCTAACGATCACACAAGGCAACACGTAACACCCTAATCGTTAGCGGGCTAACCATCACGGGCGCGGTCAAATGAGAATGATTCTCATTTGGGAATTGGGGCACTCCCTGATAGTTGCGCCCCGTGATTATTAGTCTGGTAGTCGATGCGTGATCTTCTCCTCCTCCCCATAGGAATCGACCAAATGCCGATAATAGCCATCGTGATCATAAATAACGCTACCATAATCGCCCCGCTCGACCGCTTGCCGGTTTTCTGGCGTATCGGGCACGTAAAAAACGTCAACCATTGTACTGATTTTGGTCACAATAATATTCTTGCCCATTATATAGCTCCTAGTAAATATATTTTTGCCAATAGTGGCGAACATTATCGCCACCAGCGGAATCATTTGCAGCCTCAACATTACCCGCGAAAATATATAATCTCATTGTGCCACCTTTCGAAAAGCCGTTTCAATACTTTCCGCCGTTGATTGAATATATACACCTTTCATGATCAGGCGCTCGGTGCATACCTTGCGGAAAATATTAATAAAATCGTCTTCATTTTCTGCTATTAATGCTTCACCCATGACCTGAATATCACACGATGCGAAGGTCAAAAATTGAAATGCTAGTTCACGGGCAACGACCGCATTAATCTTATAATGCGCTTTTCCCTCGTAAATATTAACAACGCCCTTATATTCAGGTGAAAGCTGGTTTAAGTAGTTTGCTAATAATGCCGGGCGGCAATTAGTAACAAAGCGGTTGCCCTCATAAATTACCATTTTATAACCTCCCGATCAGATAACCAGATAAAAGCATAAAAATCCCCAGTAAAAGGGGATCATTCTTAAATAAGGTGGCGGTAAAACCGCCAACCATTGCAAGGAGAATAACAATAACGCTTTTCATAGTACCCCACGAAACGCAGCGTAAAAGGTGGCAAAATATTTAACCGTTTCAGCTATCACGTTACCCCGTTTATCGAATTTCTTTTCTGTAACACGGAAGGCGTTTTTATTCCGTGCTATATATTCGATTTTACAATCTTCCCGTTCGAACGTGTTAACGTCCACCAGCTTAAAACCTTTTGAACGAGCAAGAGAAACGTTGCGGATCATTTTTATTCTCCTTTATTCATGCAGCCCAGCAAATAAGAAAAAACAGCGATACCCGCGCCAATAATAACCGCGTGAACGTCGAAAGCTATTGCAAACAAAGATAAAATAGCGCCCAAGATACCCGCCAGAATAGCTCGAAAAATAACCATTTTCATTCTCCTAGTTAGTGGGGCGAAAATAACGCCCCGTTATTAATTACATTAAAACGATTTTGGCGGCTTGTTTTTTAGTACAATGTTCCGCCTTCAGGGTATCCAGCAAAAAGCCAGCTGTCTGCTGATCAATCTGATCATTATCATAAAGCGCCTGAATGGTAGTGTAAGTTTTAGCAATGCCGTATTCTTGCACCATTTCTTGAATGATCCAGCGATTGGACACCCAACCTTTTCCAGTGAAAAGAGAGTCAGAAGAAGAATAAGCAACCATTTTAAGCCTCCAAATTTTTGGGAAAATTTTCAACCGTCCTCGAACGGTGTAAAGGCATTATAACAAAAAAGGTCGCCGATTATGGCGACCTTTACAAAACTTTACACTAGGTTAACTATTACTCGTTTTCGGTGTTAACGGTAAAAGTAGAAATATCAATACCTTTCACCATTTCGTCAATCATTTCAGCGATGTTAAAACTTTGTACCATTTCTAACATAGCCGCTTCCATAGCTGCATCCGCTACCGCTTTCGCCTTTTGGTTGCTAGGGGAGTACTGGTCAACCGCTACGCTCAGCAGGTTGGCAATCACTACCCGACCAATCGGCGTATCAATATAACCCTTGATAATAAACGGTGCTTTTTTAGCCGCTACTTTCGTAATTTGAGTCAGTGCAATTTTACCCGCTTCCAGTTTTGCAGCATTTACAACGGCGGACTTATTAGCGGCAACGATATTAGCGATCTTGGTCATGGCATTTTTTCCTTTGTTTTCAATGGTTTGAGTGTTAGAATTTACAGCATGTTTTTCCGTGTTGTCAATAGGCTGATCCTCCTCCTTCCAGAAAGAAAAGCCCGCGCTTTCTATATCCCCATCATATACGTATGGGTATACTTCCGACGGTAACAAAAAATTACCGTTATCATCAAAAGCCATTACAGCCGCCAGACGATACCCGTCACCAATTGACCGATTCCAGCCAACGGATAAATAACGCCAAAATGAATCAAGAAAGTTTTCAACGTCATAAAGATCATTGGGGTTGGCTTCATAGTTTTCTATTGAAAAAACTTCTAAGCCCGCCCCAGTATCATAGGCTTTTACTGTGTTACCTTTTACGATTATGAAATCAGTGTCCGGCCCCCTGCTAGTAAGCAGGTGATTATCTCGATTATATAAGATAATCGTTGCCCCTTGCTTATATAGTTGCAAAAAGCTACTCATATCATAGGCGTCGAAATCATCAAAAAAATTTTGGTGAATATCTTCGGCCTTGTTAACAAAGTGTTTAATGCTGGTTGTTCTGCTACCATCCAGCAGGTTGCGCAATGCACCTTTTAAGACGGTTGCGTTATCTGGTTTATAAAGCCTCATTTGTTCGGCCTCCCTCGTTAATCGGTGAGTGAATGATAAAGGTATTTTCTTTCTAGGGGCAAATATTATTTTACCTTTTTATTTTCCTTGCCTAACACCTAGTTTTATGCTAACCGCGCAGCGGCATAGTAAAGAGCAAAACACGGCGAAGCCACCAGGGCGACGCGTTGCGGCTTTACTTTAATATTACCCCACCGCATTTAGCTCGTTAGAAAGCGTTTTAGGCGGCATAAAATTGATTGCAGTCGTTAACACTACCTTTCTACCCTGTATATTTATACAGTAGGATAACCTGTGGATAAGTCTGTGGATAAGCCCGTATATCGCCGCCTATCGTGTCAAATCATTTTGTGCTGTGGATAACTTTGTGAATAACTTAAATGATAGTGGTTCTCACTTAGGCCGATAGTTTCTTGTTGTTATTATTATCGTAGTGATTATTTTTATAGTGATTATTTCTCATTAATTTATATTTATATTATAACTCAAGAAATAGTTAGTTGGCTAATGAGATTTTCCGGGATTAGTAGTCTGCTAATTAAACTTGAAAAACTCATTAGGTAGTCTGCTAATGGTTTTGATATAATATAATAGAGATTAAATTAATAACATAAGGAAACTATAACAATGGGTAAATATAAAGAAATGGATTATGACTTGTTTAATCATTACTTTTATTATGATGAAACATCGAAAACGTCACTACGCTGGAAAGTCAATAAGGGAAGAGTTAGGAAAGATACAGTTGCAGGTACTTACTATTCACAAGGTTATTATATCGTTCGACTTAATAAAGAATGTTATTTAGTACATCGTGTCGTATGGTTACTATTACATGGTGAAATAGATAGTAATCTAATGATTGATCATATTGATCGTAACAAGCTAAATAATAAAGGGGATAACCTTAGACAAGTAACGCAGGCCGAAAACAATAAAAACCGGCCTTCACAATATAAAAAGAAAGTCAATTAATTAATTTTATAAAATAACTCATTTAGTCTTGATTTTTAAAAGTCAATACCTTTTCCAACTATTTTTCAATTTTGCAGTTGTTAAATATTTGTTAAATCAATTTTAGGCCGCCTAAAACGCCCTAGAAAGCGGTAAAATTTTCAGGTATGCCATTGCATTGCCTACCCTCGTTTATCGCTACCACGAGCTTTTTAAGTTTTGTCAAGTAGGGCAAGGCAAATATAAATGAAAAAATTACTTGCCTATCTGCTGTGTTTTGTGGTATCCGCGCGCCCGTTTCCTTTAAACTTATGTGAGCGCCGGGCGTGTTGCCTTCTTTACATTTCTTTACAAAAATAAGGTTGCGCCATTTTTGGGTATCCCCTATTATTTATCTCGTAGGGCGGCAATGACGAACTACACGGCGGGAAAGTTTACCGCCGCGCTCTTTAAAAATTGGGTACATCTTAAAGTCTATCGGCGGTAAACTTATCAATTATATAAGGAATCGCAGATATGAAACAAACGCTTTTAATAACTGGTAAACCAGCCAAAAAATTGGATGGTACTACTAAAAAATTGTTGACAATAGCTCAGCAATCCGTAAAATATAGATTCACGCAGTACAAGAAAGGCCGCCAGCAAGGGTTGGAAATGATCTGGCGCAATATTATGATTGACTTGAAAGAGAATCATAAAAAACTGCAAAAAATTGTTTGACACCCTAGCCGATAGGCTTTAAGATGTACCCAGTTCGATGAGAGCGATAACTTGATAAAATTTGACGGCCGGTACTTGCCATAATGTGCCCCGCCCCCTAACTGGGATATAGCGGCCTGAGTGGAGTTCCTTAAATTGATTATAATGGCGAGCGGATTGTTACTTATTACCTGCCACTACTTTTACAGCAGGTAATGCGGAACAATCCACTAAATAAACTGGAGTTTATACTATGCAAAACGTTACTAATGCGCCTAAAATTGGTCAATCCGTTTTTATTCCTTTCGTTACTAAAACGGATGAGGCAACCGGAAAAACCGAACGCATCAAAGGCGCGGCGCTTATGCCGTTTGATGTAATTGATGCGGTATACGCTGAAACGGAACGGAGTAACAACGGAAAAACTATTTATAGCGTTCGGGTTAAATCCGGCGACGCTGTAAAGGTTATCCAGCGTAACGAAAAATGGGAAGCTGTAGCATAAGTTTATAGTGTTACTTTTATATCCCCCAGTAGTTCGGGGGATATAACGATTAACATTATGTTAATCTTATCCCTTAAATTAATTCAATAGGAGTTATAATCATGACTAACGTTAAAACCGCAAAATTTTCTTGGAATGAAGAAAACACCCAGCAGGCTGTTTCCATGTATCAGCAGCTAATCAATGAAAACGGTTTAGATTTCGCAAATAGCGACGGCTTGAAAGAGATTGCGAAAGCAGTAGGTGCGGCCTCCCCCGTGTCCGTTCGCTCAAAATTGACCAGCGCGAAAGCGTATCAGAAAAGCGATAAGCCGCGTAAAGTTGGCGGCGGCAGTTCCATTCGTAAAGCGCATTATGTGCGTGTTATCGCTAAACATGCCATTGATTCCGGCATTATCAAAGACGTTGACGATCTGGCATCACTGGAAAGCGCAAAATTAGAAACGTTGGACGCCGTGGCGCAGCTGTTAGGCGTTGCCGATGAAGTAAAACAAGCCGCAGGCGAATAAATTTAATTAGTGGGGAATATTCCCCACTATAATTTCCCTTTGACTGGAGTTATTAAAATGATCTTTTACCCCACTGAATCGCTAATTTTAGGCTTATTTATTGTAGCGGCCTCATTATTGTTCGCTTATTTTCAAAATGATTTAGATTCATATTATTTTAAACGTAAATCTAAATTAGCAAAGCGGTTGGGCTTACTTTGCTTTATTGCCGCCGTTGCTTGTGGTGTTAGTTCTAGCCTTATGCCGATTAGTTAAATATTGCAAGTTATAACGCTGTAAATAAGCGGCGTTATATCTGGCAATATTTGCCAATAACAAACGTTTTTAATCCCTTTAATGGAGCTTTATTACTATGATTATTTCCGCAGAAAAACAAACCGTTATCCTGAACCTTGCCGCTGACTTCAATTTCTATGGTAAACGTCTGCGCGCTACTAAACTGGAAGTATGCGACGATATTTCGAAAGCGGTTTACGATACTCCAAAGCATTCCACCGCTATTTGTGATTGGCTGGAAGCAAATAAACCAGCGAAACCAAAAGCGGCAAAAACTGTAAAAGCTATTAAAAACGATGACCGCCCTGAAGCCGCCGGAGTTATTTCTAGCACGGTGGAAAGCTGGGAAGTAAAACAAGGCAAACGCTTTATTATTACCTCGATTCAGAATAATACTTTCCCGCATAAAAACTTTTTAGCCTCGCTTGAACAATATGCCCAGTTTATCGGCGCTGATTTGCTTGTTTCTAAGTATATTTATAATAAAAACGGATTCCAAAATGGTGAGGGCGCGGACGGAATCAAATATGATTCTGCATTTGATAAATATATTTGCAGCAAAAACGTGTTTTTAAATAATCGCCGTTTTGCTTTCATGGCGGAGATTAACGTGTTACCTACCGCAGATTATCCGCTTTCTGGATTCGCTGAAACTGCAACGGCGCTTAATCTGGAAGGTCTGGCAATCGGGGCGGCTAAAATCACCGCCGAAAGCGTGCCAGCTTTAAAAGGTGAAGTAGTGCGCCGCATGTATTCAACGGGCACGGCAACGCTTAAAAACTACATCCAGCAGAAAGCAGGGCAAAAGGCCGAGGCGCTACATAACTTTGGTGCGCTTGTCGTTGAGTTCGACGAGGACGGGGAATTTTTTGTTCGCCAGCTTGAAACGATGGACGAAAGCGGCATGTTTTACGATTTGAATATTTGCGCCACTCCCGCCGGATGCTATGAAACAACGGGGCACGTTTTAGGTTTACAATATGGCGATATTCACGCTGAAAAATTAGATGAGGAGTGCGCCGCTGCGTCGTGGGGGCATGGTGACACCTACGGGCTTGTTGATATTCTGAAGCCAAAATATCAGTTTGTGCATGACGTGCATGATTTTACATCACGCAATCATCATAATCGTGCGTCTGGTGTATTCCTAGCAAAACAATACGCCGCCGGACGTGATAAGGTTATTGATGATTTGATCGATACCGGGCGCGTACTGGAATCAATGGAGCGCGATTTTGCTCAAACGATCATTGTTGAATCTAACCATGATCTGGCGTTATCCCGTTGGCTTGATGATCGTAATGCTAACATTAAAGACGATCCAGCCAACGCGGAACTATATCACCGCCTTAATGCTGCGATTTACGGAGCTATTGCAGAAAAAGACGATACTTTCAACGTGCTAGATTATGCGCTGCGCAAGGTTGCAGGTTGTGAATTTAACGCTATTTTCCTGACCACTGACCAATCATTTAAAATTGCAGGCATTGAATGCGGCGTACACGGTCACAATGGCATTAACGGGAGCCGTGGCAATCCGAAGCAATTTAAGAAATTGGGCAAATTAAACACGGGGCACACTCACACCGCCAGCATTTACGGCGGCGTATACACTGCCGGCGTGTCTGGTAGTCTGGATATGGGTTACAACGTTGGCGCGTCAAGCTGGACGCAAACGCATGTTATTACCTATGCGAACGGCCAGCGTACTTTGATCGACTTTAAGAACGGTAAATTCTTTGTACAGTAAGCCGATAAATTAAAACCTTATTTGCCTAAATCCTCCAATTAATGAGATAATATTAATTGGAGGAATATAAATGGCAAAAGAAATAGATTTTAATGAAGTTAACGAGAATGTTTATTATGATGAATCTAGCCCATCATTTTTACGATGGAAAATAAGTAAGCCCGGTGTGAAAGCTGGAAGTGTAGCGGGAACATTAAATCAGACAGGCTATTATGATGTAATGATTAATGGTGAATTATATAAAGCTCATCGTTTAATTTGGGTTTTATTTAATAAAGAAATTAACCCTGATTTAGATATAGATCATAAAATAATTTCTTACCCCGTTAACAACGATATAAATAATTTACGCCTAGTTACTCATGCGGTTAATATGACAAATAAGAGTGATTATAAAAGGCGTAATAAACTACCGAAATATATTTATCTTGATAAAGTTGATCCCATAGCGGGAGAATATTACAGGGCAAAAATTAAAAACCCTATAACAAATAAATATGTTTCAAAAGGCAATTATGATTTATCTATTCTTTTAGAATGGGTTAAATCAAAGTGTAAAGAATTTAATATCCCTTATTAAACTAATTGGAGTTTTATAAATATGAAAAAGCAAAATATTCCATTCGATCGCGCTCATTCTTCCATCGTCCTAGTTTATTCTAATGGTGAGCGGTATCACGTTGAGGCGGGGCACGTTGTTGATGACCTATTAGATTTTAATGACGCTTTGCAGGTTACTACCTTTGCCTATACCACGGGCAAACTATCCAGCCGCATCAAGGCGAAAGGCGTTTATATTGACACGATGAAACAAGAAACGACTATCATCGACGCGGTGAAATCGGGGTTAGCTTTCGCAGTAGTTGCCCCTTGCCCCGCTTGCCTTGATGATCAGCTAATGAGCGCGAAGGTATTTACATGCGCGGGCATCCGTTCCGATGTATCAGGTGAGGATATTAGTTTTATCGCTGATGCGTTGGCTTATGGTCTTTAATAGCTGGAATAGTCCGGCCCATCCAGTGGGCTGGATTAATTTAATTTAATCCCTTAAACGGAGAACGTAACAAAATGAATCAAGTTAAAACGAATATTACCCGTAATTTCCCGCATATTTCCCGCGTCATGATTTGGGATCTGGACGGAACAATCATCAATTCATTTCATCGCGTAGCGCCTTGCTTTGATAGCGATGGGAATTTAGATTTAAATAAGTATAAAAATGAAGCATGTAAACATGATTTAATAATGCAGGATACTTTATTGCCGCTTGTTACATATATGCGCCAGTGCATGAATGACGCCAACACGTTAAACATTATTTGTACCGCTCGACTGATGAGCAAGTCGGACTATTATTATTTGCGCAAGCAAGGATTGCGAGGGCGTGGGGATAGTAATATCCGTGTATTTTCCCGCGATACACTTCACAAATATTTTACGGCTGATAAAGTTAGCGAAATATACCACAGTAAGGACGCTATTTATAAAAGCCATTATTTTGAGCTATTCAAACAGCTATACCCGAACGCTGATTTCACGATGATCGACGATCATAAAGGCGTGCTATCAGCGGCGGCATCATATGGATTTAAAACGCTGGACGCGCAAGCTATTAACGATATTCTATCAATCGGCGTCACATTGATAGGTGAAACCTTTATTGATGAATCTCTTGAGGATGATAATGATTATCAGTTCCTAGCCGATCGCTTGCAATTATGTTGGGAAAGTATGACAGAAGAAGAACGCGCAGAATATAGTTGCAGCCCGCAACAATATATCGAGAAATTAAAAGTTGCGTAATAATTAAAGTTGATATTGTTTCACCTTGCAATTAAAATGGTTGCAGGGTGAAACAGTTAGCATGGTAATAGTAACGGGCGGTAATGAGACTCATTCTCATCTGGGGGGCCACTGGACACACCTCCATGTGTAATCTTATGAAATTTCGAGATTTCCCAATTAGCGCATAGAAGGGCCATCGAACCTGTGTTCTGGTCTAAACTCACGGAATCTCTTCCGCGACGCCCGAGATCCATCCGACCACTCCCGCTCAAACTCCGCACGTTTCTCGTCAAACTTCCGCTCCCTTTCCGCAATCTCCCGCGATACTTCCGCAATATATTTACGATGCTTGTTAATAGCCGCAGTCATCCCGAAAACTCCCGCAAATACCCCTATAATAAAAGCAATTATAATACTAAACATCTAATTCCCTCTCAATTTGCAGAATACGGGTGCTATCACAACGTTGCAGTAGTACTAGCTTTTCTAGAGTAACTTGTTGTTGTTTTACTTGAGCTTCTAGAGTTTTTAGGCGAACATACGCGTTATAAGAAACAATGAAAGTTGCCCATACTAGTATTACTATTAGTGTAGCTACTACTTCCATCATTTACGCTTCTCCGTTAATAAGGTTTCAATTCTAGCTAAGTGATTATCTAAAATACATTGCCCGATAATCACAATCCCTAGTAGTGCAATAATTACCCATTCCATTAAATCCACCCCGCCATAGCTGCTAACCAAAAACCTACGAAAATAAAGAATAGGATAGTACCAAGTCCAAAACTATTAATCCAGCTATCGTACACTTCTCCGCGTCTGCTCTTTCTTTTGTTTGACATATCTTTCATACTCCTATAAATGTGATTTTTGAAATATTCTATAATTTGTGTACAACCAACCGTGCCTGTGAACTCCTAGAAGGACTTCTACTTTTCTTATATAGTGGTTTCTGCCAGTACACCATCCAAGAAATAAAAAATTTAGTTTACTTGGATGTCTTTTTGCTTTATACTAATTACAGGTAGTTAGATTGCTCTAGTTTAAATTTACAATCACCGTATTTAAGGTCAAACTGACTGAGATCCCACCACCCAAACTTAGTACGGAGCTGTACTACTGGGAAGCGATCTCCCTTAATACGAACTTTTTGAACCTTGAGGCCGTAATGCTCCTCCCCAGCACCGCCAAAAGATTTTACAAATCCCGTACAAAATGGTTTGGGGGTAGGTGCACAACCAGACAACATAACTGCGGCAACTAGTGCAATCACAAACTTTTTCATATTTATCTCTCCATTTCTAATTTATGAATCTATTATAGCAAAATAGAGGGATGAAAGCAAATACATTTTTATAATAGGAGATTATATGGGTTTTTTCGCTGGAAAATATAGCGATGGTAAGACCGTACTATCTTTAAATACTGAATCTGGTGGTGACATTAATCGTCACTATAGTCCAAATGCCAATAGTATTTTTCATAGTGATATGCCATTTGTCCTAGTTGATGGTACTTATGAGGCTGCATTAGGTAATGCCGGGAATGGGTTTTTTGTATGTCAAATGCCCTCTGACATAATAAATATTAAATCCAACGACCCAGGTAGAGTTATACTAACTGCTATTGAGATAAATGGTACTCACAGAGCTTTTCTTAATGGTACTCAATCTCAAGTTGGTCAATTTACTGCATTTTTTGAAGATCCGCCTATTGGTAGGGCAGGTGCAGAAGTAGGTCTTACGTCAGCTTTTGCATCCGGTAATAGTTTAGCACATGGCACCTATATTTATAACTCTGGTTTAGGGCATGAAGAATCAATTGCTAGGCAGGGTACAGGTGGTACCATATCTCAAGCCTCTGGGTTTAATTTATATAGACCGGGAGGAGCATATGCTGGTGAGGCTATAGGTAGGGCATGGACTTTAGCAGGATTTCCAGCAGGAGCGTCTACAGTACCTATAGATGGTGGTAATGCTGACTACTGGCACCCTAATTGGCAAGCTCCTATAGGGGCCGCCCATAGAGGGCATAATTGGTTTTACGTTTGTAACTCTAATATACGAGGTTATGTAGGTAAAAAGGGCACAGTACCGGCTAATGTTAACTTATTGTATCAATCTCCTACTTACCCTGATAAGGTTTACATATGCAAAGGTTCAACATCTAATTTAGCGGCACAGGCCGCTAAGAAAGTATATGTGCAGGATGGTTATAATATTACACCTACCAAAGTTATTTGGTATGTACTTAATCTAAGGTACTCTAATGGTAATATGGGCGTATCCGGTAATCCATTTACTGGGTCAGATATACTTATAACTCCATCTAATTTTACTATAAAAGGGGTTAGTTTACCAAATACTGGATATAAGTTTATCAACCAAAATGCTTTTGGTAACTTAGGCTATAGGCCAGATATGGAGTACATTGGAAATAACGCAGCGTACACTGGAGCCTTCGGGGATACTACTGCGCGCTGTGAAATTGTAGGATCTAGTAATGGATCTTTATGGTCTCCCGTAGATTATGGAGGGGCTAAGTCTCAAATTAGTATTTACAAATTCGGAGCGGGTAAACAATGGTACGTAAACTCAAGTAATAACACTATAGGTAATGAGCATGGAGCTGTGTGGAGTCCTAGTACTGTACCCTTAAGACTATTTCCTAATAATGTTGCTAGCACTTACGTTGGCGATGATATAACTCCAACATATCCTGGAGCAGGTAACTACTATAGAGCTTTGGCCACCATAGGATTAGGATTGCCTAATGCTAACGCAACAGTAATATTAACTACTGAAGTTATCATGGGGAATATTAATACCGCAGGAGGAGCTATACGCACATATGGTGGTGTTGCTTGGCAAGTACAAGGAAGAAGACAGCATAGTTACACGGAAGGTGATGGAATATTCCATCAAATATTAACCTTACCTCCTGGATACTTAGTCCCTTATCACTCCACTACTGCATACAGTTATACTCAAACTTGGGCAAGTAGACCTGATGAGTTAACATTTAGAAGAAACGGATATATTTATACTATTAAAAATCTAGGAAATGGTAATGCTGAATTGGGCGTAATTATTCACGCTGATGAGGCTGCAGCTATTTTCCTACCGAGATTAAGAGTAACAGTTCAACGCCTTACCTAAAGGAGGAAATATGGCAAATGATGTATTAGTACCAGATCTTATGTCCCCTGAAGGGATGGATGTGATTGAAGCTTATTTACAGTGTGGTAGCGATGTGCCTTCTGCGGCACGTAGTCTTGGAATGTCTGAAATTGCTTTCCGAGATATTATGAATCGTAGTGAAGTTAAAAACTACTTAAACGATATTTTTATGGAGAGTGGTTTCCGTAATAGGGATCGTTTATTTGGTGTTCTGGATGAAGTTATCAAGCGTAAGCTGGAGGAACTAGAAGAAACCGGCATGGGTTCTGACCAGGATATTATGGACATTCTCTGGAAGGCACACAAGATGAAGATGGAAGAAATGAAAATGATGGTAGAACTGGAGAAAGTGAAGGCAGCAGCCCGTACTCCAGCCAATCAGACCAACATCCAGAATAATATTATTGCTGGAGCTGGGGATCAAAACTACATGGACTTAATTACTTCCCTAGCTACTGGAGGTAAGAAGTAATGGAAGTATCAAGACCTTACGTTAATACAGTAGATGTTATTGATTTCGGAATAGATAAACGTTTCTTTCGTCTACCTGTTTCGGGAATACTAGCACAAGAAGGTATTACACCTAATGGTCCTCAAATAGCGATTATTAATGCTCTAGAGGACCCTAGACATCGTTTTGTAACGGCGTGTGTATCACGCCGTGTAGGTAAATCCTTCATCGCATATACTCTTGGGTTCCTAAAATTGCTGGAACCTAATGTGAAGGTGTTAGTAGTTGCTCCTAACTATTCACTGGCCAACATCGGATGGTCTCAGATTCGTGGTCTTATTAAAAAATATGGCCTACAAACTGAACGTGAGAACGCTAAAGATAAGGAAATTGAGTTAGCTAATGGTTCTCTGTTTAAACTAGCTTCCGCTGCTCAGGCTGACTCCGCAGTTGGACGTTCATATGACTTTATCATTTTTGACGAGGCGGCAATTTCCGATGTAGGTGGTGATGCCTTTAGAGTTCAGCTGCGTCCTACTCTAGATAAGCCTAATTCTAAGGCTCTATTTATCTCTACTCCTCGTGGTGGTAACTGGTTTAAAGAGTTTTATGCCTATGGATTTGATGATACATTACCTAACTGGGTATCTATTCATGGTACATATCGTGATAATCCACGTGCTGACCTGAATGATATTGAGGAAGCACGTCGTACTGTTAGTAAAAACTACTTCCGCCAAGAATACGAGGCTGACTTCTCTGTATTCGAAGGTCAGATCTTCGATACCTTTAATGCTATCGATCATGTTAAAGACCTCAAAGGTATGCGTCACTTCTTTAAAGATGATGAAGCATTCGAAACATTGCTTGGTATTGACGTTGGTTATCGTGATCCTACAGCAGTTCTTACTATTAAATATCATTACGATACGGATACTTACTATGTATTAGAAGAGTACCAGCAGGCGGAAAAAACTACAGCCCAGCATGCTGCTTATATTCAGCATTGTATAAATCGTTATAAAGTTGATCGTATTTTTGTTGACTCTGCCGCCGCTCAGTTCCGCCAGGACTTAGCTTATGAGCACGAAATTGCATCAGCTCCAGCTAAAAAATCTGTCCTAGATGGCCTAGCATGTTTGCAAGCGTTATTTCAGCAAGGGAAAATTATTGTGGATGCCTCATGTTCCTCCTTAATTCATGCATTGCAGAACTATAAGTGGGACTTCCAAGAAGGCGAAGAGAAATTATCACGTGAAAAACCACGTCATGATGCTAACTCTCACCTTTGTGATGCGCTCCGCTATGGAATTTATTCTATTTCCCGTGGTAAATAAATAAATATAGGATGGGATACCAACTGAGTTGGTATCCCATTCCTGTATTTTAAAATCCCCTTTACAAATTCGATACGATTATGTATACTATATTCATACAGTTGAGGAGAACACTATGGCAAGCAATATAAAATATAAACGCGATGCTATATCCCTTATGAGAGACGGAATAAAAAGTCAATATAAAAAAGACTCTCAATGTGCTATCTGCGGTTGTGCTGAAGAATTAGAGCTTCATCATTACCATACGGTGTCTCTACTAGTTAAAAAATTTGCTAAAGAACTCCAATTGGATTTCACTGACGAAGAAATAGTCCTTTCAAATAGGACGGCATTCTATGATCGATATAGGCATGAGCTAGTAGAAGACACTGTTACCCTTTGTGTACACCATCACCAACTATTACATAAGGTTTACACGAAAGAACCTCCATTATTTTCTGCTAATAAACAGAAAGCATGGGTTCAAAAGCAGAAAGACAAATTACAGAATCCTCAAGAAAAGACACAAGTCAAGACTGAAATAAAATCAGGATTCGCAAGGTTCTTATAATGGGTTTAAAAAGCTGGATTACTGAAAAGTTAAATCCGGGTCAACGTATTATAAGAGACATGGAACCAGTTAGTCATCGCACTAACCGTAAGCCTTTTACCACTGGACAAGCCTATAGCAAGATTGAGATTCTCAATCGAACTGCCAATATGGTTATAGATAGTGCGGCGGAGTGTTCTTATACTGTCGGAGATAAATATAATATTGTTACGTACGCTAATGGCGTCAAAACAAAGACTCTAGACACTCTCTTAAATGTACGACCTAATCCATTCATGGATATAAGCACATTCCGTAGACTTGTAGTCACTGACCTACTTTTTGAAGGCTGTGCATACATCTATTGGGATGGCACATCGCTTTACCACGTCCCGGCTGCTCTTATGCAGGTCGAGGCAGATGCCAATAAGTTTATCAAAAAATTTATATTTAATAATCAGATAGACTATCGCGTAGATGAGATTATCTTTATAAAGGATAACAGTTACGTGTGTGGCACAAATTCTCAAATTTCTGGACAATCTCGTGTTGCTACTGTTATTGATTCTCTTGAGAAGCGTTCTAAGATGCTTAACTTTAAAGAGAAGTTCCTCGATAACGGAACCGTGATTGGTCTTATTCTTGAAACGGATGAAATCCTGAACAAGAAATTGCGTGAGCGTAAACAAGAAGAATTACAACTCGATTATAATCCTAGTACGGGTCAGTCTTCTGTCCTGATTCTAGATGGTGGTATGAAAGCTAAACCGTACTCCCAAATATCCTCTTTTAAAGATCTAGACTTTAAGGAAGACATCGAAGGGTTTAATAAATCTATTTGTCTAGCCTTTGGAGTTCCGCAAGTACTGCTTGATGGTGGTAATAATGCGAATATTCGACCAAACATCGAACTGTTCTATTATATGACTATCATTCCTATGCTGAACAAACTGACTAGTTCTCTTACTTTCTTTTTTGGTTATAAGATTACTCCTAATACTAAGGAAGTAGCTGCATTAACACCAGATAAAGAAGCTGAGGCTAAACATTTAACCTCATTGGTTAATAATGGTATTATGACTGGTAACGAAGCTCGTTTAGAGCTGAACCTTGAACCTTTAGATGATGAGCAGATGGATAGGATTCGTATTCCTGCTAACGTTGCTGGTTCTGCAACAGGTGTATCTGGTCAAGAAGGTGGTAGACCTCAAGGTTCCACCGAGGGAGATAAAGAATGATTGATTATAGTGGTCTAAAGACCATTTTTGGTGAAAAACTGCCAGAATCTCATATCTTCTTTGCTACGGTTGCTGCGCATAAATATGTTCCTAGCTATGCTTTTCTGCGTAGAGAACTAGGGCTTTCATCTGCGCATACTAACCGTAAAGTATGGAAGAAATTTGTAGAGGCTTATGGTAAAGCAGTTCCTCCTGCTCCACCGGCCCCACCATTAACTCTTTCTAAAGATTTAACTGCGAGCATGTCAGTTGATACTGGAGCAACGTTAACTCTTTCTGTTACTGCAACTGGTGGTACTGGTCCATATACTTATGCATGGACTAAAGATGGTTCTGCTATTCCTGGTGCTTCAGGGGCTACCTATACTAAGCCTATAGCAGCAGCTGAGGATGCTGGCTCTTATAAAGTAACTGTAACAGATAGTAAGCGAGTAAGTAAGGATTCTACTGCGTGTACTGTGACAGTTAACCCTGGGGTTGGAGGCTAATAAATGACACAAGCTGCTATTGACTATAACAAGTTAAAATCAGCACCCGTTCATTTAGATGCTTATATTAAATCTATTGATAGCGAATCCAAAGAGGGTGTTGTAAAAATCCGTGGATTTGCTAATACAATTAGTAAAGATCGTGCTGGTGATGTAATTCCTGCTTCGGCATGGAAAACATCTAATGCACTTGCTAACTACATGAAAAACCCGATTATTCTTTTCGGACACGATCATCGTCGTCCAATCGGCAAGTGTATTGATCTTAACCCTACTGAAATGGGTCTCGAAATCGAATGCGAGATCTATGAAAGTTCTGATCCGGCTATCTTTTCACTAATTAAAAACGGTGTACTGAAAACTTTTAGTATCGGATTCCGCTGCCTAGATGCAGAGTGGGATGAAGCTACTGATATATTTATTATTAAAGATTTAGAACTATACGAAGTTTCGGTAGTTTCTGTACCTTGTAATCAGGACTCAACGTTCAATCTCGCTAAGAGCATGAATGGTCACGATTATACTGAATGGCGTAAATCTTTTACTGCAATAAGTTCTAAAGCTGTCCCAGCTCAAGAACGTAATCTTTCTGAACTAGAAAAACTTGCGATAGCTTTAGGCTACGTTAAAGAATAACGGAGAATTATTTAAAAATGACTATTGATATTAATAAGCTGAAAGAAGAACTTGGTCTGGGTGATCTGGCTAAATCTCTGGAAGGTCTGACCGCTGCTCAGAAAGCTCAGGAAGCTGAACGTATGCGTAAAGAGCAGGAAGAAAAAGAACTGGCTCGTATGAATGACCTGGTTTCTAAAGCAGTTGGCGAAGATCGTCAGAAACTGGAACAAGCTCTGGAACTGGTTAAGTCCCTGGATGAAAAATCTAAAAAGAGCGCAGAACTGTTCGCACAGACTGTAGAAAAGCAGCAGGAAACCATTGTTGGTCTTCAGGATGAAATTAAATCTCTGCTAGCAGCTCGTGAAGGTCGTTCCTTCGTCGGTGATAGTGTAGCTAAAGCACTGTATGGTACTCAGGAAGCTTTTGAAGATGAAGTTGAAAAACTAGTTCTCCTGTCTTATATGATGGAGAAGGACGTATTTGAAACTGAACATGGTAAAGCCCACGTTAAAGCTGTTAATACTTCTTCCTCTGTACAGGTTTCCAGTGAAAACTACGAAACTATTTTCTCTACCCGTATCCTTCGTGACCTGCAGAAAGAGTTAGTAGTTGGTGCACTGTTCGATGAACTGCCAATGTCCAGCAAAATTCTTACTATGCTGGTTGAGCCTGAAGCTGGAAAAGCTACTTGGGTAGATGCTGGTTCCTACGGTACTGATGCTACTGTTGGTAACGAAGTTAAAGGTACATTAACTGAAATTAGTTTTAAAACCTACAAACTGGCTGCTAAGTCCTTCATTACTGATGAAACTGAAGAAGATGCAATCTTCTCCCTGCTGCCGCTGCTGCGTAAGCGTCTGATTGAAGCACACGCTGTTTCTATCGAAGAAGCTTTTATGACTGGTGATGGTACTGGTAAGCCGAAAGGTCTGTTGAAACTGGCTGAAGATGATGGTGCTAAAGTTACTACTGAAGCTAAAGCTGATGGTTCTGTTCTGGTAACTGCTAAAACTATCTCTAAACTGCGTCGTAAACTGGGCCGTCATGGTCTGAAACTGAGCAAACTGGTACTTATCGTATCTATGGATGCTTATTATGATCTTCTGGAAGATGAAGAATGGCAGGATGTTGCACAGGTTGGTAACGATGCTGTTAAACTGCAAGGTCAGGTTGGTCGTATTTATGGTCTGCCGGTTGTGGTTTCTGAGTACTTCCCAGCTAAAGCGGCTGAGAAAGAGTTCGCAGTTATTGTTTATAAAGATAACTTCGTAATGCCACGTCAGCGTGCTGTTACTGTTGAACGTGAGCGCCAAGCTGGTAAACAGCGTGATGCATACTACGTTACTCAGCGTGTTAACCTGCAACGTTACTTTAGTAATGGTGTTGTATCCGGTGCTTACGCTACCGCTTAATACAGGCTTTTCAGCCGATAAGGAGAGCTTCGGCTCTCCTTTTTTATTGGGAAAAATAAATGCAAATAATCACAGCTGAAGACTATAGATTATACGGCGGGTTAAAACGACCTGAACTAGAATCTGGTGTAGAAATGATGATTACTGCTGCCAACGCGCTGATTACCAGCCTCCTGGGTATGGATGATGCTGATGCGGTAGACCAGTTAATCAATACAAAACCTACTCGTAAAAAATACTTCTTAAGTTCTCCCTCGGCTACTTCAGTAACCAAAATGACTATTAACGACAAGGAGATAGATCCTGAACAGTATAAGTTGTATTCTGATGGGGTTATACTTCTTAAATTTAGTCCTCCAGAAGGTTATATGGATGTAGAGTACACACAAGGTGGATTTAACCCAATTCCTGAAGATCTCAAACTTGCAGCATGTATGCTAGTAGATCATTGGCATAAACAGGATTACCGTCAAGCTAAAACAATTGGTGGAGAAACAGTTACTTTTAATAATACTAAGTCTGGTATTCCAGAACATATTCGTACTATTATTGAAGTTTACAGGAGAGTATAATGTCTCTTTCTGATTTAGCTACACAAATTATTAAGGAGCAGCTAGATAATGTTGGGCGTTCCGAGAACAATAAGAATACTGTTGTATATTCTGTTGAAACAGGACTAAAAGATCCTACTAGGGATGGTACTGTTGCTCAGGTATCTTTTAAGTTCTCAAAACCTGTATCCCAAGATCTCCTTAATGTTAGGACCGCTTCTATTCTAAAAGCAGTTTCTTCTAGCTTAGATCTAACAGGAGACTTAGGGGCTTTAGAAAGTCTTATTCAAGCAACCGCCGGTAAAAAATCCTCTATAGGTAAAAAACGTTCTACTGGTAGAGTTCAAGTAAACTTTGGGGATCCTAGAGACGTAGAAGATGGATATTCTGGTGCAGTAACAGGTGCTTCTGGTCGTTTTGTATCAAATAGTAATATGAAGGTTATTCTGGAGTTGGTTGCTAAAGAATACTTAATAAAGGATATGAAAAAAGCAGGAGCTCCCCTTAAATTTAGAACAGGTCGTTTTGCAAATTCTCTAAAAGTTAAAGATGTTATGCTTAGAGATGCTGGAACTAGCAAAGGTGCTCCTGAATTAAATGTTACATATAATTATATGGTACGTCCATATTCAGTATTTAATCCTGCAGTATCTACATATCGAAGATTGTCATTACGACCCTACCCAGGTGCTAGAAACCCCCAAAGACTAATTGGAGAGGCGATAGCTAAAGCTGCAAGAGACTTAATTCACTCCAGGTACAAAATTAAGGTTAATCAAGGAACCTAATAAATGGATCACAGAACAAGTATAGCACAAGCTCTGGTTGACCGAATAGCCAAACAAATGGATGGCTCTCAACCAGATGAATATTTTAATAACTTGTATGGAAACGTCTCACGTCAAACTTATAAGTTTGAGGAGATACGAGAGTTTCCTTATGTTGCAGTTCATATCGGAACTGAAACTGGGCAGTATCTTCCCTCAGGTCAACAGTGGATGTTTTTAGAACTTCCTATCCTGGTGTATGATAAAGAGAAAACAGACATTCAAGAGCAACTTGAAAAACTCGTAGCGGATATAAAAACCGTTATTGACACAGGTGGAAATTTAGAATATACTGTTAGTAAACCTAATGGATCGACCTTCCCATGTGAGGCGACTGATATGAGCATTACATCAGTTAGTACAGATGAGGGTCTACTGGCCCCATATGGTTTAGCAGAAATAAATGTAACAGTGAGGTATCAGCCTCCACGTAGGTCACTTCGCAGATAAGTTACAGATTAGGAGAAAATAATTAAATGTCTTTACAACTATTACGTAATACTCGAATCTTCGTGTCTACGGTTAAGACTGGTCACGATAAGACCAACACGCAAGAGATTCTAGTTCAGGATGATATTTCTTGGGGTCAGGACAGTAACTCAACAGATATTACTGTTAACGAAGCTGGTCCGCGTCCTACTCGTGGTTCTAAACGTTTTAACGATTCCTTGAACGCGGCTGAGTGGAGCTTCTCCACATATATCCTGCCATACAAGGATAAAACTACTAGCAAACAAATTGTTCCTGACTATATGTTATGGCATGCACTTTCTAGTGGTAAAGCTATTAATCTTGACGGAGATACTGGAGCACATAATAATGCTACTAACTTCATGGTTAACTTCAAAGATAATTCTTACCATGAGTTAGCTATGCTGCATATCTACATTCTGACTGACAATGCGTGGAGTTACATTGACTCTTGCCAGATCAACCAGGCAGAAGTTAACGTTGATATTGAGGATATTGGTCGTGTAACCTGGTCTGGTAATGGTAATCAGCTCATCCCGTTAGATAGCCAACCATTTGATCCAGATGCATTAGGTATTGATGATGAAACCTATATGACTATTCAGAGTTCTTACATTAAGAACAAGTTAACTATCCTAAAAATTAAGGATATGGATTCTGATAAGGCATATGATATTCCTATTACTGGTGGTACTTTTACCATTAATAACAACATCACGTACCTAACCCCGAATATTATGTCACGTGTAAATATTCCTATCGGTTCATTTACTGGTGCGTTTGAGTTAACAGGTTCTTTGACAGCATACCTTAATGATAAGTCTCTTGGTTCCATGGAACTGTACAAAGATCTTGTCAAAACCCTTAAGGTAGTTAACCGTTTTGAAATTGCACTTATTTTGGGTGGTGAATACGATGATGAGCGACCGGCAGCTGTGTTAGTTGCTAAACAGGCGCACGTTAACATCCCTACTATTGAGACTGATGATGTACTTGGTACTTCAGTAGAGTTTAAAGCTATTCCTACAGATTTGGATACTGGTGACGAAGGTTATCTTGGATTTTCTAACAAGTATACAAAAACTACTGTGGCTAATCTGATTGCTACGGGGGATGGTGCTAAAACTCCTCCAGTTCCCGTTAAATCCATTACAGTTAAATCGGCAGGTGAGGCTGTTTCTGTAACAAATAGTAATACTTTACAGATGTCTGTTGAGGTAACACCTCCAGAAGCTACTAATAAGGCTGTAACTTGGTCTATTTCTAGTGGTAATGCAGCTACGATTGATGCAGAATCTGGACTATTAACAGCCGATGCTTCTAGAACTGGTGCAGTTACTGTGAAGGCTGTAGCTAAAGATGGTTCTGGTGTAGAAGGTACTAAAACTATCACAGTTAGTGCTGGTGGTTAAATAAATGTACTACTCTCTAATGCGAGAGTCAAAAGTTATAGTTGAGTATGATGGTAGGGCATTTCATTTTGATGCCCTATCAAACTATGATGTACAAACCTCCTACGAAGAATTTAAGACCCTTCGTAGGACTATTCATCGTAGAACTAACTATGCAGACTCTATTATAAATGCTCAAACTCCTTCTTCTATATCATTAGCAATAAATTTTAGTAATACTCTTACTGAAGCTAACTTCTTTGAATGGCTAGGTTTTGATAGAAAAGGTAATACTTTCTTACTACCACTATATAGTAACAATATTGAACCTATTATGTTTAATATCTATATAGTAAATAAAGATAATAACTGTGTATACTTTGAGAACTGCTATGTATCTACAGTAGATTTTTCTTTAGATAAGAATATACCAATTCTTAATGTTGGTATTGAGTCAGGGAAATTCTCCGAAGTATCTACATATAGAGAAGCAGCTTCTATTATACAGGGTGAAGTAATATCTTATAGCCCAGTAATAGCTTCTACTAACGGTAGCATCTTACCTGGCCTTATTTCCGCTTCTTTATCTTTTCAACAGCAATGCTCTTGGAGAGAAGATAAGAGTGTTTTTGACATAAATAAAATCTATAATAATAAAAGAGCCTATGTAAATGAAATGAATGCTTCAGCAACCATTTCTCTATATTACTTAAAACGTTTTGCTGGAGATATGGTTTACAATATCGAACCAGAGACCGATGTACCTTTAAATATAAGAAATAATAATATTTCTATAGATTTTCCTTTAGCACGTATTACAAAACGCCTAGATTTCTCAGATGTGTATAAAGTTGAGTGGGATATTATACCTACTGCTTCTTCAGACCCAGTGAGAATAGATTTCTTTGGAGAAATTAAAAATGATTAACTTAAAAGATATTACTCTTGATACTCGTACTGTCACTCTTTCATACCCAGGTATGCCAAACTTTAAGCTAGAGCTTAATTATATGTCTCGTGCTACTTCTAAACGAGTTATCACCTCTGCTAAGCGTGACGAGTGGGTTAATGGTACTTTGATTCAGGTACAGGATGATGATAAGTTCATTGAAGCATTTGTTGATGCTGCTATTAAAGGTTGGACTGGTTTGACTGTGGGTGACGTTGAAAAACTCATGCTGATTGAAACAGATGCTGATCCTGCTACTGAAGTTCCCTTTAGTCGTGATAATGCTGTAATGCTTATGCAGAACTCTGCTGCGTTTGATTCTTGGATCAACCAGACAGTGTTCCATTTAGACACTTTTCGTAGCTCAAAAGCGTAAAGAACTACTAGATGCTGTTGCTGATTTTGCAGATAAGTGTATTAAAAGCTCAGCATCTAAAATGACTAAACAACAATATTTAATACTCTGTGAGTCAATGGGTATAGAACCTGATCCTAAGGCTATGCCTGTTGAACTTGAAGACTTTCCACCTATTGTAGCTATTAGTATGAATATTTATAATAGTCTAGTTGACTGTTTCATACCTGGTGACTTCCCTATCTTTATAGGTAAAGACAAAGCTGCTTTAGGTGTTTTATTTGATATTTATGGGATTACTGATCCTATAGAAAAAGAATTTGTTCTACACATTATCAATATATTTGATGCTAAAGCTGTAGACGCTGCACGTAAACGTGCTGAGAAGCATAAGCCGCAAAACGGTAGAATACCTAACGTTAAGCCGCACGCCAAATCTCGAGCACGGTAAAAGTTTCCTCCAATGGGCGTTCCACGATGAGGCTTGGCTCTGGGTGATTTGCCCAGAGCCTTTTTTATTGGGAAAAATAAAATATGACTGATAAGCTAATACGAGAATTACTAATAGACGTTAAACAGAAGGGGGCAACCCGTACTGCAAAGTCTATTGAAAACGTATCTGATGCATTAGAAAATGCTGCTGCTGCTTCCGAACTGACAAATGAACAGTTAGGTAAAATGCCCAAAACTCTATATTCCATTGAGAGGGCAGCAGACAGAGCAGCAAAAAGTCTTACTAAAATGCAAGCTAGTAGGGGTATGGCTGGCATCACTAAATCCATTGATGGTATTGGTGATAAGCTAGATTACCTGGCTATCCAACTTATTGAAGTAACAGATAAACTAGAAATTGGATTCGATGGAGTTTCTAGATCTGTTAAAGCAATGGGTAATGATGTTGCAGCTGCAACAGAGAAAGTTCAAGATAGATTGTATGACACCAATAGAGTTTTAGGCGGTACAACTAGAGGCTTTAATGATACTGCTGGTGCCGCTGGCAGAGCGTCTAGAGCCATTGGTAATACTTCTGGTTCAGCTCGTGGTGCTACCCGTGATTTTGCTGCAATGGCTAAAGTTGGTGGTGGTTTACCATTATTATACGCTGCTATTGCTTCTAACATCTTCGTTTTGCAATCTGCATTCGAACAACTCAAACTAGGTGATCAGCTAAATCGTCTAGAAAAATTTGGTGTTATAGTGGGTACTCAGACAGGTACTCCTGTTCAGTCCCTTGCTAGATCACTACAAGAGGCAGCTGGCTATGCAATCTCCTTTGAAGAAGCAATGAGACAAGCATCCTCAGCTTCTGCGTACGGATTTGATGCTGAACAACTTAATAAATTTGGTCTAGTAGCTCGTCGTGCTGCTGCTGTTCTTGGCGTTGATATGACCGATGCACTTAACCGTGTAATTAAGGGTGTATCTAAACAGGAAATCGAACTTCTGGATGAGCTTGGTGTTACTATTCGTCTTAACGATGCTTATGCTGATTACGTTAAACAGTTAAATGCTGCAAACACAGGTATAACATATAATATTAATAGCCTTACTACCTTCCAGAAACAGCAAGCGTATGCTAATGCTGTTATAGCAGAGTCTACTAAACGTTTTGGTTACTTAGATGAAGTTTTACGTGCTACTCCGTGGGAGCAGTTTGCCGCTAATGCTGATGCCGCACTGAGAAAGATTCAGCAGGCTGCTGCTAAGTACTTAGGGCCAGTAATTGATGCTATCAACACAGTATTTTATACTTCTCAGGCTTCTGTATCTGCGGAGGCAGCTAGAGCTCAAGAAAAAACCAATAGACAGATAGACCCTACCAACGTTGGTGCTGTTGCTTTAAGTTTAGCTGCTTCTGAAGAAGGCTATAATAAAGCTCTAGATATGTATAAGGAATCTCTTGATAAGCGTAATAAGCTAAAATCTGAGTTCGATAAACGAATGGAACAAGCAGATTTCTATACAAAACTAGCTATACGTCAAGTTGGTGAAGGTATTCCTGTTGGTCTTGCAGCAGCAGGTGCTTCGGAGGCCAATAAGCAATTTGTAGCAGAAACTGCAGCTATGGGTCTACAAGTAACTAGACTTGGTAAGGAAGTAGAGGATTCTACTGAAAACCTTAATGCCTGGAAATCAGCGTATCAAGCTGCTGGAGCTGCTGCTGCAAAAGCTAACCCCGAGTTTCAGAAGCAAATTAATCTACAGAGAGATACTACTGATCCTGGTGCTGTATACGATTTTAACTCTACTGTATTAAAAGGACTAACCGAGCAGCAGAAAGCGTACAATCAGACTAAGAAAACTGCTAGTGACTTAGCTAATGATATACAGAACGTTGCTCAGAATACAGATACTGCTGCTAAAACTAGTGCTACTTTAGCAGATGCTATAAAAAACATAGAATCTCTATCTCTAGGTACTGGTAAAAGTGCAGATGAGTATGTTAAAAATCTTAATTTAGGCTATAATACGTTATCTGAGATGAAAACTGCTTCTCAGGCCTTGTCCGAGTATGTTAAACTAACTGGTAATGAAACTAAAAATCAGTTAGCAGTTCAACAGAAAATAGCCGATGTGTATAATCAAACTAAGGATAAGGAAAAGGCTCAGGAAGCTGGTAGACGTTTAGAGTTGCAACAGTTAGAAGAGCAAGAAGCTGCTTTACGCCGTGTTCTTCAAACAAACCAGGGAAATAAAGCTGTTGAAAAAGAAATTGAAAAAATTCAGCTGGAGAAGCTTAAACTTACTAATCAGGGTATGGAAGCCCAGAAGAAGGTTAAAGATTACACAGATAAAATTCTTGGTGTAGATCGTGAGATAGCTCTTCTGAATGACCGCACTATGACTACTACTCAATATAGATTAGCTCAGCTAAAACTAGAACTAACTATAGAGAAAGAGAAGTACGAATGGTATACAAAACAAGCGGACAAACAGAAAGAGGCAGAACAGTCTAGACGTGCTCAAGCACAAATAAGTAGAGAAATATGGGAAGCGGAGAAACAGGCAACTGCCTCACATGTATCAGCTCTCATGGATGCGCTAGAGGTCAGCCAAACGCAGAGGAATGTTACTGGTCAATCTCAAATTCTTACTGAAAGATTATCCATTCTGCAGCAACAGCTGGAGCTGTCTAAGGGCAATACTGAGGAAGAAATTAAATATCGTAATGAGATTTATAAAACTTCGGCGGCCTTAGAGCAGCTTAGAAAACAGAGAGATACCCAGATGCAGCAACAGGTGGGATCTTCTGTAGGTGCTGTATATACTCCTACAACTGGACTATCTGGGGAGGATAAAGATTTTGCTGATATGCAAAATAGAATGGCCTCCTATGATCAGGCAATCTCTAAACTATCTGAGCTAAACTCTGAAGCAACCGCTGTAGCTCAAAGCATGGGTAACCTAACTAATGCTATGATTCAATTCTCTCAGGGATCTTTAGATACTACATCTATGATTGCTTCCGGTATGCAGACCGTAGCCTCTATGATTCAATATAGTACTAGTCAACAGGTTAGTGCAATTGATCAGGCTATTGCAGCAGAACAGAAACGTGATGGTAAATCAGAAGCATCTAAAGCTAAGTTGAAGAAGTTGGAAGCTGAAAAGTTGAAGATTCAACAAGACGCAGCTAAGAAGCAGATCATCATCCAAACTGCAGTAGCTGTAATGCAGGCGGCGACAGCTGTACCGTACCCATTCTCTATTCCTTTGATGGTGGCAGCAGGTTTGGCAGGTGCCTTAGCTCTTGCTCAAGCATCTTCTGCATCTGGTATGTCTTCTATTGCAGATTCTGGAGCGGATACAACTAGTTACTTAACCTTAGGAGAGCGTCAAAAGAATATAGATGTGTCCATGTCTGCTAATGCAGGTGAACTATCTTATATTCGTGGCGATCAAGGTATAGGTAGTGCTAACTCTTTCGTTCCTCGTGCTGAGGGTGGTAATATGTACCCTGGGGTTAGCTATCAAATGGGTGAGCATGGTACAGAAGTAGTTACCCCTATGGTTCCTATGAAAGCTACGCCTAATGATGAGCTAAAAACCTCATCTAACTCAACTTCAGGAAGACCTATCATCTTGAATATTAGTGCTATGGATGCTGCAAGTTTTAGAGAGTTTGCTTCTAGTAATAGTGGTGCTCTAAGAGACGCAGTAGAATTAGCTCTGAATGAGAACGGTGCTAGCCTAAAAACACTAGGAAATTCTTAAAACTGGAGGAGGACTTTGAGTCCTCCTTTTCTTTATGGAAAAATAAAAATTTCTTGATAAAATTTTCTAATACTATTATAATAATTGTATCTAAGAGGAGAAATTAACTATGAGATTACCAGACCCATACACGAATCCAGAACTTTCAGGATTAGGATTCGAAAGTGTTAACCTGATTGATAATGACCCAGTAATTCGTGATGAGTTACCTAATGGTAAAGTTAACGAAGTTAAGGTATCTGCTCAGTACTGGGGTATAAATATTTCTTACCCAGAATTGTTTCCTGATGAATATAGTGTTCTAGATTCCTTTATTCTAGAGTATAAGAGGACAGGAGGTTACATTGATGTTATATTACCTCAGTATGAGGCTTTTAGGGTTAGGGGTAATACTAACTTAGTAAATATACCAGCAGGACAAAAAGGTTCCAATATTACTATGGATACAAAAGGTGTTCTTACCGGTATCCCTAAACCAGGTGATTTATTTAAATTATCCAATCACCCAAAAGTTTATAAAATAACATCATTTAATAGATCTGGTAATTCATGGTCTATTAACATATATCCTGATTTATTTGTAACTACTACTGGAGCTGAAAAACCAGTATTTAATGGGATACTATTTAGAACAAAACTCATGAATGGTGATGCTTTCGGATCTACATTAAATAATAACGGAACATATTCCGGCATCTCATTAAATTTACGGGAAAGTTTATGAAAAAAATACTAGATAGTGCTAGAAACTACTTAAAAAATAATAGCAGAATAAAAACTGCTAGTCTAATTTCTCTAGAGTTACCTGGCTCTACTGGTACTAGTACTGCTTTTATTTATTTAACTGATTATTTTAGGGATGTACTATATAATGGCATCTTATACCAGGCGGGTAAAGTTAAGTCTATTAGCTCACACAAACAAAATAGAGATTTATCTATTGGTAGTCTATCTTTTACTATTACTGGTACAGCACAGGATGAAGTACTAAAACTAGTACAAAATGGTGTGTCCTTCTTAGATAGAACCGTATCAATTCATCAAGCAATTATTACTGAAGATGGTTCTATTCTGCCAGTAGACCCAGATACAAATGGTCCTTTACTATATTTTAGGGGGAGGATTACTGGAGGGGGTATTAAAGATAACATTAGTACCTCTGGAGTGGGAACCTCTACAATTACCTGGAATTGTTCTAACCAATTCTATGACTTTGATAGAGTTAATGGTAGATATACTGATGACGCTTCCCATAGGGGGCTTGAAGTTGTAGCTGGACAGTTAGTACCATCTAATGGTGCTAAAAGACCAGAGTATCAAGAAGACTACGGCTTCTTCCACTCTAATAAAAGTATCTCTATCCTAGCAAAATATCAGGTTCAGGAAGAAAGATACAAGCTAAAATCAAAGAAAAAATTATTCGGTTTATCTAGAAGCTACAGCCTTAAAAAATACTATGAAACTGTCACTAAAGAAGTGGATATAGATTTTAACCTTGCTGCTAAATACATACCGGTGGTTTATGGAGTTCAAAAAATTCCTGGAATACCCATTTTTGCTGATACAGAACTACACAATCCCAATATAGTTTATGTCGTATACGCTTTTGCTGAGGGAGAGATTGATGGTTTTCTTGATTTCTCCTTTGGTGATAACCCTATGATTTGTGTAGATGCTAATGATAGCTCTGCTAGAACCTGCTTTGGTACTAAAAAAATAGCAGGAGATACAATGCAGAGGATAGCATCCGGAACCTCCTCTAGTAGCCCTTCCGTGCATGGGCAGGAGTATAAGTATAATGATGGTAATGGTGACATAAGAATTTGGACGTATCATGGAAAACCTGACCAAACGGCTTCTGAAGTACTAGTAGATATAGCTAAAGAACGTGGGTTCTACCTTCAGAATATGAATGGCAATGGACCGGAGTACTGGGATGCTAGGTATAAACTACTAGATACTGCATACGCAGTGGTGCGCTTCACTATTAATGAAAATAGGACTGAGATTCCTGAAGTTAGTGCTGAGATTCAGGGTAAGAAGATAAAAATTTACCATTCTGATGGTAGAGTAACTGCTAATAGTACTAGTTTAAATGGTATTTGGCAAACACTTGATTACTTAACCTCTGATAGATACGGCGCTAATATTACCATTGATCAGTTCCCCCTTCAGCAATTAATACAGGAAGCAGCTATTTTAGATATTATAGATGAATCCTATCAGGTATCTTGGCAGCCATATTGGAGATACGTTGGGTGGACTGATCCACTAGCAGAAAATAGACAAATAGTACAAATGAATACTATTCTGGATACATCTGAATCAGTATTTAAAAATGTGCAAGGTTTATTAGAGTCCTACGGTGGGGCTATTAACAACTTATCTGGCCAGTACAGGGTTACTGTAGAAAAATACTCTAATACTCCATTAGAGATTAATTTTCTAGATACTTACGGTGATTTGGAGCTATCAGATACTACTGGTAGAAATAAATTCAACTCAGTTCAAGCATCTATCGTAGATCCAGCCCTTAGCTGGAAAACTAATTCCATTACATTCTATAACTCTAAGTATAAGGAACAGGACAAGAACCTAGATAAAAAATTACAACTATCTTTTGCTAATATTACTAATTACTATACTGCAAGAAGTTTTGCGGATAGAGAACTTAAGAAATCCAGATACTCAAGAACACTTTCTTTCTCATTGCCATATCAATTCATTGGTATTGAGCCTAATGATGCTATTGCATTCACATATGATCGTTATGGATGGGACAAAAAGTATTTCCTAGTAGACGAAGTGGAAAACTCTAGAGAAGGAAAGATAAATGTTACCTTACAGGAGTATGGAGAGGATGTATTCATCAACTCTGAGCAGGTTGATAATAGCGGTAATGATATTCCTGATATTAGTAACAATGTCCTTCCTCCTAGAGACTTTAAATATACTCCTACTCCTAGCGGTTTAGTAGGCTCTATAGGTAAAAATGGTGAGTTATCCTGGCTTCCGAGTCTAACCAATAATGTAGTTTACTACTCTATTGTGCATTCCGGTCATGCTGAACCTTATATTGTGCAGCAACTAGAAACAAATCCCAATGAACGCATGATCCAAGAGATAATTGGAGAGCCTGCAGGTTTAGCAATATTTGAAATAAGGGCAGTAGATATTAATGGTAGAAGAAGTTCTCCAGTAACATTATCTATAGAACTTAACTCTGCTAAAAACCTAAGCGTAGTATCTAATTTTAGGGTAACTAATACTGCCTCTGGAGATGTAACTGAGTTTGTTGGCCCAGATGTGAAACTAGCCTGGGATAGAATACCTGAAGAAGATATAATAGAGAGTATATTTTATACCCTTGAAATACACGATTCGCAAAATAGGATGTTAAGAAGTGTACGTATTGAAAATCAGTATACTTATGACTATTTATTAACATATAATAAGGCAGACTTTGCTCTCCAGAACAGCGGTGCTCTAGGTATAAATAGAAAATTGTATTTTCGTATTAGGGCAGAAGGGGATGATGGAGAACAGTCTGTGGAGTGGGCATCCATTTAATGATTTCAAATAATGCACCAGCCAAAATGGTCTTAAATAGTATAATGACTGGATATACTTTGGCTTATGTCCAGCACTCCATTTATACTGATTATGATGTTATTGGTAGATCTTTTTGGTTAAAAATAGGAGAAAGTATAGATAGACGTGATTACACCGGTATAGATACTTTCTTCGTAATGATTAATAATCTAACCCCCTCTACCTCCTATGAGATCCAGGGGGCTTTCTATGACTCAATTATTGACTCAGAGTTACTGGAAGCTAAGATTGGTATCAACCTCTCTAATGAAACTAACTTTAGAACAAAGGAAAAGCCAATAATTACTGCAGCAAGATCTGAATCAGAACCCGTTGACGTTGGTGTTGGTGCTCCAATAGTTGTTGTAGAGACGGCTGGTGAAGCTAGTTACTGCACTATTGAATTAAAAAGTACTGCATCAGAAGATAGTGAATGGGTTAAATATTATATAGGCGCACTGGGACCTACTATCAAATTTGGTGGTGTTCCTGTTGGCGACTATAAGATCAGAATATCTGGTCAAATTACGATGCCAGATGGTGTTACAGTTGACTCATCTGGTTATTATGAATATCCTAGCGTTTTCACTGTAGCTTATAATTTCGTACCACCTACCGCACCTACTAATATTGCCTTTAAAGCTGCACGAATCGCAGATGGTAAGGAACGATATGATGTTAGAATAGAGTGGGACTGGGAACGTGGTGCGGGTGCTAATGTCCGTGAATTTCTGGTTACTTATATAAACTCTGAAGAATACGCTAAGACTGGCTGGGCTAAAGCTCAAAAGATAAACGTTGGGGCTGCTAGAGCTGCAACGATTATATCATTCCCGTGGAAAGTTGAACATACCTTTAAGGTTTCGTCAATTGCCTGGGGACCAAATAAACAGGATATAACAGAATCAGCTCCTGTAACATTTATATTGAATGAAGATACTCCTCTAGACAACAGCTTTGTCAATGAGACGGGTATTGATGTTAACTATGCCTTTATTAAGGGTAGTATGAAAGATGGAGAAATCTGGAGACAGACATTCTTAATCGACGCAGCTACTGGTGCTATTAACATTGGTCTACTAGATGAAGAAGGGAAAGCACCCATTTCTTTTGACCCTATAAACCGTGTTGTTAACGTTGATGGTAAAGTAATTACTAGAGATATCAATGCTGCTAACTTTATCATGACTAACTTATCTGGTAAAGATAATCCAGCAATCTACACACAAGGTAAATCCTGGGGGGATAATAACTCTGGTATTTGGATGGGTATGGATAATACTTCAGCCAAAGCAAAACTAGACATTGGTAATGCCACACAGTGGATTCGTTATGATGGTGATGTGCTACGTATTTCTAGTGGAGTAGTTATTGGAACTCCTAATGGCGATGTAGATCTAGGTACTGGTATGCAAGGTAAGCAAACAGTATTTGTTTATAAGTTAGCAACATCTCTACCTGCTAAACCACTAGAACAAGATTATCCGCCTCCTGGTTGGTCAAAAACTCCACCTAACCGTACAGATATGACACAAAATATCTATGCCACTACAGGTACGCTTGATCCCGTTACTAACAAACTTCTTGAAGGTACTAGCTGGTCTGATGTAGTTCAGTGGAGTGGTACTGAAGGTACTATAGGACATGATGGACAACGTGGTCCTGGAATGTACTCCTTAGGTATTCCTGGTCTTGGGGGTTGGGATGATGGGCAGGCTAATGCCTTCTTCCAGAATAACTTTGGTAGTCCTCCTGTTAGATATGATGTATTAACCGAATTTAATAGTAATGCTCCACAATCAGCATTTACAAGACAATGGAATGGGTCTGGTTGGGTTAACCCTGCAATGGTTCTCCACGGAAACATGATTGTTAATGGGACGGTGACGGCAGATAAAATTGTAGCAGGAAATGCTTTCTTATCTCAGATCGGTGTTAACATCATTTATGATAGGAACGCTGCGTTATCAGGAAACCCTGAGGCATACTACAAGATGAAGATAGACCTAAATAGCGGGTATATTCATATAAGGTAATAAATAATGAGTACTGAAAATAGAGTTATTGATATTGTTATTGATGAAAAAGTACCTTATGGTCTTATCATGCAATTTATGGATGTTGATGATAGTGTGTATCCACCAACAGAAGTTCCTGTTAACTTAACCGGATATTCACTCCGAGGAACTATTAAGTCTAGCTTAGACGAGAACGCCGAAGTTCTAGCTAACTTTAAAACTCGCGTTATTGATGCTGCTCAAGGTGCTGCTGCAATTAGTCTTTCCGTTGCAGACGTTACTAATATTGGTGAAAAAGCATCTAAAGAACGTGATAAGTATAACCCAAGACAACGCTTTGCTGGTTATTATGATATCCTAATGACTCGTGATGTAATTGGCTCTGAAGTCAGTTCTTTCCGTATTATGGAAGGTAAAGTATACATCAGCGATGGAGTAACTCAATAATGGCACTTAAAACTAAAATTATTGTACAGCAGATTCTGAACATAGATGATACTACAACTACTGCTAGTAAGTATCCTAAATATACAGTAGTTTTAGGTAATTCTATTAGTTCTATTACTGCTGGTGAATTAACTGCTGCTGTAGAGGCCGCTGCAGGATCCGCTGCTGCTGCTAAAGGTTCTGAAATAGCAGCTAAAGACTCTGAAAATAAAGCTAAAGATTCAGAGATTCAGGCAGGTATTCATGCTGGTGCTTCCGAAGCTTCAGCAACTCAATCTGCTGCCTCTGCTACTGAGTCAGAAAAACAGGCGGGATTAGCCCAAAGCAGTGCAGATAATTCTGCAGCTTCTGCGCAAGAATCAAAGGGATTTAGAGACTCTGCCGAATTGGCAGCGCAGAATGCTGAACAAAGTCGTTTATTAGCTGAACAGGCTAAAATAGCTGCACAGACAGCCCAAACTGGTGCAGAAGCTGCTGAGAAAAGAACCGCCTCTTCCGAAATAAAAGCTGCTAATTCTGCTACAACTGCTGGAGAACATGCTGCTGCTGCTAAGCAATCGGAATTAAATGCTAAAACGTCTGAGATTAATGCTGCTGCATCTGAGGGTGAAGCCACTAATCAGGCAGGAAATGCAACTACTGAGGCTAATCGCGCTAAAGCAGAAGCTGATCGTGCTGCTCAAATAGTAGACACTAAACTTGATAAAGAAGATATTTCTGGATTTATCAAAGTATATAAAACTAAAGCTGAAGCTGATGCAGATGTATCTAGTCGTGTATTAGGTGAAAAGATTTTAGTATGGAATCAAACTGATTCAAAGTACGGTTGGTACAAAGTAGCTGGAACTGCTGAGACTCCAGTATTAGAGTTAGTAGAGACAGAGCAAAAGCTAGTTTCTATTAACAACGTTCGTGCAGATGACGCAGGTAACGTACAGATTACTCTTCCTGGTGGTAACCCCTCTTTATGGCTGGGTGAAGTTACTTGGTTCCCTTATGATAAAGATTCAGGTGTTGGCTACCCTGGTGTTCTTCCTGCTGATGGTCGTGAAGTTCTTCGTGTAGACTACCCAGATACTTGGGAAGCTATTGAGGCTGGCTTAATCCCTTCTGTTACCGAAGAACAATGGCAAGCAGGTGCAACTCTCTATTTCTCCACTGGTAATGGTACTACTACTTTCCGTCTACCAGATATGATGCAGGGACAGGCATTCCGTGCACCAACTAAGGGTGAAGAAGATGCTGGTGCTATCAAAGAACAAATTCCTTATATTACCACTGTGAATGGGATTAGTCCTGCTGACGATACTGGAGCTATTAAGCTCCCTTACGTGGCTATGGTTAATGGAACTATTATACCAGACGAGAATGGTAACCTAGCACTAGGTAACGTTGTTACTAAGAATGCTTGGAATGGTACTGATGGGGAAGTTCTACTTCGCGGTGCTTTTGGCTTAGGTGGTGCTGGTATTACGTTAAATGAGCCAGATCTAGTATCCTTCTTTAAAGCTATGAGAGCTTTTGGTTCTGGATATTATCGCAATGATACTGGAGTTGAGGGCTTGCCCTCGTATTCTGCAGGTTTCTACTCTAGGGTAGCAGATACTAATTCATTTATCTGTGCTGGGTATGGTAGTGCCGCAGTATTTGTAGCTGCAATCAATGATGCTGGTTTAGATAGTGAAAACCCTATTGTTCATACTAATATTCTTTATGGTACTGTTAACAAGCCAGATCTAAATGGTGATACTCAAGGTGTCTTAAGTCTAGCTAAAGGAGGGACAGGAGCTTCTACAGTTAGTTCCGCCAAAACTAACCTAGAAGTGGATAGAGTAAAGCAGCTAGAAGGAGGAACACATATAACCTCTCAGGATCAAAATATAGTGTTTATGGTCCAAGACACTAAAAACTGGGGAGTATACGACCATTCTGAGAACAAGTGGGTATCTTTACCTGTTGAGCATGGGGGTACTGGAGCTACTGAGCCAGCTCAAGCTAGAAAAAACCTAGAGGCTGCAAGTGCTGGTATTAACTTCGATATTACTCAGCTACGTAATCTGGAAGGTTGGCCTATTAATATTAAGAATGGTGGTGTTATTTCCCGTAAATACCACGCGGTTCCTTCGGCGGGATCTTACATAGGATCGGAGGTTTTTTCTGCACAAGTCCAGTTGGATAACTCGGTGGATCCAGACACACCTCGTTTAGAAGCGCTATTTTACTCAGAAGGTAATTATGGCCAATCTCTTACTGAAAGAGCTACGATAGCTGCCTATAGACGTACTGCAGACGGTTCCTTTACTGCTACTAAATATGCTAATCTGTATATGGATTCCGGGGCTTGGAATGCAGAGCGCATGCATACTCAAGGATACCAGAAACCCTGGGATGGGGATTCATTTGGTTTCTTCGCTCCTTTTCAAGCTTCTGATGTAGTAGATAATGATCACGGGTTTGTGCCTATTATTAGTGCCAGAACTCAATCTACAGGTGGTTACCCGATGAGGGCTACTACTGGATTAATAGCCAGTGGCCCTACTGCTTGGCCTGCCTATGTATTTAGACTGCGCGGGGACTCTAATTGGGCATGCACCTACCAGTTCCACATGTCAGGGGATATTAACGGATGGGGATCAGACTATGATAACGTTGTCTTTAACTTTACTTATACTAAAAATGCGGTATCTGATATCAATTTAAAAGATAATATTCAGGACGTATCGGGTGAAGAATCTCTTGAAAATATTGAAAAAATGGAGTTCAAGAAATTCACATATAAGTTTGATAAGAAAAAGAATATTAGACGTGGTGTTATTGCACAACAATTAGAGTTGATTGATCCTCAATATGTTAAATCTGTTGGCAACCCTGAAACTGACGATATTACTTTAACTCTAGATACCAACCCATTATTAATGGATGCTTTAGCTGCTATTAAAGTATTATCTGAAAGAAATAAGTCTCTTGAGACTAAATTACAGGAGATGTCCACTGTTATTGACAACATTAACGAAAAGCTTGATTTGATGACTAGATTATCAAATATAGAAGCAGAGTTAGACAAAATGAAAGGTACTAGTTAATGTCACGTAATTTAATGCCAAAAAGTGGGGCTATGGCCCCCTATGTTGTAGTTAATAGAGACGCCGCAGTTGCCGGCGTTTTCTCTGTTGATGGAGAAGCTGGTGCTGTCGTACTAACATCCAAATATCTACAAATTTCTAAATATAACTTAGATCAGCAAGAACTTAATACGCGTTTAACTGGTATTGATAGCTCTATCAAAAGTAACACTGATGCTATTGGGAATATTAATACTGCAATTGGTAGTATTAATAGTACTCTTAACACTAAAGCTGCTAAAGGTGCTAATAACGATATTACTGAACTAAACGCACTTACTAAGGCTATTACGGTTGCTCAGGGTGGTACAGGGGCTAGCACTGCGGAAAATGCTAGAGCTAACTTAGAGCTTAATAGGTTTAAGCAGTTCCCCGGTGAAACTCTAGTATATAGTCCTTATGCGACAAACTATCTTACTGTTGGTGAAGGTACTACATGGGGAGTTTATAGCACAGCTTCTGGTACATTTATACCTTTACCTATTCAATCTGGTGGTACCGGTGCTAGTACTCCTGCGGAGGCCTTAACTAAGCTGCTAGATGGTAAACCTCTAGCATTAGCCGCCGATGGTCAAGCACCTTATGATGCTGTTACTGTTCGTCAGCTAGCTAATATCTCAGGAGGAGGTGGTGCTAGCATGAGTGGAGTTATGAATAACCGTATTGGTGCTGTTGAATGGTTCAATGGTAACCGTACTAACCTGCCAGCCGGCTATATACCAGCAGATGGTCAGTTAGTTAGCCGTACTGATGCTAAAACAGCAGATCTATGGTCTGCGGTATCTAGTGGTCTATTTTACGCTGTTTCCGACGCTTTATGGATTAATAGTGGGGATCCTAATAGACCTAGCGCTTGGAGAGCTTCCTACTCTACTGGTGATGGTTCTACTACTTTCCGAGTTCCTGATCTTAATGGTACACAGTTAAATAGTATTAAGCATCTATTCTTATCTGGTAGTTCTGGAGCCACTAATGAACCGTCTGCTAATCAGGTGTGGAATCAGACTGCCCCCAATATTACTGGTACTTTCTATACTCATGGTAGTAACGCTGATGCTGCAGATGCCATGGGGGCTTTTTATTTAAATGCTCAAGATACAGGTAGTTCCTTTACTGTAGGAGGTTCAGATAAGGGAGACCACTTAGGATTTTCGGCCTCTAGAAGTAACAAGACATATGGACGTGGTCCTGCTTACCAATCAGACCCCGGCGGTACTGGCCCTATTGGTGACCTATACCCTAACCATGCAACAGGTATTTGGATTATCCGTGCTAATGGTTCTTTTAATGCTGCTAATACAGACTTTTCTTCTATTAATGCTGATGCCTCGGCTCCTGCAGTTAGTACAACTGTATTAGGTGGTAAACTAACCTCTCAATACAGAGTGGGTACAACAGATGCCTATAGGATGCGTATGTATGCTCAAGGTGCCTATGCACGAAACTTAGTGGGTGTTATAGCTGTAGAAAACCAATTAGTAAGTGAGATAGATGTGGCCCACTTTAATTTCGGGTTAGACGGTGCAATTAGACTGGGAAGAGCTACAGGGGGTTCTGCAACTCCTTTAGCTTATGGGTACACTCCTTTTAGAGCACAAGATTGGTGGAATACTTCCCTCTATGGAGCTTTTGTCCCTATTGTTGGTGGAGGTACAGGAGGGCCTGGAGGCGCTTGGAGAAGCTATACGGCTCTAGGTACACTTACTATGGGGAGTGATATTAACGCCCACCCAAATGCAATGCTTACGCAATGCTGGGATTACGATCTTAGTACGGGGGAATCCCCTAGTGGTAACGCTGTTAGAAATACTATCTTTAATGGTACTAGTTATGATATTACTTTTGGTGATAATGCAGGTACTGTTAACTATATATTTAGTAAGTCCCCAGTTTCAGATCGTAATAAGAAAAAGGATATTGAATCCTTAAGTACTTCCATTGCTCTGGAGAATATTAAGCAGATGGAGTATACCTCATTTAAGTACATATATGATAAAGGGAATCAGGTACGTAGAGGTTTTATCGCGCAACAACTAGAGGAGATTGATAGTCAATATGTAAGAAAATACGAATCTTCCGACGGTTCTACTTCTCTGGCCCTAGATGAGAATGTGCTTCTATTAGATGCTCTAGCGGCAATTCAAAATCTAAGCAATCAGATAGAGGAGCTAAAACTTCAGATAGCTGAGTTAAAGGCTAAGTAAAAGAAAACCCCAGTGGACAATCCACTGGGGTTTTTATTAATCTTTACTTCCTTTGATAATACCTAAGTTATACACGGCTAACATGGCTTTGAGAGTTGGATCTTGAGACTCATTACATAGGTTCAAGAATCCTTCCTCATCCCACTGTTCCACATTACCAAACATATCGACTTTAAGTACAATTTTGTTAAGATCAGGCTGAGCAACAGCCACATGATAGAAATTAGTAGGTTCAGCTAAGTCTAGGCCTACTCCATTAGGATCAGTAAAATTACTTACTTCCTGAGCTTCCAAATCCACCTTCTCCACGATCAGTCTCCTCTAGTTTATCAACGATTTCAAAATTATGAGTTGAGTAGTGTGGTACTACTACTAGTTGACAAAGTCTCTCGAAATTTTCTAATGTTTGAATTTCAGAACCGTAGTTAAACAGGTTCATCTTAATAGTTCCACGATAATCTGAGTCGATCACCCCTGCGGTATTTGCAATTATCAGATGGCGTTTACCTAAAGAACTACGTGGAACTACCAAACCGAACCAACCTCGCGGAATTTCCACCGCGACACCGGTGTCAATCATTAGAGATTTACCTGGTGCAATAGCTCGTAAATCTGCAGCAGGGTTAGTACCAAAGAATGCTCGCAGATCCATACCTGCGGCATCCTCGGAACCAATCTTAGGCATACAATCTGGATGAGTTAATTTAATTTTAATCATTGTTCTGCAATCTCCAAAATATCTTTTGTAAACTTATCTAATACATCTTGACCTACAGCAGCAATAGCATCCACACAGTAGGTAGGTAAATCAACCAGAATTAGGTTTCGATAAAGCAACTCTTCCGAAGCATTTAAATTTTGTATATATTTCTGTTTTCCAGGCAATGGGAGCTGATCAATAATATCCAGAACGTTACCGAATTCACGAATAATGTTATAACCGCGTTTTGCCCCAATACCTTCAACACCTCGGATATTATCCCCTAAATCACCCATAATTGCTTTCAGAGAGATAAACTGCTCTACATCGTCAACATTATGATGCTCGTACATATCACGAAGATGATATTCACGACGTGTTGTGAAAGAGAAGCGAGAAACTTTATCAGTTAATAAGGTATCCCAGTCACCGTCAGTAGAAATCAACCAAACGTGATCATATAGATGCCCGATGAGCTTAACAATATAAGCTGCCATGTCGTCTGCTTCTACACCACGAATAGTGAAAGTTGGGAATGTAGTTTCACATAATTCGAAAGCATCCTTTAAATACTCAAAGAACTGCTCATCTAGCGCTTTCTCCTCTTCCGTACGCTGTGAGTATTTCTCATCTCGATTTCCCTTATACTCGGGGAGATGCTCTAAGCGGAATGCAGACTTCCCTTTATCCCCTAAAACTATTGTAGTTCTAGCAGAATAAGATTTTGCTAGAGACTGAATAGTGGAAACATAACTTGAGGCAAATGGTTTTTTACTGTTGTTATGTTTGAAGCGAAAGCCTAAGTTAGTTCCATCGACAATCATTAGGTTACGACGGGAAGCCATTTCAGCTTCCTCTTCTTCAATAAATTTTCCCCAGGATTTACTCATTATTTAATTAAGTCCTCAACAGATGCATGATGTAGCCATGGCTCAAATAAACCAATTACGATTTCCATGTCTTTCTTATTTAACACCATATGGGTACGACTCATTAAGTTGTCAACCATCGGGTCTGAGCTATCCAAAGCTATTAACCACTGTCCTCTGTCTTTCTTGAATATTAATGCAGGTTTGGAGTTCATCTGCTCACCTTCACGTGAGCACTGCTGCCACCACTTCTCTAGAGTGGATTCACCAACATTAAATAAATTACTTGATATATTATCATCTTTATACCACTTAACCTCGAAGCAGTATTTACTAATGTGTCCGCTTTGTGGTGGAAGGTAGATGTCACCCTTCAGTCCGTGGCTCTGGCCAAAAGCACCAGAGCCAGGAACACGTTCCCACTCAAGACCTGTACGCTCACGTAGAATATCTCTTACCTGATATTCACCACGTTTACCTTTCTCTCTACTATCTACAGCCATGTTTTATTCTAAGTAGGAAAATCCTTCTGCATCTTTTTTGACAGTAATCTTATGAGCTAATGGATGCGTATGCCCATGAGAAACAATGATAGAATTTAGACTTTCTTCCTCATTTAATAGTTCAACGAGAGTATCAAGTCCTTTCGTATCAATAAAGCTAATTACTTCATCAAGGAATAGAAGATTAATATTAACTTTACTAATAGATGTTAACAGCATACGAATCGCTAACAATGTTGCTAGATTAATTCGACTTTGCTGACCAGTAGAGCAGTTCTCCATACTGGTACGGTTTCCATCATTGAAGATTACTACTTGTAATTTTGTTTCATCAAGTTCAAATCCAAGTGCGAATTTACCTCCAGTCATAATGGAAAGGTATTTATTAATTAGTTCTTCAAATACTTTCACACTATGCTCTAATTTATATCCCACCAGATTTTTCAAAGCAGCAATTAGAATATCAAGATCAGCTACAGCTTCTGATACTCCATTCAGTTTGGAAGTAATCTCAGACATTTCTGCTTCAGCTTTCTCAATCTGTTCTATTTTCGCTTTATATTTTGCATTAGCTAATTCGACATTTGCATTATGCTCTTTGGCAATTGCAACCTTAGAACGTCCATCAGCGATTGCCTGTTCTAATTGTCGGATTTGCACCTGTAGGATTTGCACATTGAGTTCTTCAAAAGAAGCATCACTCATTGAATTTTTGAACTCGTCTCTAGCTACCACCGCTTTATCCAAAGCATCCTTTGCTCTAGTATACGCAACGTACTCAAGTTGTTCTTTCTTCAACTGTTCTAGCTTAGCTTCAAGAGATTGCTTCTCTTTGAACAGAGGATCATATTCTATTCTAGCCATATCCATTGCTTTTTGAGCAGCAGTTGTATCCAGATGAGTACCACAAGTAGGGCATTCAGTATTTGAAGCTTCTTGCTTGAACTTCTGATAACGTTTCTTAACTTCGCCCGCACGTGAGGTCACAATCGTTAGGTCACGCGTAACACTTGAGATCTCTTCGTTTTGGTCAGTGGGCGCGGGCAAATTTTTGAAAGGCTCGAAAGATTGTTCGGCAACTTGTACAGCTTTGTCCAAATTACGCAATTTAGTAATATTAGCCTCTTGAGACTTGGCTAATGCCGCCTTAATTTTCGATTCAGTAAGTTCTTGTGCTAATGGTTCTTCATCAAACTCAGGAACTTCAACCGGTTCCTGTAAACTCCCGAGATTATTTTTCCCATTAAGGATTTTCGTAATTACAGCCATCTGGCCCTGCAAATTATTTAAGGTATTTGCTATTTCTTTACGGTCAGCCTTAACAGTTTCCGACATTTCTTTGTATTGCTCTTGATTGAACAAGTTAACAAGAAAAGCCTTACGTGTTGCATCTGTTGCTTTTAGAAAATCTAGGTTGGAACCCACTGATTGATAAATCAGTTTGGTGAATGTTTGAAAGTCACCACCCATAATCTCTTCAATTATCTTGTATGTTTGGGTTGCCGTATGTCCACTAATATCTTCCCCATTCTTAATCAACGTTACTTTAGCAGTTGACTTAACTACTTTATGCAGCTCATACTCATCATCATCTTTTGAAAAGTAAGCGTGCATATCGTATTCTTTCTTAGGGGCATTCCAAGAGAACAGAGCATCTTTCTTAATACCACGTGAGTTCTTGTTATAAAACAATTCCTCGATAACCGTAGCGATGGTGGATTTCCCTAGCCCATTGCCACCAATTAGTTGAGTAACTGGATTCTTATCGAAATGAATTACGATGTCCTTACCGTAAGACATAACGTTACTAAATTTTAGTGTCTTAATTGTAATCTTTGACATATTTCGCAGCTCTAGCCAAGATTCTATCAATGTCGCCTTGAGATAGCTTCTCGACTTCACGGAAGTAAAGTTCAAGTTCACCTAACATATCAAGATCAACAAGATTTAACTTAGCATCTTTAGTAACTCGATGGTTAATCTTCTTATCTAATAAATCAGAGTCTTTAATAGACTTTAATTGAACAACGTCACCAGTAACTTCATAGACTACACGATCATAATCACTAGGTTCCATCTCTTCACCAGCTCCGATTGTTTTACGAATCAGTTGTGGTAAATCCCCTAGTTCAATCCATTCTACTTTTAATGTGTCGGTATCAATGATAAAGCAACCATTTGTACCTTTTGTGCGTTCTCTATGGAACGATGTAGTTAATGGAGACCCTGGGTAGAGAAGTCTAGTAGATCCGATAGTCTGGCTATTAGTATAAGAATGTAAATCGCCAGCAATTACAGTATCATAACAGTTATACTTAGTTAGATCAATTTCTGGTTTTACATGTGGAGGGATTTCACCACGAACATGTGTGAAACATAGTTTTGATTCAGATGGTTTCCACTTAGATTTATGGATTTCGTCATATGGAACAATATCAAATTCAGGGGAACGATATGGTTTAGTAATTACTTCCCACTTACCACTCGTTACTTTATTAATAACTCCTGCATAATGATATAGACATGAAATGGTTTTAGTTAACATTTCATGATTTCCAGTAAAGATTTTGCCTGGATGGTCGAGTCTTGACATGAACTGTTCAAGCAGTTCTATTTCTTCTGACGACGGGTCGGCAACGTCAAGTATATCACCACCAGCAATATGAAGATCACAGTTATGATTATGGAATATATCATTTAACCGTTCTCCTAGCATCAGGAAGCGACGCTTCTGCCATTCCTTTGGAACTTTATCTTGTCCTAGTTTGATATGATGATCAGCACTAAATAATATTCTCATAAGTTAAAAAGAAAGGGGCCGAAGCCCCTCTATCTATTAGTCATCCAGATCGCTTGCAGCTTCTGAGTCAATACCTTTCTGGGAGCCTGCATTGCTATTACCAGATTTGGCATCATCATCTTTATTCTCGCGACCCTCCATGAAGGCTAGAATTGCTTCTTTCTGCTCTTCATAGGTAGGAACCGGATAGGTTTGTTCCAGAGAAGGAACTTTTTCGAACTTAATGATGTCGCCATCTTCATCACACATAGCTTCACCAATCAGATCTACATCCGCAGCATATTGCTTAGATTCTGCACTGTTAGGATCTTGCAGCTTAATCTGGAACTGCATAGCAGCAATCTGCTGTACATCATACTCAGTATCGAAACCTTTGCCTTTTTTCTCGATAGAAATATCAATATCAAACGGAGTTGCCAGATTCAACTGCTTCATGATAGACTGGATGCCTTTCAGAATAGTAGCTTTGACTTCCATTACTTTCAGTTTGTTATCAGAACGGTCGATAACAAAAGCGATATAGTTTTTCTTCGGTTTCAGCGGAACACGATTACCATCTTTATCCAGCTCTTTCTCGAAGAAACCCATCTCATGAACCGGATCAGCTTTACCACGAACAAAGCTCTCTTTGTCACGGTTGAAACGAAGACATTCGAAAGGAGCTACGCTACCCTCTTTATTAGTCAGCCAATAGACATAACGTGGAAGAACACCAGAAACGATACGGACACGAGTGATACCGTTGTTGAACTTCAGGAATTCGATTTTATCGTTAGAACCGCCAGTAGTTTCGCCCCAAGACTTAGCCATATTTTATTTCCTCTTTAAAGATTAATTTCGATTTGTTAATTGCGATTAGTGGGTTAGTGTCGATTACTAAACGTGGTATCCATACTGGAACATATTGCATGTCCAAACTAGGATCGTTTGTAAACTTGTATTCGGCATAATTTCGTAGACTTAAAATTCCTAGATATTCTGCCAGTTGTCTATTAGACAATTTATTTGGATTATTAACTATTGTTGATTCATTTAAAATGAATGAGGAACCGACCAATAATTGGTGAGCATCAGGCTCTGTAAGCATTCTTTTGAAGAGCTTAATAATTAGGTCGGAATTTCCTCTAGCTAGTAAGTATAGCTTTTCATAATCGAAGAATTTAATTTTTGTTTTCTCCTCGAATTTATGTATATATATATTATACTAGATTTCGAGAGAATTTAGCAACTAAAATTTTTATTTTTCTGCTTCGGACTTTCTTATCAATCCGAAACTTTCTCTCTCAAATTTATGTATATATTATACATCATTTATGAGCTGTTGCCAAATGCAATTTTAGCTAATTGAACTGCTTTCTCAGGAGTCATGGTAATAGTTTTCCACCCGTTGTTACGATATACTGCCATACGTCCAGAAGCCTGTCTTAGACCAGTACCACCTTTCATAATTAGATCTACAACAATAGGGTCGAGTTTGCCCTCGACAATACGTTGAACACGGCCTGCAAGCTGTTCAATGAGAGATTCATTATTAATGAGGCTTCCCATTATTAAACAAGACAGCTCATTAAGGGAAATACCTTCAGAGAAGATACTTTGAGCTGCTGCAAGTACACAAGGCCCACCTTTTGCTATATCTTCCTGAATTTTTAATCGGTCATCTAAGTGGGTTGCTCCTATAATTTCATAGGTTGTGATTCCTCTCTGAGATAGTGCTTCTAGTACTGTTTGGATTAACTCTGTTCTATCACTTACAATGAGTACTTTATGTCCCATATTCACATATAAATGTGCTAGGTTTATAATAGTCTCTCGATATTCAGGATGATTATACACATCGTTAGCACGTAATGCCCACGGTACGTTTTGGTTTCCAGACAATTCAACTGGTACTGAGTACCTGTGGATTGTAGGAGCAACAGTATTATTAACTGGAGGACTAAAGATTTTATACCCAAAGAAATCTTTGAACATAACTTGCAAACCATCTTTTCGTTTTAGTGTACCGGATAGTCCAATTTTATAGCGAGCACATGATATTTCTAGGAAGTTAGTGAAAGTTGTAGCCACACAATGGTGAACTTCATCAACTATAACAGTACCGAATACTTTAGAAAGATTATTCGCATGTTTATTCACTGTTTGAATATTACTGACTACAATTGGTGGATCGATATTGTATTTCCCAGAACCTATGATGCCTGGTTCAAACCCAAACCATTTACGAACTTCTGCCGCCCACATTTCACGAATGGATGTATTCGTACAAATTACCAGAGTTTTCTGGCCAAATTTATACGCAAGTGCAAGGGCTAGGATAGTTTTACCAAATCCAGGCTTACCATTAATAATACAAGTATCATCGCATTCTTCGTATATTGGAAGCTGATCTTCTTCACGCAGTTTGAACTTAGGTTTTGGTATATCTACCGGAGCTAATGTGCGTTTATCGACTAATTCGTATTTTACTCCTTTAGCATCTAGTAAGTCCAGACGCGTAATAGGAATCCACTTAATCTCTTTGGCAACAACACCACTATTCTTATACATAATAGGGTATTTACTAGTCATTGTCTCTATGTGATAAGTGGTTTGCTTACTACAATAATCCCAAAGTTCATCATCGGGCTTGAAATAGGCTTTATTAGATATAACAACCTTCATAATTTTATTCTAAGTCTAGGAATTTCAGGCTCCTCTTGATGGACTTGATAAATAACAGGGCTATTATTTACCAGAATATAGCTTATATAAGCTGGAACATAGGATAATACAAACGGATAAGGGACTTTAGCCACATAGCATTGGTATTTTCCATTATAAATTCTAGCTGAATGCAAAACTTTAGAGGTGACAACATCATAGAACGTAGTTTTCTTCCAATTAATAAGATTTCCATCAGAATCTATAAATTGGTTACGCTTTGACCCAACTAATTGAGACAACATTGATATTCTACCCCTAATAGGATAGAGCTTGTATGGTAATTCTTTCCGTTTCTCAAATAGAATAAGCCTACGTTGAGAAAACGTGCCAGGCAACTTCCTGTTATCTAGCACATATTTATTATATCTTGTTGTAATTACGGAATAATCACCTTCTTGCTCAATTGATACAAACGCCCGTAACGCATAGACGGGCAATTTGAAATTAAGCACCGAGAATCCTTTTCACGTTATCCAGATCTTTGCATACAGCAATAAACTTATCATCCTTGTACTTGCTGTGGTCTGGATGCTCTTTATCCATTGCAGCTAATTTCTTATACTCGAAATCTGCATCAAGTAATACACCCTTGACATAACGAGTATATTCATCATCATCAATACAAGCGATTGATGGGTGCTGTTTCTTCATCTTACCACAAGAATAGTCACGAGAACCTCCAGCTTCAGAATCTGAATCAATACCAATCGGACAGCCAGGAATACTGATACCACGGTCTTTCTGAATATTACGAATCAGGATTTCATTGTATTGGTCGATCAAATCCTCACGAACAATAGCAACTACGGAGTCATGAACCAGCATAACAATCTTCATCTCTTGTTCTAAACCAAGAGAAATGATTTCATTATCTGCATCTACAGCACCTAAAAGGAGACTATCAGAAGAAGCAGACTGAATGATTGCGTTAAATCCAGAACGAATTTCTTCACCCTGAACGCCACGGTCTTCGGAATGGATATTATGCAGACGACGTTTACGACCAAAGTGACTATAGATAAACCCATGATTCTTGATTTGATCGTGGCACTTATCAATCCAACGCTTAAGCTGTGGGAACTGACCGAAGTAAGTTTCGATATAGTCCTTCGCATCCGCAACAGTACATTCAACAAACGGTTCTCCTGTCTTAGCAGCCTGTTCCAGAAGAGCTTCATTAACAGAATGAGCTACTTTAGCCGGGCCAGAGCCATACAGAATACCGAAGGTAATTGCCTTAGCAGCCTGACGCAGAGCTGGGAACAACTTTTTAACATCACGGGGTTCACATTGCAATTTAAATACCATGTGGGCGATGTTAGAGTGGAAGTCAGGGTATTTATCAGGTTCATTTCTCATGTTGATAAATACTTGTTGCATATTTCTATCACCAGATAGAACAGCAGCATAATAAACTTCCGCAGTTGTTAAGTCCCATGCGATTACACGGTATCCAGGTGGTGCAACTACACAACCCTTAATGATAGATTCATCACGAGGTAACTGTTGCAGGTTCAGTTTACCAGAAGAACTTAGACGACCAGAAGTAGTCATATGTTCATGGAAACCAGTACGAATGCAACCATCTGCATCAATACTCAGTAGAATCTTCTCAACATAAGTAGAGATCAGCTTAGTCAGTTTACGAATCTCTAGAAGAGTTTTAGCAATCGGATGCTGCGTAGCCAGTTCATTCAGAGCTTCTGCGTTTGTAGAATCTGCACCAGTATCCGTTAACTTACCAGTTGGAGTCAAACCAACATAATCGAACAGAAGAACACGAAGTTGCTTAACAGAATTCGGGTTAAATGCTTCATTCTGATCTTGTTCTAGCTGTTTAACTTCTGGATAAGTATACAGTTTCTCACGGGCTTTATTCAGGTTATGAGTTAACTGATACTGAGCTTCTTTCAAACGATCAATAGATATAGGTACTCCACGATCTTCGACACGCTGTAGGAATACACAACCAGGCATTAGAACATCGTAATACAGACTGCAAAGTTTTTCATTCTTCTCAATTTTTGGTAAAAAGAAGTTGTGTAAACGTAGGGTAGCATCTGTATCTTTCGCAGCATACGGCCACATAATATCAAATGGAATTAAATCATAGGTGAAATCTTCTTTCTTGATTTTATGTGCTTTGCAGTAATCATCTTTGAACTTATCTAGTTCGAAGTCGTAGTCACCCATATCGGTATACTTCATTGCTAGAGATTTCAAGCCATGAGTACCACGACGTTCATCTAGAACATAGTGCTGCAACATGGTATCATGGAGCCTGCGTTCTTTATGTGCTTTATCAAAAGTAAGTCCCAGATGGTACTTATAAAAGTGCATATCAAACTTCAAGTTGTGAAAAACAATAGTGTGGTTTTCACTATCTAGAATTTTCTGGAGATAATATACTGCAACCTCTGTGAGACAATCAGAATCGATATATACACCCTGATACTCTTGGTGAGACATAGAAACACCAAGCAGATAACCATCTCGACAGTATAGTGCTGAGGTTTCGGAGTCGAATGCGACAGGTCCGATAACCATATTATACACCATCTTGATATATTCTTCTGCCTCATCAGGGTCAGTAATAGGACGGTAATCACCAGCTTTTGCAATCTTCTCACGACCATTGATAATATCGTGGATATTCTCTACTGTTGCATCAAAAACTGGTTTCATTTCAGGTTTAAAGTGTAACTGGGCTGGGCTGATACTCGCAATCCAGTTAGCATATCCATTATACTCTACACGTTTACCGGTATAATCACCAATACCTTTCTTACCTGCAAAGTACAGGAAAGGTTCAGCACCTACTAGTATAACAAAATCATAATCATTCGGATCAAATGGGTTTTCTGGTGTTCCAATAGTAATGTGCTTTTTAAGCAAACGACCAGATAACTTCTCGTTACACATATGGAATACATCAACTTCCTCGCCGTATAGCTGGAAATGTTTATCATAACGAGTATTATTTAGAGCTTTATCAACTACTGCGATTTTCAAATTTAATCTCCTCTTGGTAAGTAAGTATAACTTCAGTGTTTCTTCTCTAACTTACCAATATATTATACCAAATCTTTAAGCGATTCAGCAACTAAAATTTCAATACGTTTTGCTAACATATCAATCTCTTCTTTATTTAAGTCACCAGGGTCCTTACCTTCAGGCAGAAGAAAGTTAGCAACTACAGGTGTTAAACGCGTTTTTGTACGAATTAGCTTGGCCAGTGCTTGTGCAGCTTTATTACCAGAAGCATCATTATCTAGTAAGATAACAACAACTTTTACACCGGCAATAATGTAAGGACTGAACTTATCTGCAATGTTATCCGAAGTAAACTGATGTGTACCAAAGCAGCAAGAAGCATAGTCTATACCATTATCCTCTAGGTTCAGCATATCAAAGATGCCTTCAACTAGAATAAGAACTGGAGTATTATATCGTACAGGAAAAATTGGTGGTGAAACTTGTTTTGGTTTTACTAAGTATTTAGGAGGGGCAGAACTGTTTATAGAACGACCCAAAAATAGGATATTGCGTCCAACAGCATCTGTGATTGGGAATACAATTCTGCCTTCCCAGTCTGCTTGATGTTGGAAAGCAAAATATTTCTTCAAGGTCTTAGAACTTATACCTCGGAAATCACCTTCGAAAAGGTAAGCAGATTCAGGAATTGCAAGATTCGTTGATCCATTCCTAATCTCTGAAATCTTTTTACGTACTTGCGATAGCCTTGGGGACTGTCTGTACTGAGTCTCATTAAAATAATGGTAAATGCTCGGTATACCTTTACCGAAGCCACAACTCAAGCAGTGCATAATACCTGTTTCAGGGTCAATACGCAAACTCGGGTGTTTATCGTCATGATCTGGATTGAGACAGCATATAAGAATATCCCCGCCTGTATCCTTGTACTCAATTCCTTTTAGATCAAGTAACTCTGTTATTCTACTCATGAATTTAACTCCTCCAGCGAAGGATAATTAGATGTATCAAAAATTTCTATAACAGCACGTTCTCCATGTAACTTAGCCCTTAATATATTTGCTGAATTTACAGCTAGCTCTAGCTCTTCATACTTAAATCTGCCACCATTTTTAAGAGTGCTATTAGAGTCTCTTACTTGAACTCTCCATCTTTGTTTTTCTATATCCCAAGCAACTCCCAAATATCCAGACTTACTACATGCGGTTTTATTTCTACTATTTTCCTGGGCTGTGGCGTCTCTTAGATTACACCATCGGTTATCAAAGGGTATTCTATTTACATGGTCTACTTTTTCAGGTAACGTGTTTTCCATAAATAGGAAGGCCATACGATGGGCTTTATAATCCCTACCATCTATACCGATAATTATATAACCGTTTGAATCCTTTCTAGTTACTATACTCCCGGCTTTCTGGCTGCCTCTAGATACTTTTCTAATAAACTCCCCAGTCTCTGGGGAGTAGTCAAACAGTTCTTTTAGTCGTTCCTGTGTTATCATATATCGCTGGCCTGTTCACCTGTTGAATTTTCAGCTTTGTCTTTCTTAGCACGTTTAGATTGAGCTGGCTTATCCTTCTCAATAGGGATAACGAACTCAGCTTCCATTTGAGATATATCTTCCATTGCTAGGTTGGTAGTGTTATCCATCCGCAGGGTTTCCCAGTTCATTTTAGGCATAAACTTCACGCTATCAGAAGAACGGGTCTTAACGAAGTCAAACATAATAGCACCTTGACCATTATCAGCTTTTGCAGCATTAAGATTAGCAGCCATGTCTGCGGAATCAAGAATCCCTTTTGACATACGTGTTCTACCATCTTGATCGATCTGGTAAGGAGCTACACCAGCCACGTTATGTTTCTGACAGATAGATTTGAAAGACGAGCTAACAACCATCTGTTCTTTCCAGTCATACATATCAATGGTTTTAGAATCTGGAAGTCGGGTTTGGTTAATATAGTCCAATAAAGCTACTGTAACTTTATCCCCATATCTAGCAACTAATTTATTTAATTCTACGTCAACTGTTGTAATAGACAGCTCAGGATCATAAACAATAATCATAGGAGTATGTAGCTCATACCCTTCTATTAGCTTACTTTCCATATCGTAGAAATCACTCATCTTAGCCATTGTGTACTGTTTAACGAAGTTGTCGAAAAGCTCTTCACCCCCATTAAACATTCTAGCTCTAGTTCTGGCTAATCTCAATAGAGGTGCACCTTCTAGAGTATTATTACGCATTGCTAATGCTGATACACCAGCTAACATGGCTAGATTACGTCTAAATACTTCATGTTCTTTCATCTCAATTGAGAAGTATGGAGCAATATCCCCATTCAAATATTGCTGAACCTGTATGTTTGAACAGATAATGGATTTACCAGTACCACGCCAACCACCAAGCAGTAACGTTTCTGTGCGAGCTAAACCGATTTGAGCGTCGAACTCATTACAAATACCAAGAGCGATTAAGTTCAGTTTGGTATCTTCTTCTCTCTGGAAAATACGCATGTTATCTGCGTTGAATACTTTTCCAGTATTCGTTACTTTCTCTTCTAATTTTAAGTGAAGGGAGGCAACTCGGTTGAGAATTTCTCCCTGATCCAGCATTGTTAAATCTTGAAGCACGTCTGTTTCTAGAAGCTTCAGGAATAAATCCTGTGTATATTCGGCTTCTAGGACTTCAAGTGCCTGTTCCATGCTCACTTCTGGAATTTGAGTGTTAGCTAAGACGACTAGAGCTTGAGAAAGGCGGGCGTTCCTATTAGCTTCAAGCATAAGTGCGTCAATGGACGGCATTGTGTTATATTTTTTATAATAATTCTGGACGGCTTGGTAAATTGAGGAGAAAGCGTCATTAAAATGATCTTTATGCAGTTTTGAGAATGTTTCCAATGCTATTTGCTTCTGTTCGGAAGCTAGAAGCATCTTCAACACTACAGCTTGCACGTTAAACAAGGTCATTCTCCTTTGCACGCTTTCGTGCCTTCTAAATGCAAAAAGGGGAAGGAGCATAGCCCCCTCCCCTTAGGTTTAATTTACCAGATTATTCAGCAGCCGCAGCTTTTGCATCCAGTTTAGCACGCTTAGCGGCACCATCATAGTCCTTAGCAACCAGACCACGACGAGACAGCATAGATTTAACACCACGCTCAGACTTACCAGTTTTCTCAGCGATCTCAGCAACGGTCATGTTAACCAGATCCAGACCTTCTAGCAGATCTTCACGAGTTTTAGCACTTGAAGTTTCCTGTACCGGCATAGCAGCGATACGACCTTCACGGAGCAGACTCAGAGCTTTACCACGGATCTGTTTGATATTACGACCGAAGTGAGCAGCGATAGCTTCAATAGTAGCCCCAGCAACAACCTGATTAACAAAATCAGTTTCTTCATCAGGAGTGAAGGAACGAACAGCAGCAGCTTTTTCAGTTGGTTTAACAGAAGCGGTCATTTCCAGACTCAGGATCTTACCCTGTACCTGTTTAGCACCGAACTGACCACCAGCTACAGCAGCAGCGATTTCAGCATAAGTATACTGACCAGCATGAGCGTTCAGGAAATCAACCAGTTCAGCTTCCTGCTCAGGAGTCCACGGGGATTTCTGTACTTCGTTAGCTTTCTGTACTTCGAAACCTTCTTTACGCAGCTTAGAGCCAACAGAGCGAGCGGTAACGTCTTTGCCAGTTTCAGCAGCCAGTTCAGCGGCGATAGCAGCTACTTGTTCTTGAGAGATTACATCAACACCCAGAGCAGTGGCTTTTGCTTTCAGAGACTCGGTTACACCTTCTACGTTCCAGTTCAGTTTAGACATTATTATTTTTCTCCAATAGTTCTTTAATCGACAGGATTTCTATCCCATTCGTTTCGGCTTTCTTATAAGATGAGGAAGAACGCTTCGATTCATCCTCACAGATTAGGTATTTGACGTCTTTAGTAACGGATTTCTTAACCGTATATCCTAGACCTTCTAAATAGTTTGTTGCATCCGTTCGATTTGCAAAATCTTGCAAAGATCCGGTAATACATACCGTTATTCCGTTTGGTTGGGCTACTAGACCATCAGTGATGACCTCAGCTTTAGCACCCTTAATACCATTTGAGAATTTCCACGGTAATTCGATAACATCCTTGCCTTGTGGGGAATTTAGCCAGGCTTTATAGTTTTCTCCAGCCTTGCCGTCAGCTCTCACATCTTGAAAGCTAGTGCAATTTTGGGATAATTTCTTTGCTGCAACCTCTCCAATTAGAGGGATTCCTAAAGAACCGAGAACTGAACCAAAGTCAATGTCTCCGCGAACTTTAGTATTTAATTCGCTAATTAACTTAGCGGCAACCTTGCTACCCACGGCTCTAACCAAATCTTCTTCGGTTAGGTAAAATAGTTCTGAAATCTTCGTCAGCTCCAGCTTCTCAATAGTTTTCGGGCCAAAGCCCTTTAACTTCATTTTTGTACAGAAGTTCTCAATTAACTTACTTGATTGCGCTGGACAGTTGGACTTATTACGACAGAATAATTGTCCGTTGACAAGATCTAGCTTAGAACCACAAGAGGGACATTGTGTTGGAATTTCGATTTTCATCAAATTTCTTCCTTATCAATTTATATAAATATTATAGCAAGTATTTAAGCATTTAGCAACTACAATTTTAATTAACTTTGCTTACCCTCGCCATAACTTTCTATCCCTCAACTGAATGATAATAGTATATACCTAAGCGGCGAAAATGTCAATAACCACTTTATAATTCCGATATGGTAGATGGGTAGCAAAGGGTTATGTATTAATCGTATACTCGCTCTACTATGCACGGGATTACACCACCAGCACGAATCACTCGAATCTGGCAACCGATCTCTAGATCGAGAGAGTTAATATAATCAACGTTATTGAGAGTCGCTTTAACAATCGTAGCATCATCAATAATTACCGGTTCGAAATAACCAACTGGAGTTACTTTACCAGAAGCCCCTACCTGCCACTCAACTTTAGTAAGAGTTGTAATCTCGCCTTCTTCATCCTCTTTAATAGCGAATGCTCCACGAGGGAATTTATTAGTCCAGCCTTCTCGGAAGAATTTGTTGTTGTCATTAATACGAACAACTTTACCATCAGTAGGAATCCATTTAAAGAAGGAACGCACATTAACAACTGTTAAGAAGTTCTCATTCTCCAGCCAAAGCATATCTTTTAAATACGCTTCTGTAATACCTACAGATTCAGCAGAACACTGGATACCATATGCAACGAAGATTAAACCACCTTCCCCGATACGTTGTACGAAATCATCGCTATCTTTGAGGTTAATAGCACCAGAGGCAAAGTTACGTTTATTTTCTACTTCTTTTGTAATTAGAACTTCACCAGTGATTTGAGTAGGTACTTTTTGGGAAATCTTTTTGGGGATGTTCAGCAATCTTACGTTGCTTGTGACATCATTTCCTAGAATACCATTACCACGAGTTAGTGCTTGAACAAATTCGCCATTAATATATAGCAGAGAAATCGCACAACCATCTAACTTATCAGTTTCTACCTGACCTAATGGGTTAAACGGAGGTTTATCTCCACGATTATAATAAACTTTCTGTAAAGAATACATACGGTACAGATGTGGAATATCACCCTTAGGCCCAATCTCTTCTTCTAATGGGAAGCGTTTTACCAGGCGATCATATTCTTCATCAGAGATTAAAGACATGCCTTGATAATATGCTTCTTGACAGCGTTTAATAAAGTCTTTTACATTAGTCATTCATTTCTACCCGTAGTTCTTTATTATACTGAGCAATGAGATCGGCTAACTCTTGCGCTTCTTTCAACCACGCATCTTTGTACGCTTTATCGTTGATTCCACCAAAGTTATCTAGATAGTTATTTCTAGCATTCGATACTAGATTTAGCTTTGCTTGAATTTTTGGAAGTGTTACTTTCATAATTGATCCTCTTATCAATTTATATAAATATTATATAACAAAACTGAGTTGAAAGCAAATACATTTATAAAGAAAAAGCCAAGAACTAGGCATTCTTGGCTTTGAGTTCTTCAGCTCGTTTCTGTACTTCATGTAAAACCTCAGATTCGCTAAGAATCTGTGTAAACGCATAGAAAAGCTGTGATGTTGTTTCTAGAGTGTAAGGAAAAGAGAAGCCAGATTTCGTTGGAAACCATTCATCATTAATATCAAGAAGCCAGTAACGAATACCCATGTATAGATTCCCACGAAATTCAGATACTGTTAATCTTACTTGTTCTCCCTCCTTCTCCCAAAGTATGATGGACTGGTCATCAACGTGTCCTTCATAGTTTTGATTTACCTGTTCGCTCATTTACATATCCCAAATACACAAAAAGCCCCATATAGGGGCTAATTGGTTTCTTATCGGCCTACTGGAGAGGCACGATCTAACTCTGATTGGAGGCTAGTCACACGACGGACTTTCTCGACAGGAATAAAACGGAAACTATCATTAGTACGAGAGAAGACAAGGATTTCATCATCTTTCGCTTTACGAATACGTTCACGTTTAATACGCTCAGCCAGATATTTATCCTGGGCTGGATCAAATTCCATCGTACCCTGAAGGTATGTGGTTCCTTTCTGACGAAGTTTCTCGTAATGAAGATAAAACTCACCAAATTTTTCACATTGTGCAATAATTTCAGCTTTGGTCATAACTGTGTTCCTTTTGTTGGTGGATTTATCTAAAAATTACTTAGTGATAGCTCGGATTGCTTCTGCCAGATGAGCAGCCGCTTTGCCGGTCAGTTTGTCGATAATTGCATCATCCAGAAAATCTGGTGCTAGGCCAGCATCAGAGAATGCTGAACGAAGGTCGGCATGAGCCTGGGCTTTGGAGGTACGAGAACCACTGGAAGCTTTTTCTCCAGTAGATGCGCTAGATTTAGAAGCAGAGCCAGCAGCTTTCTTGATATACAAACCTGCTTTAGTCAGCTTCATACGAAAACCGTTCGGAGTTACGCCGTTTTCCTGGGCAATTTCGCTAACAATTTCCATGCTAACACCCGGACGTTCATCCTCTGGGAATTGCTCCATACGAGCAACGTATTCGGAAGACATTTTTTCGAACAGTTCATCAGTCCACTGAGTTGGAGTAGTCATATTTTATATTTCCTTAATTAAGAATTAAACAGAATAGTTCTTTCAAACTATGAGAATATTATATCAAGAATTGTAGGATTAAGCAACTGAAATTTTTAAGTAGTTACTCCACCAGGCCAACAGCGAGCATATCCTCGATGCTGGCAACCTCCCAATCGTCTGCAATAGCTTCGCATACTGTTAATGAAACAACCTCGCTGTATGGATAGTTACCGGCTACCCAGGTATGCTGAGTAGCTACATCCGAGTCAGCATCTAAAGTTAGTAACACTAAGCCGTTATTATCGTTATCCCAGCTTCTACGATATAGTGTTTTTACTTCCCCATCTTTAAGTAAATCAGTTAGTCTACTCACGGCGTTTTCCTTTTTCTTTATCAAGTTTCAAGGCGGCCTTAACAGCTTCGTTAATCAACGTAATGACTTCTTCCCGAGTCCATTTATACCCCAGAGACTTTACATCAACCCCTAACTTTTCCAGATGTTTAACAGAGGCCAGCTCGTAATTCATATAATGAACGTTCTGTTGTTTGCCTTCCGATAGTAACCAGACTCGATAACAGCCAACAGGATTATCCATTGCTTTTTTGATTTCACCGATACACTGGTACCCAGGAACCCAAACAAGCTCACCAACTGCAAATTCTTCTGCTACAGCATCATCAGGAATAATTGGAGGATTCAATGGATCTACAATATCGTTCAAACGAAGTAGAGCACCATATCGTTCCAGAACAGATTTAACCATTGCTACAGAGCGGTAATTACGATCGGCAATTTCTTCAAAAGAATCACCAGATAAATACTGCTCAATAACGTTAGCTAACTCAATGCCTTCAATGAGTGTGCCACGTTTCTTTTTCTTCATCTCGGCAACTTGAATTTGGCGATCTTGCCACTCTTCTATCATCCTTTCCATAGTTGGGTTGGATGATACGCCGAGCATTTCACATGCTGCTTTCTTAGTACCACCGTTCTCCAGATGCTCTATAACTTTTTTAAAGACTTCATCCGGGATTTCATGGATATGTTTCTTTCTGCGAGAACCAGCCATATTTAAACTCCTCTCTCTCAAATTTATGAATCTATTATACAGAAAAATTTTCCTGAAAGCAAATAAATTTTTTATGATTCTTTGAGCAAAGAAGAAAGTTCAGCATATACTTTATCTAACTCAAACCCTATGCGAAGAGATACGTTAGTCCTCCGTTGTTTAAGTAACCATTCGGATATGTTAGGGATGCCAGCTAATCTGTGCGGTACCACCCTACATAGCTTTTCCGAAGTATCGTAAACAGGAACTTTACGTTCTTTTACTGGAAACTTCCTTGTTTCCCATTTTTTATTCTTCACTGTCATTTCTAGCACCTAGCTCTGCCATTGCTTCATCGTGCATATGTCTTTCCTCGTCAGTCATGAACTTATAAGGGATTGGCATACACTCGATTTTACAATAGGTTCTATACCAGTCTACGATATTTTCAGTGTTCATATCCTTACCAATACCCATCATACCAAGATACATTCTAGCATATTTTGGGTTAGCACTTTGACCTGTTTTAAGGAAGAAGTCCTTTTTCTTACCTTTCAGAGCTTCTATGAATGGTTTAATGGTTACATTTGAACACTTCTTAATATCTTCCCAAAACATCTCGTGCATCTTATGGAAGAAGGCGGCTCGATCATTCGGTTTATCTTTGATATATTGTTCAACATGCTCAACTGTTACATCTTTAATAGACTCAAGATGATAATAGCGAACAAGAAGTAGTTTAGCTTCATACGCATCCGCATGACGTGGAGCACAATAATCCGGAGTTGAATGCAGAATGGCTTTGATTCGCTCTTCTGTATATTCTTTACCAGCACCTTCAATAGTTCCCCAGCTTTCGCTGAAAATATCAATAGTTGCACCTTGATCAAGCAAGTAATAACGTAAAGTACTAGTATAGTTCCTAGATTCCAGCTCCCTGCGACGTGCGTATAATTGCTGTGCTAACTCCAGCCAACCTTCATCAATATTATACTGTTCAGAACCTGCGGAGAATCCACTAGTGGATTTATCAATAAAATAATAGATATTCTGAGCACCACGGTCGCGCCTGATTGCTTGAAAGCGCATGTTTGGCGCTTGATTACTAGTTCTAGTAATAACAAATACGTTATCAAAATAGTTAAAGTCAACACCACTCGTTACGGATGGACTACATAATAAGCAATCAATTTGTTGATCAATTAGTTCATTAGTTGTGTAATCCAGAATACGTCTAATATCTACATCAGACGTAGAGTTTGAGTGGATTTCCTTAACTAACGCACCCGTATTACGACGCAACGCCATGCCCTTCTCATTCAGTTCATCTGGCCCACAGTCAGATACTAGGATAGATTTCTCACCCATCTCCAGGGAAGTCTGAAGTGCAACCCAAATACTGGATTCATCAGGGAACTCATAAGCATGAGCTTTTGACAGCATCTTACGGTGATGATTATAAAATGCTACTGGTTTATCAAAATCAATTAGAGAACCATATGCTTCAATAGTTTCGGCACTAATATCACCATCTGATAGAATTACAGTTTTAGCTGTCATGAGGATGTCACGTAGAACTTGAATACATTCGCGACGTTGCTTAACAACAGGTGCGAATAATAGATCATTCATTACAGCATCACATTCATCAATAAAAATGGTATCTATTTGACCAATAAAACTTTTGAACTTATGCAAAGAGTGAATAGTCGTGGACATACGATCAATAGCTCCACGTTTAAAGTTGAGCATATCTACAGACTTATCATATTGTCCTGCGCTAAATTTCTTAGCGTTTGAAGATACCAGTGCTCTAGTATTTGTAACTGCTAAAAAGTTGCCAGGAAGAACACCTGCGTCCAGCCATTTAGTTACTGCCGTAGTCTTACCAGTACCAAGACTTGCTTTAACAAATGTTATATGGCCTTTTGGAGGCACAATGTTAATCTTCAGGTACGGAACTTCTGGTGGAGAATCCACTTCTAATTTCTTGAGCGGAACACCTTTCAGATTTAATGGAATCTCACGTTTAGAATTATTAACAAACGCTTTGAGAGCCTGCTTACGACCGTTATTAAAGTAATCTTGAATATTACGACTGTTATCTTTAGTTGCAATATATTCAGATAAAGCGGGTTTAATCTCACGTTCTAGCCATGCAAAATCAACACCATCCTCTAATGCTCTATGGTAGAGTTTGGGGATAATACGCAGGTACACCCCATCCTCAGCTTCTTCCAATTCGCTGATGGTTTCTTCTACTTTATCAGACGCGATCTTTTTGCCTTTAATTTGATCAAGTAAAGAATAAAACTCTTCCTTAAACTCCCCTCTAGTTGTTTCATAGTCAACCAGATTATTGGGCAAATTTACTTTCGAACCTTTAACATACACCAGACGTGGCTTACTCTCCGCTTTAAACGGATCAACAATACCATCACTAAATAAGGGGTCGGCAAAATAGTGGAGCTGGACAGATGAATAATAAGCTAAGTCGGCAATATCAAAACCAAATTTTTGCTTACTACTATCGTTGATAGATGTAAATAAGAACTTTAACTGACCCTGAGTTACCTTGACGTTAGATTCTAGCATTAAGTGCATTCGGATACCTGGTTTTAGCCCAGCCGAAGACGATGCATGAGCTATAAAGCCTGCATCAAGAGGGAACATGTCCTCACTAATACTATTCAACATCTTAATAATGTGGCGGGCCATACCAACAAGGTTAAACTTGTCATACCCACCGGTATCTAGGATACCATCCACGTCCATAGCAATAATATTACTAGGATTAGATACATTAAAGTTACCTTTCTTACGTCGCACGTTATTTTTAGGTGCAAGACACCGACCTCGTACCGCAACGATATGAGGGTCAGACGTTAAACGTCTCATAAGTGGTAACATTTCGGCAAGGCTTTGAGGGTCGTGCTCTTCTATTACATCAAATTTGAAGGGCATAGAAGCTGGTTTACCTTCTGGATGCTCTTTCGAGAATCGCTTGGCAAAGGTATAATCTTCCGCTTTGATTTCTCGCCAAATACCTGTTGCTAAATCACGAGAAAACCCAGCGTGACCTTGGAGGATAGAAAACACAACAATACTCCTGTGTTGGTTAATCGAAATCTTTTCTTTAGGACTATTCAGAAAGAATAGAACAACTATTACTACTATTTACGTAAACATCAATTATCATCAAACAATATGAATAAGTTATCATATCTCAGTGCTGTGCTCTCTTCGCTCATATACAGAATAGAACCTAGGTCATTGGCCGCTAAGCCGATTCTATTTGTCCTCACTATCCTATTGGTAGGTGACTACTGTACGTGCCGCCATTCGCTGCTCTTTTCGTTCGCACCCCCATATAAAACTCTGCCTATATAACGAGCTAAATATGCACGGTTTGGATTTACCTTTCCGAATTCAGGGTACACAGATCACTTAATTGAAGATTAACTAATGCAATATAAACACTAGTAATAGTTAAAACAACCCTTAATGGGGCAGCCTAACTGTTCCGTATCGCGGATTGTAAACAAGAAAAATTAGCAAAATTAATTTTTACTAATGTCTCTCGATTCAATATAAATATTATATCAAGATTTTGAGCATCATGCAAGTAAATTTTTTCCAAAGATGCTATCACTGGTCTTGAGTACGGATAAAACCGAGCCAAAATGACTCGGTAATCAGAGTTCAGCTAATAAAACTCATTCATCATTTAGCCCCGGAACATAGATCCCAACACGATTTAATTGTTCTTTAGCTTCTTTGAGAATACCTGGAGTGTACTCCCAAATATCATCTTCCACCTGTAAAAGATGGGGCGAACAACCGTCATCAGGCACACGACATATGGCCAAACCACGTGGATGGAATATAGAGAAGTTTAGGGCAACAATCAAGCCCATAGCAGACAATTCATTCCAATCCAATTCCCACTCCCCGGCATATCCAGACAGGAAAACGCCAATGCATGGATCATCCGTTTGCTGCTCCGGAAAAGTGAAGGAGGCTTGTCTTACCACCAACCAACGTTGTAGCAGCTTCTCCGCACGCTTCACCAAACTAGGATCAATCTGACGCCAATATACTTGTTCCATTGTGCCCCCTTAGGCGGTTAAACCTGGGATCATATACCCGAAACGTCGAAGTTTCTGAATCCCCTCATTTACTTCTTCCGGTGAGTAAGACCAACCGTAATGTTCATTAACTTGAAAGCCAGGAGATTCACTGGTTTTATAGTTAACAACGAGGCGATGCTTAGCAGGCATAAACAGCTTATAGTTTAACGCAAAAACTAAGCCCATTTCATCTAACTCTTTCCAGCCGACAATTTCTTCAAGACCCTCCTCTACCTGAACAATTAAACCAATACAGGGGGCCTCATCAATATCATCTTTAAAAGCAAAGGAGATTTCGTTATTCTCACACCATATTTTCAAGGAGTTAATAGCCTCATTATACAGGCTAGCCGGGAGAGTACGCCAAAAGTTAACCAAAATTGGGTTAGCTTCTTTAGAGAATACATTATTGAACATATTTACACCTTAAATTGTTGTAAGGATTTACACATTTCAAGATCTGGGCTAAATTCTAGCATATAGCTAACAGCTTTTAAATCCTGAAGATTTATTCCTGTTCTACCATTGACTATAACCGTTGGATACTGATACATCATAGCACCGGCATCATCCAGCACACACCAATGTTTGAGCTTATGCTTTTCAACGAAGCGAAGAACAGAATTACCCCTAGATAGCCCACCACCAGTAAAATCCGTTGTACCAAGAAAACGATCGATAAGACCTAATCCGGTCATAATCTGAACGTTCTCCATCTCATTCCTGACAGAGAACCATGAGGATACTCCAACAATCATTATCGGAGAAGGACGAATAAAGTCCTGAAAAGCCTTGAGAAGCGGTTTGAAAACCCAGTCACTTCCAAAGAAAATCTTTTCATCATCAGGTGCATGATGGTGGGAGATGCTCGAATTGAGCACCCCATCAATGTCTAGAAAAATAATTGGAGTATTACTTATTTCCATTTTTGTTCCTTTCTAAGAACGTATCATACTCAACCGTATCCACATATATAACACCATAGTCATCGGATTTATAGTCCATTTCCCACAACTCACAGCGATAGCACCAACTACCGTCCGCCCATACAAATATATCATCAGGGTGTGTATACACAGATTTAATTATGGACATATTTGTTTCCCCGGCATATAAGGTCTACCCTCTAGATGAGCTTCTACACGAGCAATAAAATCAGGGTCACTGAAGGCATCTACAGCCCCTTTACTCCAGTAAGGGATACCGCGTTCTTCCAGCTGGTACATCTCACTACGAGTCATACCTTGATAGCCTGGCTCTGTCGCTAGGGCACTATCATAGTAGTTAACTACCATTAATTTGGCAGCAGTCAAATTAAGAACAGGAAATAATTCCCAGTAGAAGTTAATTACTTGGTTAGAGCAACCAACCACAACGATCATATCTTGACTGGTAATACCATCAAAAATATTGTACATTTCTGCGTACGCTGGAGCATGCTCACCAAAGAAGATTACATTAGGTTTAGCCCATTTATAATCATCTGGGTCAATAGAGCTATACCCAACATCAATAACTCGTTTATTGCTACTATTGTAGCTGTCAGCTACAACAACCTCTTTTAAATATCCATGAATATGCAAAATGTCACTATGCGGAACACCAGCACGCTCAATAAGGTCATCAACGTTAGTAGTCAAATTTACTACTTGACCCGGATATTTCTTATACCATTCACCAATACGCAAGTGTGCAAGATTAGGTTCAACAGTTTCTAACTCTTCACGACGCTTGTTGTAAAACATATGGGTTTTATGATAAAAATTACCACGAAAGGCATGAATATTACATACTTCTTCTAGATCATAATCATCCCACAGTGCTTTACCACTAGCAGTATCAGTACGAAAAGCTCGTACGCCACTTTCAACACTCAAACCTGCACCGCTAATAATAATTAATCTACGCATTTTTCACCTGTTCTCTGAAGTTTTGCCCAATACTGTCTAATAGCTCAGCTAATTCTTTATTGTCTTTCTCCATTAAGGTATTAGCAATAACTTCTAGCATAGTAGCGCAGGATTCAACACCATCCTTATAGCCAGTTTCCCAGTGCTGCATTAATGCGTTTTCCAAAACGGAGTTTAAACCCTTATCTGGTAGCATCGGCTTCGAGAATGCCATAAAGTTTCTCCTCTAGTTCCATAACACGATTTTCATAAGAAGCACGCAACTTTTCAATTGCCAGCGCACGCACTATAACCTCATTAGAATTAATAGCTAACTGGGCCAGGTCTTCTGTTTCCATACGTCCGTTGTAAATTAAGCGATATTTAAGATGTTTTACGTTTTTCATACTTTTAGCTCCGTTCCAATATCCTCATAGAAATAATCGTAGTAAACCTGCTTAATATGATGTTTAATAACAGAAGAGAAATCCTCTGTGCCATTAGAGGTAACATTAAACACTTGCAGGTGGTTCCAATATACAAATTCTAGGGTCTCTTTTAAGTCTTCAGGTTCTTCATATATAGGATTATAAACAGTAATATCTAATTCTTGCTCTACAAAGTCACCTAGTAATGTAGGATATCCAATACCTTCTAGTAATGAGTAATCACCTGTAGCAGCAAAAATAGCTTCCTGAATAGTATCTACTCCTAAGTGATAATGTCCTAACTTAGATACAACAATAAATGGCTTTAGTTCCATATACTCTCCTCTCAAATTTATAAATCTATTATATATAAATTTTTGGCTGAAAGCAAATAAAATAAAAGCCAGGTCGACTAGCAACCCGGCTGATTATCTTATTTAGCTCGAATATCCTGGTGTTTCACCCTGCCCATAACCTCGTGCTGTTTGCCAGGGTTAAATGGACGAGCACCTGGATTTCCAAGATATCCACAAACTCGACGAGTTACTTCAAGAGTTTCTGGGTCATGATTACCACAGATAGGGCACTTAAACCCATCTTCGGATGCTATTGTTTCACCTAAGAATCCACATTTACCACAAGAATCCACTGGAGTATTAATACCGAAGTAATGAACTTTACTAGCAGCATAATTAATAACCCATTCCAGTGCATCTGGGAATCGTTTCATATCCGGTAGTTCTACATAGGAAATACACCCACCAGAAGCAATAGGAGTAAAGTTAGATTCATAATCAAATTTCACGTTAGGAGCAACTTTACGTTCCACATCAAGGTGGTGAGAGTTAGTGTAGTATCCTTTGGACAGAATATCTTCATGCTCCGGGAAATATTCCCGGTCTAGACGACAAAAACGGTCACATAGGGATTCTGATGGTGTAGCATACAGGCTATAACCTAACTTAGTTTCTTCCTTCTTCTGATCGACTCTATCTCGCATGTACTGCAATACACGCTGAACAAACTTTATGCAGGTCTCGGACATTGTGTCTACATCTTTGCCAAACATGAACTGTAGCATTTCATGGCAACCAATATACCCTAGAGATACAGAACGGTGCTTCTGTATCTCTAGGGTATATTGGTTGCCATGAAATGCTACAGTTCATGTTTGGCAAAGATGTAGACACAATGTCCGAGACCTGCATAAAAGCACGGTTATAGAAATGATCGAATACATATTCATCAGGCCCCAAGCGTAACCCAAAGGCTCCTGACATATAGAGGATGGGCGCGGCTTTAGCTTGAATGTATTTTAAGCGATCAACTCTCCACTCCAATGCTTTTAACGCTGTATCCACACGTAGCTCAAGCAAATCAAAGAATAGATCAATATTCCCTTCAGCTTCGATAGCAATTCTAGGCAAGTTTACAGAAACAACACCTAAGTTATTACGACCTGCAGTTTCACCATCTTCTGTAGCAGCTAGGAATGAACGGCAGCCCATAGAAACTTTATAGTCACCAGTAACTTCCACAACCTTATCGTAGCTGATATAGTCGGGATACATACGTTCAGCAGTACATTTCATAGCTAACTTCTTGATGTCATAATTAACATCTCCTGGCTTCATATTTACGCCATCACGCAGAACAAACACCAGTTTCGGAAAGATAGCTGTACGTTTATTGATACCTAAACCATCCATACGTACTTTCAGTATTGCTTTCTGTACTAGACGAGCTTCCCAAGAAGTCCCTAGACCAAAACCAAAGGTAATAAATGGGCTCTGACCATTAGAGTTGAACATGGTATTGATTTCATATTCTAAACCTTGACAAGCATCATAGACTTCTTTTTCAGTCATCTCCGTAGCCATTACGGATGCTTTGGCTTCATCCTTAGTCCAACGTTTTGCAAACGCATGATTCTTATCATAAGACTTACGAACATAAGGAGCCAATACTTCATCTAATCGGTCTACAGAAGTACCACCATACTGATGGGAGCTAACTTGAGTGATAATCTGAGCAGTGATAGCCGCCGCAGTAGTGATAGAGTTTGGAGTGCTAATTTCAGCATTACCAACCTTCATACCATTCTTCAACATATCTTCCAGAGCTACCAGGCAACAGTTAGTCATGCCTAATGCAGCATAATCAGCATCATGGAAATGAATATCCCCAATCATATGAGCATTTCGAATCTGAATTGGCATTTCTTCTAGAATCAGATACTTACTCAATTCACCTGCAAGCATATCCCTTTGTGTAGGGAAACGTTCTGAGGGTTTATTGGCATTATTAAACAGCAGCTCTTCATCTGCTGACCCTTCGATAATCTCTTTGCAGTTTCTAATTAACGCCTGCATTTCTTTATACTTTAGTTCTTCATTGCGATTCATTATACTCTCCTTCTCTAACTAAGACTACTATTATAACTCATTCGAGGGCGGATGTCAACAATATTTTACTATAAAGTTCTGTAACATGATCTGAGTCAAAAAATTTTATTTGCCAATCTCTATTAAAAATTGTATAATCACGCACTCGTGCACGCGATATAAAATGATTATCTAGTATCACACATCTCACGTTAAAAGCAAGCAAATTTTTTATTTAAATGCAATATCATAGGCTTATTTAAAATTGTAGTTGCTTTTTACTGTACATATTGGTATAATATATTTGTAAGTTGATAAACAAGATCTTTTTGTTGATCCTCTGTTAGCGAAGTACACTATAGGAGTGTTATTTATGGGAAAAGCACGTCAAAAAAGAGAGAACCGCAATGGTTCAAGAAAGCGTGGCAACAAATATGAGAATAACGTAATTCAGGCTGATTTTTCTAATGATTACGCTAACCCAGTTGCTAAATCCCTAGTAGGTAAAAACCGCGAGCAAAAATCATATATCAATATGATCAAGAACAACACAGTGACTGTGGGTATTGGTGAGCCAGGTACTGGTAAAACCTTTATCCCGTCTGTTCTTGCAGCTCAGGAACTCATAGACATTCACTCAGATATTGAGCAAGTGATCCTCGTACGTCCTAATGAACCTCTAGGTAAGTCTCTTGGTATGCTTCCTGGTGATCTAGCAGAAAAGCTAGAGCCTTGGTTAGAGCCAATAGCTGATGGTATGAAATGGGCCATCGGTGATCATGCCTATAAGGGATATGTCGAACGTCAGAAAATTAAATTTTTGGCTATAGAACATGCTCGTGGCAGAACTTTCAACAACTCCTATGTAATTGTCGATGAAGCTCAGAATATTTCCGTTGAGGCAATGGTTTGTCTCCTAACTCGTGTAGGACAAGACTGCCGTTTAATTATCTGCGGGGATATAGCTCAGAAAGACATTAAAGGTGACTCAGGTCTAGCACTTCTTATGGAAGTTTATGAGAAATATGAAAATGCTCCATTCTCAATGATCGAATTGATTGATAACGTTCGTTCTGTTGAGTCTAAAGCATTCTATGATATTTTTAAAGACATGGGGAAGGTGTAATATGGAAAACGTCGTTCATCTGAGCCGTAAAACTAAAATACATCGTACTTCACTGAGTGCTGCTAATATGATTACACGTAAGGAAGGGGAAGAAAGTCCTAAGACAACCCTAGCGTGGAAAATTGTAACCTCAAATCCAAATAAACCATTCAATTATAACGAGCTGAGCACCTCCATAGATATTCTATTAAAAGAAGTAGCTAGAGCTAAAGTAATTGAATAAGCTAAAAAGCTAGACTGGTAATATACAGGGCCTGGGTATGAAAATACTCGGGCCTTTTCTATCAGAAAATTTTATTTGCCTAATGACCAATAATAAAGTAGAATATTCCTTAAATCCTGATAACTATAAAAAGGAAAGCCAAATGAGCCATCGCATCGAAAAAGTAATTAAACGTGACGGTACTGTAGAAGACTTTGCTCCTGAAAAACTCAATGGTTGGGCAGAGTATGGTTGCAAAACAGTTGATGTAAGTTGGTCAGCCATTACTATGGCTGCTCAAAAAACTCTGCCTAAAGGGGTTGTAGATTCCGACACTCTGATGGATGCTTTAATTAAAGCTGCTGAAAGTCTTATCAAAGATAATCCAGCATACGACGTGCCAGCAAAGGAATTACGTCTTGCGCAGATGCGTAAACGCCTTTATGATTCCTTCGAACCACCTTCTCTACGCTTTTTCCACGATCATATGGTTAGTGTAGGTGCATGGGAAGACATGAGTGCATGGATTACCGATGAGCAATTTGAAGCTCTGAATCAGGTTATCGACCATGATCGCGACCGTCTTTTCACTAGCGGAGGATTGAAACAATTCTTTGATAAGTATTCCCGTCGTAATATCGCAACTGGCGAAATTTACGAAACCCCGCAGTTTGCCTACATGGGTATGGCAATGGCGATGCTATCTCAACCTAACTGGACAATTCTAGATGCAATCGATCTCTACAATGCAATGTCGCTCCACAAAATCAACGTTCCTACGCCGCCATTGGTTGGCTTGCGCTCTAGTGACCGTGGATTTGCTAGTTGTTGCCTCGTTGATTCCACTGACACATTGGATTCAATCGACACAGCCGAGCACATCGTCTTCAAAATGGTCGCAGCCAGAGCGGGAATCGGGTATCATCTTGAAAGCCGATCAATTGCTGATCCGGTGCGAAATGGGGCATTCCCGCATTCCGGAAAACTGCCATATTATCGACACATTGACCGCTCAGTAAAGGCCAATACTCAGCAAACTCGTGGTGGTTCTGCTACAGTGTCTTATCCTTACTTTGACCCTGAAATCATTCAGTTGATGCAGGTTAAGCAACAACGTGCTACAGATGAGAATAAAATCGATAAGATGGATTATTCTCTGAGCTTCAACAATCTTTTGTTAAAACGTTATCTGAAAAATGAAGATATTACGCTAATGTCATACTTCTATGCCCCAGAAGTTCATGAAGCGTTTTATAGTGATGACGAGGCTAAATTTGAAAAAATCTATGTGGCAGCGGAGAAACGTGTGGCATCTCTTACAAAGATCGACCACGAAGGAAAAACAGTTCCAGCAGCTCCTAAAGTCTCTGCAAAAGAAATCCTAGATACTTGGCTACGTATCCGAATGGAAACAGGACGTATGTATGCTCACCACATCGGGGAATCTAATCGTCACGGTAACTTCCTTGATCCGATCCGTATGACAAACCTTTGTGTTGAAATTACTCAGCCTACACGTCCGTTCCATCATATCACGGAACTGTATAAAACAAAAGAACAACTTGATCAAATGAAGCCGGAGGATATTGGTGAAGTATCTCTGTGTAACTTAGGTGGTGTTGTACTAGGACGCATGGAATCTCTGGCTGAGTGGGAAAAGACTTGCTATATTCTTCTGAAATTCGTTGATACCATCATTGAAATTCAGGACTATCCGTTCCCAACTATGGAATATACAGCTAAGAAACGTCGTAACGTTGGTATTGGCCTTATGAACGCAGCAGGTGCAATGGCAGCAGAAGGTCTGGCTTATGAAGGCGTTGAAGCACGTAACTGGATCCATCGTGAAGCTGAAAAACTGTCTTACTTCCTGCATAAAGCCTCTGTACGTCTAGCCAAAGAGCAAGGTGCATGTGAGTGGTTCGATCGTACTAAACCATCTAAAGGAATACTAGTAATCGACACGTACAAGAAAACTGTTGATGAACTGGTATCAGTAGGTCTAGAAATGGATTGGGAGTCTCTGCGTGCAGATATTCTGAAGTACGGTATGCGTAACTCTGTTCTGACTGCGCAGATGCCGGGAGAAAGTTCTTCTGTTCTGTTAGGCGTTACTAACTCTATTGAACCACCTCGTAAGATTGTATCTATCAAGGGTAGTGCAGTGAATAAAGTAATTGCAATTGCCCCAGGTGCAACTGATTGGGAAACTTTAATGAGCTATAAACTGGCTTATGATGTGGATCGTATTGAATGGATCAAATGGGTAGCAACTATGCAGAAATTCTTCAGCCAGTCTATCAGTACTAATATGTACTACGACTACACCAAGTTTGAGAATGAAATCATTCCTGGCCCAGTAGTAGTTCGTGATTTCATGACTGCTGTTAAATATGGTTGGAAGACTTGGTACTACGCAAACTTCAACACTGCGAATGGTGGAGGAGCGGGTGAAGAAGCAGCGGGTTGTGCTTCTGGTGGTTGCCAGTTGTAATAAAAGACAAGGAGATCTTCGGGTCTCCTTTTTCTTTGAAATTTTACTTGCTAATCGCTACCTGATTTGCTATAATATTCCTGAAATAGTGAGAAAGAGGAAAATCAATGACTACTTTACTAAACCTGAATTGGGATCATACTAACGCTGATCTTTTCCTGGGCGATTCTCTAGGTATCGCAGATTATGTACGTGTAGCACATCCAGAACTAGAACGTCTGGCACTTCTGCAACGCTCTCAATTTTGGACTGAGACAGAAATCAGTTTAGAAGCCGATAAGAAACAATGGCCTAACCTCCCACGTGAAATTCAGGAAATTACACTTCTGAATTTAGCATGGCAGACTCAAACTGATTCCTTTATCAGTCGAGCGCCTGAAGCAGCTATTATGCCACTTGTAAGTCGTCCAGAATTGGAAGGTATGCTAAAGCAGTGGAGCTACTTCGAAGACCTGCATAGTCGTGCCTATAGCAATATTATTCGTAATGTGCTGACTGATCCAGCAGAATTTATTGATTCTGTAACTAAAAACCAAGAAGCATTTGCACGTATCGCAGATTCTGTTGAACTGTTCGATGAACTGTACCAGTTAGGTCAGTATTTCATCGCAGTACGTGATCATCGTGGTGACAATACATATCCAGAAACTGAGTTCCCTGAAGTTAAGCGTGAAACTCAGGCTAAACTGTTAGATGCTTATTTTGCAATCTACGGTCTGGAAGCAATGCAGTTCTACGCATCCTTTGCATGTACTTTTGCTCTAGCAGAGAACGATATTCTGCAAGGTATTGCTAAGAACCTGCAATTAATCGCTAAAGATGAGGCTCTGCACACCCAGATGTCTAAAGCAATCATCCAGATTATGTTCCAGCAGTTTGACAAAGATCTGGTAGATGAAGCAGTGGCTAAAGCACCAGCACAGCTCCTGAAAACTCTGAAAACTGAAATTGAATGGGGTCATTTCATCTTCAAAGGTCGTAGTCTAATCGGTTTGAATGCAGAACTTCTAGAAGAATACTTGTACTTTGTGGGGCGTAATGCATTTATGCACATCGGTGTAGAATGGCCAAGTAATCTGCCGGTAATCACCAAAAACCCTATTCCGTGGATCATGAACTGGTTGGATACTACTTCTCTACAGCCTGCTCCGCAAGAAATCCAGATTGGTGCAGCCTACCGTGTAGGTCAGGTAACTGAGACCTCTACTGATACTCTGAAAGATCTGGGTAATGAATTTGGAGATTTCTTATGATTACAGCAATGTATGCAGTTGGGCCGAATGGAGAGTTCGGCCTCCGAGGTAAACTTCCCTGGGGTTCCTTCAAAGAAGAGCTAGATGCTTTCTATTCTCAACTGGACGTGTTGAATCCAGATAACATCATCATTGGTGCGGGTACTTATTTAGCACTTCCAGAAGTTGTTCGGCAACGTATGATTGGAGAATCCGACCTCTTTATTCGTGCGGATCGTCCTCTGCCTGATGATATTAAACAGGGTATCTATACCCCAATTTCAAAGATTGGGGATACATTACCTACATTCTTAAAAGATCAACAGACAGTAGTTCTAGGCGGAGCTAATCTTCTCCTAGAAATGTATCAGCATGGGCATATAGAAAGTGCTTTTGTATCTACAATCTTTAGTGAGCAGAAGCTAGAGTCAGATGTACACCTAGATAGTATGATACTGGATTATAACTATGAATCCACTCGATTAGTCTATGCAGTTGGCGCAAACAGTGATAACAGCCTGCGATTTGTACAGGAATTGGTTACTTATTAATGCAACAATACTTAAAAATTTTGACAGATGTAATTTTACTAGGTGAACCCCGTAATGACCGTACAGGAACAGGCACAGTTTCAATTTTTGATTCTTACGCTAAATTCGATCTACGTGATGGGTTTCCTGCCGTCACTACCAAACGTCTAGCTTGGAAATCCGTAGTAGGAGAACTCTTATGGTTCTTGTCTGGTTCCACAAATCTTCATGATCTACGTGTATTCACATTTGGTCGTGACGAAGGACAGTGGACCATCTGGACTCCAAATTATGAAGACCAAGCTATAAGTATGGGGTATGATAAGGGTAATCTAGGACCAGTATATGGTAAACAGTGGCGTAACTTTGGTGGGCGAGATCAGATTCTAGAACTTATTGAAGGACTCAAGAATAATCCTCATGGCCGCAGACATCTAGTTTCTGCGTGGAACGTAGCTGAACTTGATAAAATGGCATTACCACCTTGTCACTACGGCTTCCAGTGCTATGTAAGTAACGATGGATACCTAGATCTTAAATGGACACAACGCTCTGTGGATTGTTTCCTCGGTTTACCTTTCAATATTGCTAGTTATGCTTTATTAACGCATATATTAGCAAAACTGACAGGATTAAAACCTCGTTATCTTATCTTTAGTGGCGGGGATACTCATATCTATAATGACCACATGGAACAGGTAGAAGAACAGGTAAAACGCAAGCCACGCCCTCTGCCAACTCTAGTAATGCCAGAGTTTGTAGATCTTTACGACTTGCTAGAAAATAATACGGCAGCTTGGTCATTCCATTTGGAAGGGTATGATCCTCACCCAGCTCTTAAAGCTAAAATGTCTTCCTAACTCAAATAGCCCTTCGGGGCTATTATATTTAAATTTCATTTGCTTACTGAGTGAAATTTAGATATAATATATTTTATAAATCGGAGACAACTATGGGACTCTTTAAAAAGAAAGTTTATTTAACACAAAGTCAAGAACGTAGGTTCTTAGCTCTGTCTCAGTATTATCACTTACCTTTCGATCATTTTGTAGAACGGGCGTTAGAACAATTCCTAGAAAAGGAATTAAAGGCAATTAGACCTGAACCGCCAAGAGTACCAAATGATGCACAAAGAGGTCATCCATGTATTCCTCCTATGCCGCCAATTCCTCCAGCGACTAGGGTAATTATAGAAGGCGAAAACTAATGTCTATTCTTTTATCTGCTTTAGAAGCAAAACAAAATACTATTGCTGTTATTAAACAGGAAGTACTTAATCTAGAGTCACTTATTGCCGTAGAGATTGATAAAGCAATCAAAGAAAAAGAATTTAACTGCCATATTCAGGGGTTAACTGAATATTCAGAAAACGCCAGAAACAGCGTTATGCAACGACTCACTAAACTAGGCTATGTCGTAGAAGCTAAGTATGAGCAGCGTGAAGGTTTTTGGCTTGAAATTGACTGGAGCAAATAATGTCGGTTTTCCACATTTACACAGATGGTGCTTGTAAGTCTAACCCAGGTCCAGGTGCTTGGGGCTTTATTGTCTATGATGATAACGACGATCGTTTAGGTTCTAAATCTGGATATAGTCCTAAAACTACAAATAATGAGATGGAACTCACGGCTATTGTAGAGGCTCTACGTTGGTCAGTTAAAAAAGATAATAGACCAATTGTTATCTATACTGATTCTGCTTATTGCAAAAATGGTATGGAAAGTTGGATGTTTTCTTGGCAAAGGAAAGGCTGGAAGAAAGCAGATGGTGAAGTTCCTCTTAATCTAGAACTTTGGCAGGAAGCATTTAAATTAACACAGCAGTATATCAACTTTCATAATACTAATCCTACCTTTATTAAGGTTAAAGGACATTCTGGTATTAGTGGTAATGAAGCTGTAGATGCATTGTGTAACACAGTTATTACTGAAGCTGAAATGGCCGAGATGTGATAAATAAATTAAAAATCTTCTTGCTTAAAGCCCTCTAATTTAGTATAATATTCGTATTGAAAGTGAGGAGGGCTTTATGCGAATTTATAACTCAAATTCATTAGGATTTAAACCGTTGAGAAAACGTGCACAATCACCTCGTCAAATAAGAAAGGCTAATATTGGTGAGCCAGAAACACGTCTTCCACCTCCTCCAGAACAACGTTTAGTTTATCTGGATGAAGAATTAGCTGAACGCGAAAGAAAAGCTCAAGAAGAGATTGAGCGTAAGAAAATGTGTACTGCTCCAGCTTACTCCAAAGGGGCTTATCAGTATATCTATACAGCCGAAGAGGCCAAAGATGCGGGGCGTAAAAAATGAAGATTACTGAATTTAAAGGTGCTTATAGTTTCTTATCTAACTTTTATTTATCACCAATTACTTTCGAATACCTAAATGAAATATGGCATGCTGATACTGTAGAACATGCTTTTCAGGCTATGAAATCCGACCAAAAAGATGATGTAGCTCATATATTACGTTCCCTAAATGCAGGAGTTGCTAAACGTAGAGGACGTAAATTAATTATACGCCCTGACTGGGATAAGGTAAAAGATGATGTAATGCTAGAGCTTTTACGGTTAAAGTTTGCAATCCCTGATTTGAGAGACAAACTGTTAGCAACAGAAAATGCAACTTTGATTGAAGGAAATACCTGGGGAGATACATATTGGGGTGTTTGCCGAGGCATCGGGGATAATACTTTAGGAGTTCTTTTGATGCAGGTAAGGTCTGAAATTAAAAGAAGCTTACAGTTAATAAATTAAAAATTCATTTGCTAAACGCTTCAAATTCTCGTATAATATACTTCATAAATTGATAAACAAAAAGGAAAACAAATAATGGCTAAGCAGAAAAACGCAAAAACTCAAGCAGCTACTACAGTTAAAACTTTCCCGCAGACTGAGGCTAACCGCAAAGCTCGTCTGGAACGCCACCTGCGCAAGCATCCTACTGATGCTCAAGCTGCACAGGCACTGAATCGTCCGGCTCCGATTCGTCAAAAGCCGAAGGCTAAGAATGCTACTCGTTCTGTAGCCCGCCTTGTGACCTATGTACAGGGTTATGGTCACAAATCTGTTCCAGTAACACTGAGTTTCAATGCTGGAGCTGAATTGTTCTCTCGTAATGGCATGGCCATGAAAGATTACGAAAAAGCAGTTAACCAGAAGCGCAAACCAACGGCAGATGTACTGCGTGATACTCGTGGCCAGTTTGGTTCTGTTAAGCCAAATATCTTTGGCGTAGAATATAGCAAGGATAATGTTCGTGCTCTGTGTTACGGTGTGGGTATTAAATTCACAGGCGATTCTGCTCGTAAATCTGCTAAACCAGCTCGCAAACGTAAAGTGAAGTAATAGATAGGGGCGAAAGCCCCTACAGTCAACTAATTCTCTAACCAATCAAGGATATTTTTATGTTCTCTAAGAAACCACGTTCCGTTACTGAAATCGTTGCTTCCTTTACTACTATTACTGATGAACTTCAAGCTCGTATTGAGGCTGATCAGAAAATTGCTGCTGATATTCAGAAACAACAGGAAGAACTTGCCCTGAAACTGGCCGAAACTACTAAGAGTGAAAAATCTGCCCAAACTATTATGGAAAATATCCTTAAACTGCTGGGCAAGTAATTTAAGTTAGGGGGCGAAAGCCCCTCTTAGTTTGGAGAAACTATGCGTAATTTTGTAGCAAAGAATGATTTTAACCGTGCTAGCACTCATAAGTCCGCTAGAGATTATACACGACTTTCTAGTCATGAGGTAATGGATACCTGTTATGAAGAGCTGGAAGATAACTGGAATGAATGGCCAGACTTTTCTATGGAAGAAAACTGGGATGTCAGTGAGGATATGCTTCCTGGTTTTAAAGACCCCAAGAAGTGGGAGTCTATTAAAGAGACAGCTCTTTAATAGTTTTCTACACAATAAAGGATAAGTTATGAAAGTAAAACCATTTGGTATGTTAGATATTGAATCTCTAGGAACCCCAGGAGATTGTGGTACTACTCATATCGCAATGCCTTCTTTCGCTTTTGTGGCTATGCATGGGATTGATAAAGACCCTGACTTAGTATTTGTTACTTTGGATGTGCAGGATCAGCTTAATTCTGGTGCCAAAGTTACAGCATCTACTCTAGCATTCTGGATGGATCAAGCTAAAAATAGCCCGTCTGCTATTCACATTATGGAAGCTATGAAGGAACGTAATCCAAAACTGATTGCCTTCCAAAATGGTAAACATCATTGCACTAATAAATTAGGCTCAAACTATGCTGCCTTCTCTATGGCTCAAAATATTATGGAGTTGGCTCTAGGAGAAAATGCTTTGTATTATGGCAATGGCCCAGAGTTTGATATGACTATCTACTCTGCAAACACGTTCCATGCTGGAACCAATGAAGAGGTAGTTCCGTGGAAATTCTGGAATTTGGGTAATGTTCGATCTCTTCGTAATCTCTGGATGCAAGCTGGATACAGTTATAAGGCTCTAGAGACCGAAGGTATTAGCTGGGCAATAGCTAAAATGGAGAAGATGGACACCATTCGTTATGGGATATATCCGGTTAAGCACGACCCAGCATTCGATGCCTTAGTTGAGAGCTATTGTGTTGCGGCTATGATCGAAAAAATGAAAATTTGATTTGCTTCCGGCCCCAAAATTCTGTATAATATATTCATAAATTTGAGAAAACAATAAAAGGAAAACAAATATGCCAGTATCTAAAAATGTTCGTAAAAATGGTAAGAAAGCTACTCGTAATCTGGGTATCCGTCGTATGGCTGAACGTCAATCAGGTGTCCAGAAAATCTTTGATCTGCTAAATCGTGCTAATCCTAAAATTGATAACAGTAACGATACTGTTCTGCGCACTCTGCTGGCAATTGGTCTGTAATAGATCAAATTTAAACAAATTCAAATCTCAAACTTCATATAAGGAAGCAAATAATGACTACTCGTATTTCTAAAACTCGCGCTCTGGCAACTATCAAATCTCTGGAAGCTAAAATTCGTAAAGCTACTGAACAACAGCTTCTGATCGCTGTTGGTGAAGGTAAGGATAAAAATAAGGTTGTAGTTGGCGCTGCAATCGAAGTAGACGATCTATCTGCTCGTATTAAGGCAGATTTCCAATCTCTCCTAGATATGATGTCCCAGCGTGATCGTATCAAAGCTGCTCTGATTAAGAGCAATGCAGAAACAATCGTTGAGATCGGTTCTCGTAAAATGACTGTTGCGGAAGCAATTGAAGCTAAGCGTTCTATGGAGCTTAAAGCTCAGCTGCTGGCTAACATGCGTAAGCAGTTCCATGCCGCTACGGTTAAGTTTAATACACAGAAAGCACAGTTTGATGCTAAATATGAGCGTTTGCAGGATAGCATGGCTACCCGCGATAAGAAAACTTCCGAAGATGAAGTTAAAATGCAGCTCAACCTGCTGGAACTCAAGAATACTCCATTCTTGATTGATCCGCTGGAACTGGAGAAGCTGATTAAACAGCATGACGAGGAATACCAGGACTTTGCAACAAATGTTGACTTTGTTCTGTCCGAGTCTAATGCCTCTACCTTCATTGAAGTAGAGTAATAATTTAAAAGCTAGTAAATCGGTAGACGAAAGCCCAAGCATCTTACCTCGCAGCAGCGGTTGAAATACGAGGTTAAATAAGACCGCTGACCATACTATAAAGTATAATCTATTGGAGATTATGTTTATTACACCAGCCTTTTAAGCTGACACGTAAGAACAAAGCGTCGTTGATATTACCGACACAACTTCAAAGATCAACATTTAAGTATGAAAGCTGAAAAGTTTAAAGAACTCAAACTTCTAAACTTCTAAAGCTAAAAGATGCAAAGTATTCGTTGATGATTCAAACCCTAGATCAAAGGTACATGGCTCATAAGATAGGGCCTGTGGCGCCTCTAGGCTGTTTATCGGTTTACTAGTTTCACAATTTAAAAATGTATTTGCTAATCTACTAAATTATATGTATAATATATTTTTAAATTGATGAAACGAGGCTATTATGACTTTTCATATTTTGATTGATGATGTGCGTAATCTTCACGGAATGGACATTATCATTCGAACCCCAGAAGCCGCTGTAGAGTTTCTGAATAAAACTGATACCACAGGCCATTTCGTTTATATGGATAATGACTTGGCTGTAGATGGTATGGAAGGTTATCAAATTCTTCGTTTACTCTTAGAATTTGGGCAGAGACCAAAGAAAGTGGTACTAGTAACCTCGAACCCAGTAGCTAAGCAAAGTATGCGTAATGATTTGCTTGACTTAGGGTATAAAGAAAATCCCAATCGTGTTGAATATGATTGGCAGGAGTAAAAAGAATGAAGGCAGCTTTGCTTTTAGTAGCTGCCCTTACCTTCAGCTTTAGTAGTCAGGCATCGCACGATGCAAAAGAAATAGATTGCATTGCTAAAAATATCTATTTCGAAAGTCGTGGTGAGGGCATAAAGGGAATGACAGCGATTGCACATGTTACTAAAAACCGTGTAAACTCCGGTAAATTCCCAGATTCCTACTGTAAAGTAGTATATCAGTCTAACCAGTTCTCTTGGGTATCTAAGAGACCAAAAGTTGATAAAACTGATGAGGCTTGGCAAACTGCTAAGAATTTAGCTAGAGTGATATACTACGTTGATTTACCACAAGATCCTACACATGGAGCACTATACTTCCATAGTGGTAAAGATAAACCTTACTGGACAAAGAAATTTAAGAAAACAACTAAGATTAAGGGACATACATTCTATAAACCTGTTGTCACTAAAACTTAAAAATTTACTTGCTTAAGTACTTAAATTTCTGTATAATACTTTCATAAATTAATGAGAGGAAGCGAAATATGAAATCAGTTGTAATTATTGGCGTTAACACTCGCGGTATTCGTACTACGAAAACTGTTAAAACTTCTAACGTTGCTGAGATCACTACGAACCCTAAAAAGTTTGATTTCGCCAAAGTCTCAGCAGTTATGACAGAACAATCTTTTAACCAAGCGTTAGGAATGAAATAATGGAAGAGAATATTTTAGATGTTTTGCGTAGAGCTTTGCAGGATTCTAAGTTTAATGGTTCTGATAAAGAAGTCGCTAAAAGCTATCAGACCATAATCGGGGATCTTCAGCGTATTGATAAAGATTTCATCACTTCTGAACAATTTGTGTCTTATCTCAAAGCTCAACTAAAAAGCATTAACCAGATGAAAGCTAAACTTCATGGTCAAGATCTTGATAGTTATAGCTTGCAGTCTGCTCAGTATGAATACATTCTAACTAAGTGGTTGCAGGAGTATCTGCCTCCTCAGTTATCTGATACTGAGATTCGTAAATACTTTGCAGAATTAGTTAAGCTAAACCCTGGAATTACAAAAGGTATGCTGATGAAAGCGATTAAGGAAGAATTTTCTGGGCGTTATGATGGTGGTACTGCTGCTCAGATTGCTGGCGAATTTAATTAAAAATTTATTTGCTAAATGCCTTTAAATTCTGTATAATATATTCATAAATTAGGGAACAGCGAGCCGATTACGCTGAACTTGTCTTAATGTAAGATGCGTCGAGCACTAAGATTCGTTGAATAGAGTCGGTGGGTTAGTTGTAAAACTAGTACACAGGGGGCGGCAATCCCGGTTAGTGGCTAGAACGTGTAAAATGAGGCGTCTGAAACCTCTCCCCTAAACTCTTCTCTAATTTATAAATAGTGGGGTGTGGAAATCACTTATGTAGTAACACTGCCGTCCTAGTATAATTGGTATTATCAAGCCGTAACTGGTGGAAGATGTAGGTTCGAATCCTACGGTCGGTAAGAACTGGATAACTGATGCTTTTAACGTAAAAGCTTCCGAGGTTAGTTGCGCACTGCCTAAACCACGCGGTAGTTGGTTCCAGACTAACCAACCAGTCTGCTGAATAGTTTTATTACGATTTAACTATGTCCAGGCTAAAGAAGAACTTTAGAAGGTATTCTAGGGTAGTGAAGTTCTTTCTCCATATCGGAGTAGTTTTTCAAGCTATCCACAAAGTGGGAAATGCTGACATGAGAGATGTCACTAATGGTGCACAATAGCACAGGTAATTCGCGATAACTCCTGTTGAGTAGCAGCAAAAGGTGGGAAGTCATGACCCCAAGCCTAACCGAGTCCTCAATATACCGCAGGACATAACCACTAAGTCACCCTGACTTAAACTGGAAAATAATAGACGTTACCGTATTTTGTCTTGAAATACTTAATGAGTGAGACTTATGACTCTCCCGGTATCGTCTGTATTTTTAAGAGTTTTTACGAGAGTTCTTAAAAATACTTAAACGGGGTGTAGTCTAAGGGAGAGGCAGGAGTCTTCTAAATTCCTTTATGCAGGTTCGAATCCTGTCACCTCGGCCAATTTTATTAACTGTAACTAAAATAAAGGAAATATATGTTTGCTACTAAAAACACTAAAGAACTGACTTATGAGCAAAAATTAATGCGTAATATCAAACGTTGGGGTATTGGGGCTGCAGTTGGTTTGGTAGGTTTAGTTCTGGCTCTTAACTCTTACACTGTTGTTCAAGACGGTACTGTTAAAACCCAGACCTTCCTGGGTAAGGTTGACCCTAGCCCAGTATTACCCGGCTTTCATATTGTAAATCCTTTTGCTTCTTTCGATACTTTTAGTACTAAAGATATTGCTCTAAAATTAGATAAACTTCAGGTCCCTAGTCAGGATAAGTTTAAATCCACTGTTGACCTGACTGTTATGTTGCAGTTTGATGGTTCTAAGGCACCGATTAACCGTATTAATGCAGGTACTCAGGATCAAGCGTTAGACAAATATGTAACTGAAAAATTACTGTCTACTATTCGTGAGTTTGGTAAGTCTGTACCTAAAGCACAAGATTTGTTTGATGCTAAAATTCAGGCTCAATTGCAAACTGCAATTCAACAGGAAGTTGAAGAGTATGCACGCCCATATGGTTACACAGTTAAGCAGGTGTTTCTTCAGGATATTACTTTGCCACCGGTAATCATGGAACAGGTACAGAATACCAAAGTTCGTGAAGAGCAAGTTAACGCTGCGAAAGCTGAACTTGCCCGCGTTGAACAGGAAGCACAGCAAAAAGTTAAACAAGCAGAAGCAGATCGTGAAGCTCGCAATAACCAAGCTATTGCTAATGAACGTGACGCAGATGCTAAACTGTACGCAGCTAAGAAAGAAGCTGAAGCTAACGCCGCACTACAACGTACCATTACTCCTGAGATGATTCGTTGGAAACAACTGGAAGTTGAGATGATTCGTGCTCAGAAATATCAAGGTGGTGTACCTCAGACTGTAGTTGGCACTGGCTATGATGGTCAAATGATCATGGATATGCGTAACAAGTAATAGTTACACGTAATCTTCGAACTAAGCCCGCGTTTTCTCCGAGAGCGCGGGCTTTTCTGTATTTTAAGGCAAAAGAAAAAGCCCCTAAGTCTTTCGACTAGGGGCTTTATTGTTTGGTTCTTTAGAACCATATACTCTTGTTACAGCAACCACCCATACGGGAGGCCAATCTTGACTGAAAATCTACTCTAGGGGGCAGGATAAGAGTAGGCTTAAAGGCAAACGGATTGAACGCCGGTATTTGCGTAAACATTGCTGGAGAGCAACAACGTGCTACAGGCATTGGGCAGCACGAAACAGATTTTCTGCAACACATAATTCCTCCTTAGGAGTTATCACCGCTATTTTGAGCTTTTGCAATTTGGCTTTGGCAGAAGCTATTAAACTTACCCATAAGTGATACAAGCTGCTTCCCATCCTCTGTCTTTGCGAAGTCTTCGAAAAGGGCTAGTACTGCCTGTCCTTCCGCAGAAACCTGCGGTTGATGGGTTTGTTGCTGAACTTGCTGCTGCTGCGGCATCTGTTGCTGCATTTGTTGAGGCATTTGCGACTGCCCACTCATTTGCTGCATCATTTGCATAGGACTCACACTTCCAGGGTTTTGCTGGAGTTGTTGCTGCATCTGTTGCGCTTCTGCTAAACGCTGTTGCAACTGTTGTAAGTAGGGATTATCCAGACCCGGAATGGGCTGCTGGGAGCCCATACTTTGATTAAGTCCGTTATTTACAAAACCATATTTACTCATAATGGGCTCCTCCCCTTAATATTAAGCCGGCAGTTTAGCCTGCAGACCAGCCAGAGTCTGAGTGATAGCACCAAGACTTAAAGCGATTTGATTAATTACCTGACCGTTAGCACCGCTACCCGCAGCGATTGCTTCACGTAGGCGACATGCGTCTAACTCATCCTGGATACGCGCAGTAGTTACACCAGCGATCGCAGTCTGAAGTTCACAGCAACATTCAGCGATCTGACGTTCCAGAGAGTTCTGGTTAGCACACATCTGAGCCTGAACAGCGGCAAACTGGTTATTAGTTTGTAAAGTCTGCTGGAAAGCGATCTGTGCAGAATCAAACTTATCTTGTGCACGAGCTATCTGGTTAGCTGCGAAAGATTGATCAATCTGGCGAGAAAGATCGAACTGACCCTGAATAACGTTGCGAGTTTCCTGGCAGATCTGATTAGACAGATTAGCACCTGTACCATAGATCGTAGTTAGTACAGACTGAGTATCACGGCTCTGGTTTTGGGATGTCTGGCTAAAACCATTGTTAACTGCGCTTAAAACAGCTCCAGTACCCTGATTAGCTTCTGTACGAGTAGTGTTAATAGCTGCTAGAATACTAGCGGTATCTTGGTTCTGAAGTACTGCATCAACTGCGGTACCATCACTAACTACACCACGTCCACCGAATCCACCGAAACCACCAAATCCGCCTGTTAATAGAGCACCGATTAGGATAGCTCCGAATAGGCCCATACCTTCTCCACCGAAAGCACTTGCGTTAGCTGGGAATGCACCCATGCCAGGGAAGCCGTTAGTAAATACGTTTACTGGTTCTTGCATTTTATGTTTTCCATATTTATGACAATGTTCATCATCGTCATCTTCTTCATCTTTATCATCGTGTTCACGATGTTCTTCTTCGTAGGCTTTGACTTTCTCCCACTTTTTCTTATCTGATTCCTCGTGACGATGCAGTTCTGCTGCTACGCTAGCGACGGTTTCAGGACTCTTAGCTACTTCTTCTGTCATTTTTTGACACCTCCTAGTATATAGAAAATGTGTGTCTCTTTGATCACTCATCCATAACATATACTTTACACTACCCCGGCGAAAATGTCAAGGGGTCTTTAAAAATTGCCCCCAGATTTTTAGTGGGGTCACAAATTTCGGTACTCACCACTTATCTGCTACCCTTAAGCATCCTATGATTTTCCTCTAAAAAGTTAAAAAATTCAATTGCTTGAATGCTAAATTCTCTGTATAATATATTTATAAATTTGAGAGAGGAATCTAATATGACTGTTGATGAACTAACAGAACATCTCTTATCTAGAGGGTTTGATACAGATAAATATCATTGCTGGTTAAGCCCAGAAGGCTGGCTAACAGTCCCATTGTATGACTTCTCTGGGATGTTGAGAGGCTATCAGACTTATAATCCTTCTGCTCCAAAAGGTCATGGTAAGTGTCCCTTTGAGGCTAAATATTTTACTTATTCTACTACACAGTGTGTATGGGGACTAGAAACTCTCAATGGAGATGAAAAAGTAGTATTGATTGCTGAATCTGTATTTAAGGCAGTTGCGTTACATAACGCTGGTTATCCTGCCCTAGCAATGTTGGGTTCTTCCCCCGGAAAAGCGTTGTTAAAGCAATTGAAATTACTACCTTTTAAATTGGTAGCTGTTGGGGATAATGATCCTGCTGGCGAAAAGTTTGCTAGACAATTAAATGGGTTTGTTTCTCCTATAGATGTGGATGAGATGTCTACCGAAAACTTGAAAAATTTTCTTGCTATGAAGTTAAATTTCTAATATAATATATTTATAAATTCGGAAGAATAGCATAACGGTATTGCAGCAGATTGCTAATCTGTCGGTTTGAAATATAGCCTTGTGGGTTCGATTCCCACTTCTTCCGCCAAATTCTGGTTCTCAAGCTCATATGGTATGAGCACCCGGCTCATAACCGGAAGGTACGTAGGTTCGAATCCTCGGGGAGCCACCAACTTAATTAGGGGATTACAAGTGGAATTATACATAGTTTATGTTGTGTTTATTCAAGATAGAGAATACCCTGATGAATATAAAAAAGGATATAGGTTAGCCAGAGCTACCTCTGAAGCCCAAGCTATGGATAAAGTGGCAGATTATATGATTACGGTAGAAAACGTACACTATATCGACTACCTTGAAGCTTCAAAAGTAATTGACTAAATTACACGGGGGTGTAATCGAATTGGCATAGGTACTGGACTTAAAATTCAGGTTTTGTGGGTTCGAATCCCACCACCCCTACCAAATTAAGGAAATAAGATGTATAGACATCCACCTCCGCTAACACGTCGTTCTAGGGAAGTCATCCTCATGGAATTGACGAAAAACTTCAAGGCGACCCTTGAGGATAGAGACTTAGGCACAGATGAAGACGTTGATTTCCTCTGTAAACTATTAAAAATGAAACTGGAGAAACAACATGGCTAATCCTGAAATTACCATGCAACGATTCATGGCTAAAGGCATGATAGCCGAGGCAGGCATTGAACAAGAAGTAAAAAGTTATTACGAACAGATTAAGGATATTATAGACTCTGCTAAAAACACCGGAGAAAAAGAACACGGTGCAGCAATTATGGCTATAACTCTTATTAGTCTAGACTTAGCTGAAGAATCTGGAGTTTAGCTCCTCCAAACAGAATTTTTAAAAATGTACTTGCCTTTTGCTTTAAATTTCTGATATAATAGTTGTATAAATTGATGAAGGAGTTAACGAATGCAAAATCGTGTTGTAGCAACTGGTATTGAAAGTGCAATCTGCAAATCCTGGGAAGACTGGGAAGGTGAGATTGAGTGGCTCTATCTCTATAACGTAGAGCTTTTACCGGAAGTTAAAGCTAAATGTATTGAAGCTGGCATGGCTCCAGATGCAAAAGCTGATATTGATATTTTAATGTCTGAACTTAAAGGTCGTGTAGTTACCGTTAGTAATGAGGGCGAAGAAGTTTTCGAACTTCCGTTCTCCTTAACTGTCACTCCTAAGTTCGACTAACTAATACAGCACTGAGCAAGTTCTTTAAAATTTGACTTGCTCAGTGCCTTAAAACTTGGTATAATAGTTATCTAATTCGGAAACATATTTAAAAGTGTTTAAACTAGTATTTGAATACTTTTAAATATGTTGGATTAGTATCGTAGAGGTAGCGAAGCAGACTGTAAATCTGCCGACTCGGAAGGGTCTCGGGTGGTTCGACTCCATCATCCAACACCAAATTTAAGTCCTGTTAGACAAACTGGTAAAGTCACTACCCTTTCAAGGTAGGATTTGCGGGTTCGATCCCCGCACAGGACGCCAATTTCTGCATTCCTAGAGTGTTACTGGACAGCATGTCGGTCTCCAAAACCGTACGGTCTAGGTTCGAGTCCTAGTAGGTTTGCCAAAATTTGCACCTTTAGCTGAGATGGATTAGCGCTTGCCTGAAGAGCTTGAGAGGTTCGTTCGATACGAACAGGGTGCACCAAATTAAAGGAGCTGCTGATGCATCCTGAAAACTTCTTTATTTACTGCGCGGATAAGTCGCTGAAACGTAGAATTAATAAAGTCTATCATTATCGTGCTAGTCAACAGCCTTATGTATATGCTTTTGACGGTGATCACATTCCACTAGAACAATTATCTTGTGATTACATGATATTGAAGAACTTTGACGAGACGAAGATCTCAAGCGTTCATAATCGACAGAATCCATTAACGTGGAAATATAAGAAGAAAAAGAAAGGCATCAAATTCTTAAAAAATGTAGTTGCTTAGTTTCCGAAAGTTCTGTATAATAATTACATAAATTGAACTGGAGAAGCAACATAACAGAACAAGATAAACCGACCGTTGGCTGAATGGCTTAGGCGAAGGATTGCAAATCCTTTTTATGTGAGTTCAAATCTCATGCGGTCGTCCAATTTGCTGAAAGAATTGTTAAATCAATTCAGGCACGCGTAGGAACACTGTCTCCGTAATTGAAAGATGAGGCACGGTTTGGAGAGGTATGCCGCTACACGCTACGGTGCTAACTCCGTCTAGGTGAAAATCCTAGTCAGCAATATAAATTTAGGGTCGTTAGCCAAGCGGTTTGGCGGTGGACTGTTAATCCATGTCGAAAGACAACGTAGGTTCGAATCCTACACGGCCCGCCAAATTCTGTGTAGAGTTAAGTAAACCGGTAGCCAACCAGCTATCATTGCTGACATCGAATTCAGCCACAGATACCATTTTCATTAATAACTGAGGAAACAAGCATGTCCAAGAATGTGATTGCGCAGCTAGAAGTTCATCGTGATAGCACTATCAACAATATTGAAGTTGAGAAGAAATACATCGAAGAACTTAAACATGATATACTAGTAAGTCTCAATCGTCTTAATGTACGAAAAGAGTTTCTTAAAGAACTTAATGCAGCTATTGAAAAACTCAAAGCTGAGTAAATAAATTATGCGACCGGGGCTGGCTTGGTAATGGTACTCCCCTGTCACGGGAGGGAATGTGGGTTCAAATCCCATCGGTCGCGCCAAATTAATTCAGTATGAGAATATACTATGCGTAATGCTAAAGAAGAGCTGTTACTCGCCTTAAAAAATACCAATTCTAAAGTTAAGTGTATTAAAATAGAATTCGGGTATTATGGGGATAAAAAAATTTGGGTACTACCTTTAGGCTATACAGAAGAAGATATTGAGGATTTTCTTAATAACCTAGACTTTGAATATGATTCTGGATACGGTGGACAATTACTTTATGGTAATGTATGGTTTGCCGATGGAACTTGGCTAGAACGTGGGGAGTATGACGGTGCTGAGTGGTGGGAATACAAGGCCACCCCAGCAATCCCAGAGGAATGCCGAACAATTAATGTTGAAGTAGATAATACTTTACGGTTAAACTAATAAAATTTCAGTGCAGAACACGGAGCTAGCAATTCGGAAGTGCTGACTCATGATAAGCTGCCTATGTACTTGCGAAGCGGTCGTGTCCAAGACTCGGACTCTTGCACTGAAAACAACCAAACATTCTAGCGTGGTTGATGGGGAAACCAACTTGGCGAGGGCAGAAGCTCGTTCGATTCGAGTGAAAGAAGGGTTCTCGTAAGTCCGCACAAGGGATAACAGGTTCGAATCCTGTCTAGAATGACACTATAAAGTTTACTTATTATGTAGGTTCCGATAGATCGGCGGGTCTATTCTGGCTTTTAAGAGAAGTCTCGCAAACTTCTTTGTCAGCCGTGGGGTTGGTAGCCTCCAGGTGGCCTACACAATAAGTAAATTTATTAAAAATTCATTTGCTATTATGCTTAATTATCTGTATAATATATTTTATAAAGTGAGTTAACAAAAATTAACAGTGCGTAGCGCAGTTGGTAGCGTGGGAGCCTTGGATGCTTCGGGTCGCAGGTTCGAGTCCTGCCGCACTGACCAAACAATTGCGGGTTAGATCTCTGGTAGAGATCGCTAGTCTCATAAGCTAGAAAGAGGTAGGTTCGATTCCTGCACCCGCTTCCATTTTAATAGAGGATTTCGAAATGAAAGTATTTCGATTAGTAGTAAGTGACAAACGTTTAGGTAATAATACCTCAAGATCCTTACTTGCACATTATGGAAAAGATGAAAAAGAAGTAATGGCGGAGTTTGGGATTAATCATTCTTACTTAAAAGTCCATTCTATTAAAGAAGTATATAATGGCTACTAATAGGTCGCTAGCGCAATAGGTTTAGCAGCATCCGACTTTTAATCGGAAGGTTCTGGGTTCGAGTCCCAGGCGATCTACCAATTTAAAGGAATTTGTTATGAATATTAACAAAGTTCTAGAAACAATATCAGAAATGTCTGGCAGAGCCGGAAAACGCTTTACCGAACTGTGTATTAAAAATCAAAAAGTACCAGAACATCAGTGTCATTATTGTCGAGACTGTGAACAATACCATGAAATGTGTATGGTTGAAGATTGGGTCTGGGATCAGATAAGAAAAGAGCAGCCCAAAGATATTGTTCTATGTTTCACTTGTATGGAACGACGCTTAGGACGTAAAATTACTCTCAAAGATCTTAAGCATGTTCCGTGTAATGCACCTTACTTCATTGGCTTTAGAATGGAGAGATTTTAATGACTATCTGGTTTTACTTAATGAAGCAGAAAATAAAAGATTCCTATGTATTTTCTGCCGATTTTACAATAGGTATGTTTTTAGCGGGATTTTGTGAATTTCTGTTCGAAGCATTTTTAGTAGCAAATCTTTTGCTCGGTTAGTTTAATGGGAGAACCCCGTCTTTACACGGCGGTTGCGATAGTTCGATTCTATCACCGAGTACCAATTAACTCAAAATAAGGAATTGCAAATGCAATTATCAAGCAAGGTTCAAGGCTATTTCGGTCATGTAACAATAGAGTTCGCTATCTCTAAAGGTTGGGACTTCGAACAAGACCTAGCTGAATTCTACAAAGATATTGATCTGAACGTACCGTATATGGGACTTTCTACTGGTCAGGAGATCACAGAAGCCGATGTATTCAAGGCAAGTCAAGGTGAGATAACACCTAGTTTTGCCGAGTTCTGGTTAGGAATTACTTTGAAGGATACTGCGCCAGATGAGGGTGTGTTTATGCAAAGTATGCACTCTGGAAGTTCAGACTATCTTTACGTTCGTGATGTAAAGGAACTACAAGAAATCTGCAAAAATGTACTTGCTTAATGCTTAATTTCTTGTTATAATATTTATATAAATTGATGGGGAGAAATCCTCATCATAGTTCACTAAGGTATTAGCTCGACCTAGGACTGGCTGCCAAAAAGCACGATCCCTACGATTTGGGAGAAGTTCTAGATTAGTCCACTAGATTCATGGCAACTGAATAGTGTATCGGGTTTGCGAGATGACGCGGTTCCTTCCGCTCGAAGCGAAGGTGCTGTAGTTACGCCGAGCTAATAGCCTTAGTAAACTAAAGAATTTGGGGAATGGGTCTGCATGGAGTGGACACCTCGCTTGCACCGAGGACATCAGAACGGTTCGATTCCGTTATTCTCCACCAAATACGCGTGATTGATGGAATGGGCATACATACCGTCCTTAGAAGTCGGGTTTTGAGGGTTCGAATCCCTTGTCACGCACCAAATTTGATGTTCAGAGTAAATTAAACCTACTATCTCGGTTGAGCTGTTTTAATGGGTTCGAATCCCAGTGGGGCGTAACTGCCTGGTGTGATAGAGGCATCATCTTATTATTGGAAGAGCAAATCGAATTGGCGACGAAAACCGCTTGGAAAGTGGCTGACTGGTAAAACGGCTTGAGAGTTCAAATCTCTCCTCTTCCGCCAAACAAATAGAAGGTAGGGCGTAGTGGTACGCAACTAGTCTTGAAAACTAGCCCGCTGTAGTGATACGGTGATGGTTCGACTCCATTACCTTCTGCCAACTTATAGGGTAATATATGTCTTTAACGAAAACTGTGAAGGTTACACTAACTGATGGCACAGAGTTTAGTGCACAAATAACTTTACTAGAAGACGGTTATTGGGAAGTATATCTTCCACACGTTAATTCTACTGGTAGAGGATGGACTCAACAACAGGCTATTGTTGATGCTTTAAATGAGGCTTCTGCTGGTTTATAAAAGTTCTTGGAATATGCCGGAATTGGTAGATGGGACTGCCCAATAGGTTTACTAGGAACATCCACTCCTAGAAATATACCTTAAAAGCGGTTGAGTTAAATGGTCTAACTCATGAAGGTTCAAGTCCTTCTATTCCTCGATACATCAATGGCTCAAAGTGTAACGGTGCTATTTGATGCTCTTGGAAAGACTTTCCCGACAGGCGTTCGGGGGTAAGCTTCTGAGGCTAGAATAGAAGAGTTTCTGAGAGCCACCACAATTGAAAATTCGTACTCGTCTTGAGCTGCGTGCAATAGGAGATAACTTGATTAGTATTCTAGAACATGCTAATTGAGGAAGGTTTCGCTAACCCTGCGAGTTTTCAATTGTGGCTATATCATAATTGGTTAATGATCCTGATTGTGAATCAGGCCTATGTGGATTCGAATTCCACTAGCCACCCCAAGTTAACTTAAATAGGAAATAAAATATGGCTGATTTCTGCAAACAATGCTCCATTGATATGTGGGGCAGAGATACTGGTGATCTTTCTGGTTTGATTACAGAAGCCGAAGTCAAAGAAGGTTATGGTGCAGTTGTGGTTTGCGAAGGATGTGGAGTCATTCGAGTAGATCATGAAGGTAAGCGTCTTGAAGACCCTGAGCCAGTTACTCTATTTCCGTAGAGTAAAGAATTATTGGGATGTAGATCAATTGGCAGATCGTCGGCCTCTGACTCCGAAGGTTCCACGTTCGATCCGTGGCATCCCAGCCAAACAATTGGAGAGTAGTGTAACGGTTAGCACTGGAGATTTTGAATCTCTTAGTTAGGGTTCGAATCCCTACTTTCCTGCCAATTTATGCGTGATTAGTTCAGTGGCTAGAATAACTGGCTTCCAACCAGTAGACACGAGTTCGACTCTCGTATCCCGCACCAATCTTTAAGGAATCTCTATGCACGTTTTTGAGTTTCGTAATAAAAGTACTGATAAGCGAGTTATCATTATTGGAGAAACATATCGAGCATATGAACAAACTGACGGCTCTGTTATCTTGAATGATGAGAAAGGAGGTTTTAGCTTTTATCCAGAAGAATCTTATGAAGAGTTTCGTACTAAGTTTCTTTTACCAGACTGGCTAGCAGTAGCCGAGCAACGAGAATCCGAAGATGGCTGATAACCTAAAATTAAAGGTTGACAAACAAAAGAAATACGTTGAGGTTGAATTAGGCGAAGAACGCTTAAAGCTAACTTTCGAGTTTCTTCAGCAGTTGGCTATGGCAGTTATGACTGATAAGTCTCCCGTTATTGAAAAAGAAATCCCGTTGAAATAGGAAGCAACATGGAGTTTACTTGTTTAAATTGCGGAATCACAAAACCTAAAAGTAGGGGCTCCGCAGGTAAGTATTGTGGTCCTGCTTGTCAGCAGGAGTACCAGACAAAGCAAAAAGTATTAAAGTGGTTGGCAGGTGAAGAACCTGGTTATACTGGTAAAGCTGCACAATTAAAACCTTTTGTTAGGAAGTGGCTGTGGGATACTCGTGGTACTGCTTGTGAAGTATGTGGTTGGGATGGGAAACATCCAATTGACGGAGCAGTTTTAACTGAGGTAGATCATATAGATGGAGATGCAACTAACTGTTCTCCAGAAAATCTAAAGATTCTCTGCCCTAACTGTCACTCTATGACCCCTACGCATAGGGCCAGAAATAGAGTTTCAACAAGACAACGATAGCTCTTAAAGCATTGCTGGCGATGCAACGGTCTTGTAAACCGTGGAACCGGGTTCGATTCCTGGTGGGAGCACCAAATTTAAAAATTCATTTGCTTTCTCTCTTATTTATTGCTATAATATTTATATAAATTAATGAGAGGAAACCAAATGAAACGTTATCTTTCTGTAGTATTCCAAACTAGTGGCCAAAGATATACCTATGAATTTCCATCTTCTTGGAAAATCAAAGAAGGTGATCAAGTAGTTGTGCTAACCCCGCGTGAAGAGTATAAAGTAGTAACGGTTAAACAAGTATTTCCAAAAGATCATGAACCAGCTAAAGGCATTCGCTATAAGATGATTCATGGTATAGTGCGTCAAGTACCACGAACTGAGGTAGAAGTAGATAAGACTGGAGAAACTAAATTCCATTATACTTCTTACTTAGACAGTGTGTGATGTAAATATTTTAATGCTTCGGTAGCTTAGCGATCTAAAGCACTCAGCTGATAACCGAGAGATCGGGGGTTTAAATCCCTCCCGGAGTACCAAATTTAGGAATTAAGACTATGCGTCCAGGAAAGTTTAAAAAAGCTAATTGGTCTAAAGAGTATAAAGAATACTTACTTAGTCTAGTAAAACATAATAGTTAGTTGGCAGAGTGGTTATGCACCTCCTTCATACGGAGCGACTACAGTGGTTCAAATCCACTACTAACTACCAAACAGGAGATCTAATGAAAGCGTACCAAAATCTTAAATCTGGCGTAATTAATATTGTTCATAATAATCAGATTATTCAATTATACTCTAAAGATGGTGAACTTAAACAAAAAGTTCTAGTTGAGGATCTAGAAGGTATCACACCTCACTTTGACCCAGAGTCCTTTCGTGAAGTCAAGGTGGAAGTCGCCCCTCAAATTGAAGGTGGTCAACACCTAAACGTCAATGTGTTAAGTCGTGATCAGCTTTTGGATGCACAGAAACATCCTGAAAAATACCCTCAATTAACTATCCGTGTTTCAGGGTACGCTGTACGTTTTAATGCACTGACGCGTGAACAACAGAACGATGTTATTAGTCGTACATTTACTCAGGCGATGTAATGGGGCTTGGATACGGTTTCTACGAACTACGTAAGGTAGTCGAGCAAACTCCATTTATCTCCCAAGTTTTAGGAGAAATGTGTGGATCGAGCATTAAGACGTCATCACCGGCAACGTGTGAAGAACAACCGCAAGAAATACTGGACAGTCTTCCCACATGAAGAAAGCCCTAAACGGTTAGGTATTATCACTACTACTCCTTGTATCTGTTCTTGTTGGATGTGTGGGAATCCTCGCAAACACTTTAAGAATAGTAAAGCAGGGATGAAAACCTCGGAAATTAGGAAAATGGAAGCAATGATTACGGATATTTCAAATGATGAATTTGATGGCTTTGTAGGATTCGGAGAAGGAATTAGCTCAGGCTGTTTCGAAGATGAACGCCCCGATCTGTGATTAATAACAAACCCCAGCTATTGAATAAGTAGTCTGGGGTTTTTCTATATACAGGTAAATAATTTATGTATAATAAAATTCATCCACATTAGGTTAATTTAAAAGACTTAATGGAGGTAATATGAGCCGTACTTATCGTAAACAATCTGGTGATCAGTGGTGGAAGTCTAAAGCTAATTACACCCAGGGATATACTTTCCTCAAAGCAAGTGGCTACTGGATTCGTGTTACTTATGCTAAATCCTGGGATGAGGTAGAACAGGAAATGGAAGAAGCAACCATTCGTAATGAGAAAAAGGATGGTTATAGCTGGAATTCTGTTAGTAAGAATGTTAAGTGGCATTCTAATAAAATGGTTCGTCAAGGGAATCGTCAAGAACTCCACCGCGTGATGAAAGACCCAGAAAATTACGACTATAATCGCGATCATGACATGCGTAAGCGTGGGTTATGGTGGTGCTATGACTAAATTCTGAAATAATTCATTTGCTAAACCTCTCTTTTCTTGCTATAATATATTTATAAATTGATGAGAGAGGTTTGAAATGAAAACTCGTCTAGACTGTGCTATTCACGTTGTCGAGCATAGTGTTGTTGGAACCTGTATGTCTTACCATGAGGCAGGTCGTTTAATTAAAGAACGTGTGGCAGATGTGTGCGGATTGAAGATTACTGCTGAGGAAGCTGATGATCTTTTAGGTCAAGCACTAGAGAAAACCGAAATGTTTCTCTGCGATTCTTGTTCTTGGTGGTGTGAAGCTCACGAACGTTCTTTCAACGATTATGATGTATGTCGTGATTGTAGTGGGGAGGATGAAGATGGATAAGTTTATTATTGCACTGATGATCTCCACGGTTAGTTTCGGTTCTCTAGCATCTACCAAAGTTTTTATGAAAAATGGGAATGTTAGAATACAACAGAACGGCATTATTACCGAGTATGGTAAAGTTCGTGATGTTAAGGAACGTAATGGTAAAGTAGAAATATATACTAATAAAAACTTCTCTACTCCAGCCGTTACTATTAGCAAACGCGGTGAAATAACCACTCAACGTACTAATAATTCTGATTCTTTTACTTGTCGTTATGATTGCGACTTTGAAGGTGAAGATGAATAATTTAGATCCTAGAATTAAATTTGCTATTACAGAAATCCAAGATCAAATTGATGAGGACTTCACTGTTTGGTCAAGGTCTGGTAATGGAGAATATTGCCAGCTTTATAGCATGAAAATGGGTATCTCAATTGAGCTTAATATCAACTCTGAAGGTAGAGTAGAAGCCCAACCCATGTTCAGTGTTCCAGGCTTCTCTGGATTTGTTGCAGGTATAAAATTGTGTCTACCAAATAACCATCTTCATCGAGTTATTTGTCAGCTAGTGACTATTAAGCATTTCTTGCCAGAAGGTAACATTAATGACTACTACCATGAAGTTGTAGCAGCTCATATGATGAAAGAACGCAAACGTCAGAGAGAAGAACGTGAAAAGACTAAACATCAACAGCACAGTGCAGATTCCAGCAACTAAGGATGTTTTAACATTCCTACGTAGTGAGAATACCCAGTTTTGGCATGACTATATTCAGGAAAATAAAAATAATCCAGACATAGTTGCTTTTGCCAAGAAACGTATTGGTGAATATAAAGATCCAGAGATTAAAGATGGGATGATTACCATGCAGTTATGGATAGCTATGAAAACCTTTGGACCCACTATGAGTCTAGGGTTTACTCCGCTGTTTACTAATATTCTAATTAATGAAAAGGATCTGAAATGATTATCTCTCCATTTGCTCTTTGGTTTGTCATTGGTTCTGTGGTTGCTATTTACAGCTGTGTTGATGATGTGTTCTTCTCGAAAAACAAGGCTGTATTATTAAAGCATCTGTGGCGAACTTCCCCAGATATCTTAACCTTCTTTGGTGTGGAAAAGGGATACAAGATCGCCCTAGTGATGTTTATTATAATTGACACATTATTAGGGCCAGTAGCTCTCTACGGATTCTATCGTAAAACCCGCAAGATGAAACAACTCAAAGCTAAATACTTTGGGAAGTAAAGAACTCGCGTAGGACCGAGTTGCGTCACCTGCAACTGTTACGGATAAGGGAGTCGTGCCCCTTAGTGCGGTAAGTGGTGAGTTGGTCGCTGACCTTAACCGGAGATTATATGACTATAGTACTAATTCTTGTTACCACTTGGTTTTTAATTGGCACTGGGTATGCAGTAGCTATACTTAGACACTTAGATGAATATTCTGCTGAATGGTTCATTAAACACCTTCGTATAGACAACAAGGAGCACGAGTTTGAAAACGAAAAACAAAGAAAAGCAGTTGAAGAAATGACAGGCGAAGAATGCTTATTCTATATGCGTGCAATAGGATTCTTAGGGCTATTTAGTGCTGGCCCACTAGGTTTTACCATAGCTCCTTATAAAGAAACAGTAGACGATATTAAGTTATGGAGAAATGCAGGGGTACTACGCAAAGCTAGAGAAACTAATATTACATGAGATTGACACTAAGTCAACTTACTAGCAAAAGCAAATAATGACAAAGCCCAGCCTGCACTTTTGCGACTGGGCTATTTTTATAATAAAATTTTAGTTGCTTAGATGCCCAAACTTTTGTATAATATGTTTATAGATTGAGGCAAGAGGATTAAATATGAGGATCATTTCTAAATTCGCCGATGTATATGATTTGCAGAACAGTTTATTTGATGCAGATCGTGTTTGGGAGCGTAAAACTGAAGAGCTACTGGTTAAAGTAACTGATGATGCAGAAAAGAACATCGTGCATAGTCGCCAGGTATTTCGTGATGGTTCGCTATCTTTCCGTGGTGATTTCGAATATTTTGTAAACCCGCTATTTGTTGCAGGTGAAGTTTACTGGTTACACGAGCTGTACTGCTGGCATCCAGCATTTAGCTTCAAAACGTTCGACCTCGACACTATGTTCGATAAAATGGAAGAGATGGGATTGCATGCTCGCTCTTACTTAATGGATAAGAGTCGTGGAGATGTTCGTGAAACAATGCGTGATCTGCTCGCTGAAGCAAAACCTAAAGCAGAACGTATCTTATCCGAACTGCGTGTACCGATTGCATATGTGAAAGGTATTAAAAAGAACGATAACGATGATGTTCGTAACTTCGTAATTCAGACTAACATTCGTTTCCATCAGTCAGGTATTCCGTGGCAGGAAATTGAAAGTAACTTATACCGTTTACACCAAGTTCTCGAACAGTATATCTTTGGTGTATTAGGAACTGGTGAGCCTGATATGATTAAAGTATCAGATAAAGATAGGTTAGCAGCGCATGGATTTGATACAAAAACTTCTTTCAGGAATATGGCAAGGTAAGTGGTATATCCTGGGAGCAGGTCTAGCGATAGGCATCGGGTTCGGTGCTTATCACTTAGTAGATAAAGTGGAGACTTTAGCAGGAGATCTTGCGGTAGCTACTAAAAAGATTTCTTCTCTAGAGACTTCCCTCAATAAGGTGAAAGCTGAAAGCGAACTTCGTGAGACTAGAATGAATCAGTATTTCACAATGAATAATATTTCGCAAGCAGATCTAGACAAAAAGATTAAGCAGTTAGACAAAGCTCTTAGTCGCCAAGATATTATAGCTGCAAAGCCTGGATTGGTAACATTAATTGCTAAAAAGCAGAGTAAAGAGTTCGAGGAAAGATTAGCATGTTTAACTGGAAACTTGGAATACTGCTCGCAGCCGCAATCACAATCACAGGCTGTGCAGAAGAAATAAAACCAGAGCCATCTCATGAGTTAAAGCAAGCTCATGTAGACTGGCCTAAAGGACTTCAACCTTGTAGCTTTGACTTTAAGTTTGAAAAGAAACTAGCTACAAATGGAGAAGATGGCGTAGTAGTTGTTGTACCATATAAAGATTGGAATGCAAAAGCAAAATGTGAGGAAGCAGTTTACTCTTACATTTCACGACTGACAAGTATGGTTTGCTTCTATCGCCAAGATTTACAAGAAAAACGTTGCTTAGTTTACTATCCACCAATTAACAATAGGAAAGATTAATGTCAGTATTAGTCGGTTTACATGGTGAAGCTGGTTCGGGAAAAGATACCGTTGCAAAATTAATTATCGATTGGTGTAATAACACGTATCCAACGTGTTTATCCCGTCGTTACAGTTTTGCTAAGCCCGTTTATGAACTTGCATCCGTAATCCTCGGTGTAACTCCAGAGTTTCTAGGAGAGCGCAGGGGAAAAGAGATTGACCAATGGTTTACGGTCACACAATCTCAACTGGAGCGAGCCAGAGATGTGTGGTTTAAGTACGGTATCGATAAGTTTGAAGACTTCTCGTACGTTTGGCCTATTTTTGAGGAAAAATATCTTAATCCTCAACAACTTATCTCAGAGAATAAAGAAGACGGACTTTATAGTTTATTTATTTCTCCGAGAAAAATGTTACAGCTCGTAGGAACAGAGCTAGGAAGGCAGCTGGTGCATGAACGCATTTGGCTCATAATTCTGGAGCAATCCATCGCTAAAGACGACCCAGATGTCGCCGTAATAACAGATGTGAGATTCCCCAATGAAGGAGAGTTACTCAGAGAAACGAACCATTTAGATATGGATTCTTTACTAGTAAATGTAGTGCCCGCTGAGCAGAAGTTCACTATTAAATCAGATCATCCATCTGAAAGTGGTATTCCTGCAAAATATATCACTCACGAATTAGTTAATAAATTCGATGGTATCAATAACCTTAAACTAGAAGTGTATAACTTCTGTGACTTAGAGCTAGAACCACTAGTTGGATAATCAAGGATCGCTATGACTAATAAAAAAGAAGAAAAGACTAACCTGTTTCACTCCATTCGCCAATCTAACGAGTATACCTTTTTCTTTGATGAAGAACTTGGTCCGCCGGATGAATACCGTGATTTATCAATGGTACTTATGCAGGCAAATGAGGATGACGAAATTAATCTGATGATTAATGGCCCTGGTGGCTATGTTGATACCGCTGCACAGTTATCTAACTTAATTGCTAATTGCCGTGGAACAGTTATAGGGCATCTAATTGGTCCTAGTGCTTCTGCTTACTGCACAATTTTCCTATCCTGTCATGGATGGGTAGTACATCCACATGCTACGCTAATGGGACACACGTTCTCTGGCGGATTCTGTGAGAAGGGTCAAGAAATCAAGAAGGCCTATGAATCTTACAACAAGTTCGTAGAAGATATGATGCTAGATGTCTACTATCCGTTCTTCTCAATAGACGAAATCGACGAGATGGTAAAAGACAACAAAAATATCTATCTAGATAGCAAAGAAATCCATAAGCGTATTGAAATCTTGGCAAAATATCGATCTGAGCAATATAATAAAGCCCAGTTACCTCAATCCGAGGAGCATAACGAAGAGTAAGTAATTTTAAGCCAGGGTTTAACGACTCTGGCTTTTCTTTTATCTAAAATTCTTCTTGACAACGACAAAATTTTATGCTCCAGAAGTGATCTTTAAAAACACATTGTAATTTTCCTCCAAAATTAGTATAATGGTACTGGTTAGAGGAGGTTACAATTGGAAAAGTTCTTACAATTATTAACGGTACTGCTCCAAGAAGCGAAAGATCCAGCATCGCTTCTTAAACGTCTGCTAACTATCTTAGTTGCTGTCATTATTTTCTTATTTGTTAGTAATACTAGTGAGGTGATGTCGTTCTTAAAGATTTTCTCCACGTCTGCGGTTCTACAGGATGTTCAAACTCAAAGGATAAGTAATTTTCCTAACGTAGCTAGAGAAAAGAGCATGGTGCTTTTTTCCCAAACGGGTGCGGATGCTGTTTTTGTAGTCAAGTATAAACCCGATGCCATTAATGATTATTCTAACATTATTGCATGGGAAAGCAATGCGCAATTAGATAGGGCTGACTTGGCCGATAAAGCGGTAAATAAGACGTCTGAGCTATATAGACGTCACTTAGACGGCTTTAACTACGCATCGGATTTAAGTGTAAAAGTAAATAAATATATGGGGTTAAATATACCTGCGTTTAAGAACGTTACTTTTAATTACATATACACTTGTCCGTATTTCAATCTAAACAATATCTATGCTGGATATATTGGTATTGCTTGGAAAGATAATCCTGTAGATACAGCCGATTCTGAGAAATTTAACGAGTATTTAACGAAGCTCTGTTCCCCACAACAGAGATCTTTAGGTAGATCAATATGAGTTTTAAATTTGGTAAAAATAGCGAAAAACAATTAGCTACCGTTAAGCCAGAGTTACAAAAAGTAGCTCGTAGAGCTTTAGAATTATCTCCATATGATTTCACGATCGTACAGGGTATTCGTACAGTAGCACAAAGTGCCCAGAATATTGCTAATGGTACTTCATTTCTAAAAGATCCTAGTAAAAGCAAACATATTACTGGGGATGCTATTGATTTTGCTCCATTTATTAATGGCAAAATTGATTGGAATGACTTAGAAGCATTTTGGGTAGTTAAAAAGGCTTTTGAACAAGCAGGTAAAGAACTAGGCATTAAACTTCGTTTTGGTGCTGATTGGAATGCTTCGGGAGACTATCACGATGAAATAAAACGTGGTACCTATGATGGCGGTCATGTCGAACTAGTTTAATTAATAACTGAGGCGGGAATATTCCCGCCTTTTTAGGCAAAGGGGGCTTTAATAATTTTTGAAGATAGGAGAAAGCCATGTTTGCAGAACTATTCACTATGATGCTGCTAGGTATCTGGAAAATAAGTCTAGTAGTATTCGTTTTAATGATAGTCTTTACTATCCTTGCATTAACTACCCGAAATAGCTTATTAATAAAGGTTATTCACGGACTAGAGTATATAATTATGGGTTCATTCGGCGTTTGTAAATGCAATTGCCATAGAGATACGAAATATTGTTGGTTATGGATGGAACTAGAGAATCCTATATCCATAGCTTTGGCTGTTTCATTCGGCATGATTCTTATGGCCCTTACTCTAGCATTAATACCTTTGATGTTAGCTGGGGGAGTTACAGCATATTTCACCCTTTTCTCCCCGATACTTATGTACTCAATTTACCCAATAACTATGTATCTAGTTAGGAAAAGATTTATCCATGCAGTAGATTAAGATAAAAAAGTAGTTGACTTTTAGCCCTAGTTATTATATAATATATACATAAATTAGTTAAGAGAGGTATATATTATGTCTGATCGTTTCTATACTCAAATGGCGGAACATTTTCGTATACCACATTACGAGCTAAACATTGCACTCCGTGATCATGACTCTCCTGAGTACAAAAAGCTCGAAAAGAAAGCGGAAAAATCTATTGATACAAAGGTAGGTGCATCTATGTCTAAGGGCAAAAAGTTAACTCGTCTTGATCTTAATAAAATTTTAACTGAACTTTTGGGTACTGATATTGAAGGTGCTAAATTACCACTTCTTGTACTAGAGACTATGATTAAAAAGGTCAAAAATAAAGAATATAAAAAGGTAGAAGTCCCAGAAGGCAGATTAAAGGCTCCTTATCAGGAAGCATTAACCGAGTGTTTGGGTGTAAATCTTGATCTGAGCACCGCAACCGTAAAAACTATGAAAAACTTCTTAGAGGCCATTAATAAATTGTGATAACACAAGAAAGATTAAAGGAATTTCTGGACTATAATCCAGAAACCGGGATATTTACCTGGAAGATAGATGGTAATAATCAGTATGTAAAGAGGGGAATGGAAGCTGGAACCCTGTACAACAATGATTACATAATGATAATGGTGGAAGGGGAGAGGCAGGGAGCCCATAGATGGGCCTTCCTATATATGGAAGGATATATACCTGAATTTGTGGATCATATAGATAGAAATCCACAAAATAACCGATGGAAAAATTTACGTTCTGCATCTAAACCACAAAATTGTCGTAATAAAAAGCATAAAAAGTCCAAATCCGGATATGCAAATGTTATGTGGGCTAAAGATAGGCAGAAATGGAGAGTTCAAATTACGGATGAAACAGGCCGAAAACGTATGAAAGGAACCTTCAATTATGAAGACTTAGCTCTGGCAGTAGACTTAGCGAATAAGTCTAGACAGGAGATTGCTGGGGAGTACGCTTTAATTGAGGAGTTTCTTGGATATATACCAGATTTAGAAGAGCTTAACAAGTAAAATAGGAGTGTATATGAGCAAAGTTATTTATTTATTAAAAGGTTCCACGTGTCGTCCTTGTGCTCTTTTCGAGCCAGTATTTGATAAAGTAGTCAATGACTATAATTTGGAAGTCCACAAAGAGACTGATAATACAGAATTAATGCAGAAATTTGGTGTGCGCCAAGTTCCTGTAGTAGTTCTGGCAGATCGCTTACCTAATGGTCGAGTAGAAGCTAACCATATTTTGATTGGACGTCAGCTTCGTAAAGAAACTATGCACGAAGCTATTAAAAATTTCCTGGATGATAATCCAGAAGACTAATAAACAAAGCCTGATCTTAGCTGATCAGGCTTTTATTTTACTTGCTTTTTGCTAAAAATTTTGGTATAATATTTATATAGATTGATAGGAGGATTAAATGTTAGCAGAGCAAGCAAAACGTTTAGCTAGGATAAATAGAGCCGCGTCCCTCAAGAGCCGAAAGAAAACGTATAGATGGGTTAAGCGGAGGATAGTATCTTCTGTCGAGATTGGAGGTTCTTTTGTACAGCTTAATCGTGACGAAATTAGTTATGAAGCTATAAAAGCCCTCAATAAAGAGGGTTATACTCTCCAATTATCTAATGAGTATGGCACAACTATTTTAACTGTTATTTGGGAATAATTATGAAAAAAGAATTTAATGTGCATAAAACAATAGTAGTGCCTGATGATGTTAACTTATTCTTTGTTGGCGATATTCATGGGTGCAATGATTTGCTAGAAGATGCACTACAATTAGCTGGCTATAACAGCAAGAAAGATTGCGTTGTATGCGTGGGGGATTTAATTGATCGGGGCACGCAGAACCTACAAGTTCTAGCCAAATTCCTGTATAATCCACGTTTCTGTAGCGTTCGTGGTAATCATGACCAATTTATGATTGTAGGAGATTGGGCTAACTGGATGTATAATGGCGGTATGTGGGCTATGAATGAGCTAGACGCTGATACCATTAAAAATATTGCCGAAGATATGGCTGAAAAAATGCCAGTATTCCTAACTGTATTGCATCGTGGTAAAAAGTATGGTGTTGTTCATGGTGCGGTTCCCTACAGGCATAAAGGGGATAATAACGTATCTAAAATCCCAAATTGGGACACTCTTATTCTGGAGGCAGAGCAGGCCAAAGGGATTAATTTAGCAGATATTATAGACGATGCTCTATGGGATAGGGATGTGATCCAAGATGTATTTTCCCATATGTCTGAGGATGCTGACCACCCATATTTTCAAAGATATGCTGGACTTCCAGAAAACTTAATTAATCCCATTCCTAAGGTAGAAGGAGTAGAATTCGTATTTCACGGGCATACTGGAGTTCCTTACCCAATATTACATAAGAACCGTGTCTATCTTGATACTGGCGGTGTTTTCAACGGGCAGTTGACGATTGCGCAGGTTAATGATGAAACTGGCAAAATCACCACATTTACCACAGACAAAAATAATAGCTGCGGTGTACAGAGGATTCTTTAATGAAAGTTTGCTTTTGGAGCGATCTCCACTTAGGACATGCAAATATTACTAAATTCAGACCAATCTTCTCTACTATGGAAGAGCATGATGAATTTATTATGGATACTATTACATCCATGAAAGATAAGCGTACAGTATTTTATATTTTAGGAGATGCATTTGTATCTAGAAATGGTTTGGAGAAGTTTGGGAAACTCTTCAGCAATGTTAGAACTACATTAGTTTTGGGAAACCACGACTTAGAACGAGAAGGGTTATCTTTCAAAGACTTAGTAGGAGTTGTAGATAACGTACAATCACTAGTTAAATATAAAAACTTTTGGCTTTCCCATGCTCCAGTACATCCAGAAGAGTTAAGGGGCAAGAAGAACTTACATGGGCATACTCACTTTGAGTTAATGGGAGACCCTCGTTATATTAACGTTTGTGTAGAGTATGCAAAATCACCAGTACGACTGGAAGACATCATGAGTGGTAGGTATACTTCCCACGATAAAACTAGCTGGATGTTAAATGTCTAATCATTGCTATTATTAAACGAATCATACAAGCAGTAGCAATACTTATAATCATTTGTATTGCTATTGGTACAGGACTAGGCATTTAATTAAAAGTTTTATTTGCTAAAATGCCTAAGTTTCTGTATAATTACTTTATAAATTGATGAGAAGGAAACAAAATGAACAAAGTTGATAAAGCTCTAGTTTTCGCAGCAGCAGATAAGTTTGAACAAGTTAAAGCTACTTTCCAAACCCTATTTCAGTCCTACGTTCAGGATAAGTCTAATCCTATTTCTGAACGATTGATGGTCTGGGAGTGCCATGCTTGCAATGCCCTGCTAATTGCTGATTACCGTAGTGATATAGATAAAGATCTTTGTGAAATCCTTATCCCCGAGGAAGCAGAACGTTATCAGCTAATCTCTTTCCAAGATTTGGCAGAGCACATCATCCCTGATGATCTTTGGGACAAGTATTATGGTGATCCTGAAGACGAAGGAATGACTCCAGAAGCATGTATTGAACTGATCTGCAAAGATCATCCTGAAATTGCAGAAAAATTTGAAAAAGTTTTTGCTTCTGAGTTCTCCGGCGTTGTTAACGATTGGTAAGTAATTAAAAAATTCAGTTGCTTTAAGCCTTAAAATTCTGTATAATAAGTTCATAAATTAATGAGAGAGGAAATTCTAATGGAAAACATGACTAAAGACTTCGACGCCTCTAACCTTACCAAGACTGAAATGGCCAATGTATTAGCAATTCTCCTCGACATGCAAGGATTTGAGGGGCAACTGATGAAAATGTCTATTCCGGCGATGAAGAAGATGTATGATTCTCTTAACAAGAACGCCATGGCCTTTAACTTAGCAAAACAAGAGGCACGCTTTGCTAAGGAGCATCAAGCAGTGGCAGAACGTCGTGCAGCATCTTTTGAACGTGAAGTTAAGCAACTGAAAGGTAAGAAATAATGGAAAGACTATCCATTTTTATGCTATCACTCCTTTTAGGAGTGTTAATATATAGTATAGCTTCTCTTCACACACGTTTAGCAGAATTAGGCAACTCTATCCACGAGTTAAATGTGGAGATGTGTAAACTAGTTCCAAACAATGAAAAATGTAAGGACATTTAATGTTAATTGAAATTCTTATTGGGTTACTAGTTCTTACTACATTAGTAGCGATTGGTGGGGTTATTGGTATTGTAAGCATGCGAAAAAATATAGAGAGTATGCTTACTACTAATAGTGGACTTCACTGCCGCTTAATAGAACAAGAACAAGATATTGAACTAGCACAAAGACGCTCAGATATTCTAAAAGAAAAACTAAACAATATTGAAGCAATAGCTGGGAATAATAAATTACCTGCTAAAGTAATGCGTACACAGATAATCACGGAGATTAAAAAATGATGATGTTTATTCTAGCATTTTATCTAATCGTGGTGGGAGTTCTAGTTACTAAGTACCATACATGGGCACCAAAGAATATAGCTAAGGTAGCATTATTTGTTATTCCAGTCCCACTTATTATACTTTCTATGCTACTGGTGATGTTAATCGGTAAAGTGACGAAGACCGATGTTAAGCGCATTGCTGACGAATTGCAACAGTCTTGTGATATGGTTGAGGATATTATTAAAGATGAAACTTAATTTTAACGAATTAAATACTTTGCATGAGTTGTTACAGTTTGTAAATAATAATATTAGTATTCCAGATGACACACTAGAAGTTCTCTTGTTAATTGAGAAAAAGGTAGGGATTGAAATTGAGGACTCTTGGAAACCACTTTCTGTATTAACGCCCCTTAATATGAAAGTGATTGTTAAAAATATCAATACCGGAGAAGAACGTGAGATGGTTCGTACAGAACTGGCGGATAGTTACTCTCCAACGTCTGTAGTGATGCAACATGATGATGTTTCTGAAGTTCTACAGACAGCTAATTATGTATGGCGTCTCCCATGATTGATCTAGTACCAGTTACTGCGGGACTAATAGCACTATTAGTGCTCGCAGTTTTCATTATTGTGGAGCAGGCCAAAGTAATAAGGAGACTTAAAAACAATGGTAAAACGTCTTGTTTATCAGGCACCAAAGATTGTAACTGAGTATTTTATATTACTGCCTCAGATTGTATTTCTAACAGCATTATTTAATATACTTTTTCGACATCTAGGAATAACAGAAAATATATTCTATACTTCTGGGTTACTTCCTTTTATGTATGAAGGCATCATTATGGCGATTAACGGGGTTCGTAAATGACAGCACTACAACAACTACAGAATTACTGGTTTGATAACCAATTTAACGATCTTTTCATCCAGTTGTTTGTCGAAACGAACGGACGCTTCAACTACCGATTCTTTAATAAGTTTCATGAAACAAAATTCTCACATACAGAAATTAATGCAGCGATCCAAGACCTAACTGGTTCTAAAGTAATTCAATATCGCGAAGTAGACTTTACACCAGATTGTTTTGGATTTGAATTGTTTAAGAAAGCATATAAATTTGGTAAGTTTGAAGATGCTCGTCAATGGGTTCACGATTTTTGGTATAATACCGATATTGTTCCTAGTCGCGTGCTGATTCTTAACTGGATTGCTAAACAACATCCACCTAAAACGCAATCATCCTTCTTACCGACTGACACAGGAAACCTCTACCATGACAGAAAAGAAAAATCCATTATTGGAGCAGATGAAGGAGTGGGAGAGTAATATTGAAACTGGTCTAATAGACGGTGAAGATATTGTCAACTCCATGCTAGAAGTAACAGTAGATAATATTAATCCTATTTTGGCTGGAGAAACCTCAGATCTTATAGGACTCTCTAGCACATTTGATTCTTTGGCTAAATTAGCTTTAGACGATGAAGAGATAACCAAAGAAGATCTCGCTACAGCTATGAATATGGCTATTAATGCTTACATCAGTAAACGTACTGATGAACTTGGTAAACAGATCAATAAGCGTGATGCTACGCTAGGTCTTATGGAAACGGCCACTATGTTAAGAAGTGGTAAACAACTTCATTAATTTTAGGAGGCCAGGACTTAGTTGTTCTGGCCTTTTATGTTTTCAAGGAACTTCAAATGCAAGTATATGTCCTTACTAGAGATATAAATGAGTATAATCAGGATGGCGAGTATTTTGTAAAAGTATTCGCTGAAAAGCCAAGTAAACAACAATTATTAGATGTTGGAGTACTGGAAGACCAGGCTAAGTGTATACTACAAGATAAAGAGTTTACTGGAGATGCTTACGAATGTTTCCACCTTAGCTGTGAGACTATTTAGTATGAGAGAAAAAGTAAATGAATTATTAATCGAGGAAGCTAACAACTTTCCAATAAATAGATTCGTAAAATCGGATGGGTCTATTAATAGAACTAAAATTAAGCAACTACATCCCGACTTCCAGCAAGAAGCGCTAAACCTTATATTTATCAAGAAAGCCATTGCAGCTCACGGGGCTTTCTTTGGGTATGAGCGTGTAAATTATAAAACAATGCAGCAGCAAGTCGAGATCTACTGCCCAGATCACGATGGTTATTACTGGCAAACTGCTAGATCTCATTTAGAAGGTCATGGATGTCGACTGTGTGCACACAAGGTTGTGCAGCGTGTCACGGATTATGGGACTTATACCGTACCAGCATGTTACCATAAATTTGTAATTGACGATAATCATATAGTTTGGTATAATAAGTTTTCAAAGCTAAGAATGGAGATAAAATAATGGAAACTCTTTTTCTTTTAATGCTAGTAGGTTCCTTGCTAGTTATATTAGCACTTCTACTGATCTGCAATATTCTTAATAATAAGAATCTAGAGCTAAAGTGTGAAAACCAAATCCTTAATCGTGAACTCAAACAATATAATCTAGCAGCCCATAAACTGTTAGACAAACTGGAGAATAAATAATGTTTACACAACAATCTATTCAAGTAGTACCAGACCATGAACTGAATACATGGGATTATAGCTTTAAAGATTTAACTGCTACTGTACAATTCAAATCTATGAAGCTAACCTTTGCACACACTAATATTAGAGCATGTAAAGGTTTTGAAGGTAGGCTCAACAACGCTCGTGAGATTTTTGGCACGGCTCGCATCCCAGCGGATAACCTTATTAACGCATTAATAGATGCTGGCTATAAACTCGTGAAGACTGAGGTGAACCGCCCCAGTACCACTGTTAGTGATCCATGGTCAAAAAGTGGTATTGCACTATTAAATAATAATCCTAAAATAACGTCGGATTTGCACAATGTTCCATGTGGTGGTACACTGTCGTCTAATCAGTCCTATCGAGTTGGTGAAGATTATGGACCTTCTGCACAGTTGAAACATACTCAAGAAGCTTTTGAATCTGACATGAAAAGCGTAGCACCTGCGGATGCTGGAGTTTCTAGGAGTTCTGTTTGTACTATTCATTTTAATAATCCTGGTAAACATGGAAGTTTAGAGGATGCTATTATGGAGGCGTTGGGAGCTGCTATTAATGAAGATAAAAGAGGTAATTAATGATATTTGGTAAAACAAAAATAGCCCCTGCTGGGGAAAATTTAATTACTCTTAGCCTCTACTATAAGGATGAAAATGTAGAAATAGAAACATTAGAGTATGTTCTTATAAATACTAATAAGCCTAAAATAGGAGAGTTACTTGGTGTAATCTCTAATATCTCTGATAGGGAAGATATTCCAAGTATAACACCAAAGAATATAGCTCATTTAGCGCAACAATTAGGAATCCTGTGGTATAAAGTAGATCTTCCAGCTAAAGAAAGAACTAAAGGAACCTTTGCAGAGGTTGCAAGAAAACCTAAGCCAGAAAAGAAAGAAACAGGGGAGCAAGCGTCTGATATATGATTAAAGAAGCTGAAAAATTAAAACGTCTTATCCAGTTAGCACGTGGTGCTACACAAAAGAGCCTTTCCCAGCTAACTGATGAAGAAAAATATGCAGTAATGTTTTTAGGAGATCATTATCCTGCAAAGTGGGATAAAGGAAAGATCAAGTATGATCGGGATGCAAAACAAGTTGTTTGGTCAGGTTCATATGTGGAAGTAAATAAAGCGTTAAAGGCTTTAGATCCTGAAGCAAAAGGTTTCTCTTCCAATGCTATTCATATTCTAATTGATGAAGATCTCCCAAGATTTAAGGAAGCATCATTTAAAGAAGCATTAGCTAGCGAAGATCTTATTCCTTTTAAACATGGTAAGTATGCACATCTTCCACCACTAGAAAAAGAGAAACCTACTCTAGTTAAAGATGAAGTTTATCGTGGGATTGGCACAATGCTAGCGAGTTTGACTGTAGCTCTCCATAAAGATCTAGAGTTAACGCCCCTAGAAAACGCTGTGCATTTCATGTGCCATAAGTACGAGGATACATTTAAAGAGCTATGTAAGTCGCTAGGAATGCCAAGTTACACGATATTAAACTATGCTCCTGAGTATACTAGAGCAGCTCGTGGAACTATGGATTACGGTGATACAGGATCCACTGCTTCCTATTTAGCAACTTATATCTACTTCGCATCCTTAGGTATCAAACTCAAATCCAAGAAGGAGGAATAAAAGTTAACAAAAAGTTCTTGCATTCTCATACCCAAACATGTTATAATAATCTCATAGATTAACAACTACTCTAGTTGATTAACTCTAGGGGCGATGATTATTACACGAATGTCTCGTATAGCTTGCGGCCTAGCAACAGCGGTATGACGGCATGAGTACTCACGTAATTAATCACGCGCCCCCAGGAGAGACTCTCATGAAATTGGGGGTCTCTTTTTCTTTATATTATTTAAATATTTTTAAAGGCAATATCTATGTTCAAGATGATACACCTGTTGCCGCTCTTCTGCTAGGATGGCACAACACTTTCTTCTAGACTCCTAAGTTTCTAGGAATAGTTGAGCACTAACTCTAGAGTTTACACTAAACTTTAAATCGGATTTGCACATGTTCTAGGGCAGTTTCTCATCTACTATAAATATCCTAGGCCGGTTTTCCTATACAGGGCGGTTATAGGGAGGGCGGTTATTTCTAGGAGACATTTTTTGAAAACACATTTCCAGAAATTACTGTCGGATTTGCACACTGCATTTCTAGAAATTTATGGTCGGATTTGCACAAACGCCTAAGTTTTTAGGAACATATAATCTCTTGAAAATGGCAGCATTATTTCGGGCCGAAGGCCCATGATTGCCTGAGTTTTTAGAGCCACAAGAATTTTCACTTGTCAAGCTATTTTGCCCCATTTAGCTAATAAAATTTCGCTTTTTCTGCACCTATCTCAAATCTTCCCAAATCTTCTCAACTCTTCCCCAAAATCCCCGCAAATCAGGTGCTCCGCACCAATCCTGCACCCACATCCTTCTAGCCTCCCAAATTTTTCTCGCTCTCTCATCTTCTCCTCAAACCTATACAATCACACACCCTCTCATCGAAGTCACAAAAATTTCATCGGATTCGCACAGCTCAACACATGTCGGATTTGCACATACTCTAGCTAATTCCACAGGATTCGAACGCAGTTCGTGATTGCTGGAGTTTTTAGGAGACAGATTCGTCACTCTCACGAATTTATAAATTTTTCGGGTCGGATTTGCACACTACCAAAAATTGTCGGATTTGCACATACACGCCAGCACGTAACCCTTGGAGCACATGTCGGATTTGCACAAAAGCGCAGGGCAATTGCCCTGCGACTTTGAATGAGAATCATTATCATTTAAGAAGTGGAATGCGAATGATAATGATTCTCATTTAAGAAGTGAAATGAGAACTATTCAAAAAGTGAAATGATTCTCATTTAAGAAAGGAAATGATTATCGGTTAGACAGTGGAATGCAAATGAGAATCATTCTCGTTTAAGAATGGAAGTGAGAAACACTGTTATTTAAGTTATCCACAGACTTATTAACAGCACGATTTGACTTGACAGAATCCTAGCCATTTTGAGGCGTTATTAACAGACTTATCCACAGCTTATCCTACTGTATATTTATACAGTATTCCTATGTAGTGAATAATTCTAATATACCGCTAAAACGTCCTGAATCGCATTCTAACGCGTTTAATTTTGGTGGGGATACTAAAACAAGGGCAAAATTGGAGGAGGCTTAAAAATTAGTTAGCCCGCTAACGATCACACAAGGCAACACGTAACACCCTAATCGTTAGCGGGCTAACCATCACGGGCGCGGTCAAATGAGAATGATTCTCATTTGGGAATTGGGGCACTCCCTGATAGTTGCGCCCCGTGATTATTAGTCTGGTAGTCGATGCGTGATCTTCTCCTCCTCCCCATAGGAATCGACCAAATGCCGATAATAGCCATCGTGATCATAAATAACGCTACCATAATCGCCCCGCTCGACCGCTTGCCGGTTTTCTGGCGTATCGGGCACGTAAAAAACGTCAACCATTGTACTGATTTTGGTCACAATAATATTCTTGCCCATTATATAGCTCCTAGTAAATATATTTTTGCCAATAGTGGCGAACATTATCGCCACCAGCGGAATCATTTGCAGCCTCAACATTACCCGCGAAAATATATAATCTCATTGTGCCACCTTTCGAAAAGCCGTTTCAATACTTTCCGCCGTTGATTGAATATATACACCTTTCATGATCAGGCGCTCGGTGCATACCTTGCGGAAAATATTAATAAAATCGTCTTCATTTTCTGCTATTAATGCTTCACCCATGACCTGAATATCACACGATGCGAAGGTCAAAAATTGAAATGCTAGTTCACGGGCAACGACCGCATTAATCTTATAATGCGCTTTTCCCTCGTAAATATTAACAACGCCCTTATATTCAGGTGAAAGCTGGTTTAAGTAGTTTGCTAATAATGCCGGGCGGCAATTAGTAACAAAGCGGTTGCCCTCATAAATTACCATTTTATAACCTCCCGATCAGATAACCAGATAAAAGCATAAAAATCCCCAGTAAAAGGGGATCATTCTTAAATAAGGTGGCGGTAAAACCGCCAACCATTGCAAGGAGAATAACAATAACGCTTTTCATAGTACCCCACGAAACGCAGCGTAAAAGGTGGCAAAATATTTAACCGTTTCAGCTATCACGTTACCCCGTTTATCGAATTTCTTTTCTGTAACACGGAAGGCGTTTTTATTCCGTGCTATATATTCGATTTTACAATCTTCCCGTTCGAACGTGTTAACGTCCACCAGCTTAAAACCTTTTGAACGAGCAAGAGAAACGTTGCGGATCATTTTTATTCTCCTTTATTCATGCAGCCCAGCAAATAAGAAAAAACAGCGATACCCGCGCCAATAATAACCGCGTGAACGTCGAAAGCTATTGCAAACAAAGATAAAATAGCGCCCAAGATACCCGCCAGAATAGCTCGAAAAATAACCATTTTCATTCTCCTAGTTAGTGGGGCGAAAATAACGCCCCGTTATTAATTACATTAAAACGATTTTGGCGGCTTGTTTTTTAGTACAATGTTCCGCCTTCAGGGTATCCAGCAAAAAGCCAGCTGTCTGCTGATCAATCTGATCATTATCATAAAGCGCCTGAATGGTAGTGTAAGTTTTAGCAATGCCGTATTCTTGCACCATTTCTTGAATGATCCAGCGATTGGACACCCAACCTTTTCCAGTGAAAAGAGAGTCAGAAGAAGAATAAGCAACCATTTTAAGCCTCCAAATTTTTGGGAAAATTTTCAACCGTCCTCGAACGGTGTAAAGGCATTATAACAAAAAAGGTCGCCGATTATGGCGACCTTTACAAAACTTTACACTAGGTTAACTATTACTCGTTTTCGGTGTTAACGGTAAAAGTAGAAATATCAATACCTTTCACCATTTCGTCAATCATTTCAGCGATGTTAAAACTTTGTACCATTTCTAACATAGCCGCTTCCATAGCTGCATCCGCTACCGCTTTCGCCTTTTGGTTGCTAGGGGAGTACTGGTCAACCGCTACGCTCAGCAGGTTGGCAATCACTACCCGACCAATCGGCGTATCAATATAACCCTTGATAATAAACGGTGCTTTTTTAGCCGCTACTTTCGTAATTTGAGTCAGTGCAATTTTACCCGCTTCCAGTTTTGCAGCATTTACAACGGCGGACTTATTAGCGGCAACGATATTAGCGATCTTGGTCATGGCATTTTTTCCTTTGTTTTCAATGGTTTGAGTGTTAGAATTTACAGCATGTTTTTCCGTGTTGTCAATAGGCTGATCCTCCTCCTTCCAGAAAGAAAAGCCCGCGCTTTCTATATCCCCATCATATACGTATGGGTATACTTCCGACGGTAACAAAAAATTACCGTTATCATCAAAAGCCATTACAGCCGCCAGACGATACCCGTCACCAATTGACCGATTCCAGCCAACGGATAAATAACGCCAAAATGAATCAAGAAAGTTTTCAACGTCATAAAGATCATTGGGGTTGGCTTCATAGTTTTCTATTGAAAAAACTTCTAAGCCCGCCCCAGTATCATAGGCTTTTACTGTGTTACCTTTTACGATTATGAAATCAGTGTCCGGCCCCCTGCTAGTAAGCAGGTGATTATCTCGATTATATAAGATAATCGTTGCCCCTTGCTTATATAGTTGCAAAAAGCTACTCATATCATAGGCGTCGAAATCATCAAAAAAATTTTGGTGAATATCTTCGGCCTTGTTAACAAAGTGTTTAATGCTGGTTGTTCTGCTACCATCCAGCAGGTTGCGCAATGCACCTTTTAAGACGGTTGCGTTATCTGGTTTATAAAGCCTCATTTGTTCGGCCTCCCTCGTTAATCGGTGAGTGAATGATAAAGGTATTTTCTTTCTAGGGGCAAATATTATTTTACCTTTTTATTTTCCTTGCCTAACACCTAGTTTTATGCTAACCGCGCAGCGGCATAGTAAAGAGCAAAACACGGCGAAGCCACCAGGGCGACGCGTTGCGGCTTTACTTTAATATTACCCCACCGCATTTAGCTCGTTAGAAAGCGTTTTAGGCGGCATAAAATTGATTGCAGTCGTTAACACTACCTTTCTACCCTGTATATTTATACAGTAGGATAACCTGTGGATAAGTCTGTGGATAAGCCCGTATATCGCCGCCTATCGTGTCAAATCATTTTGTGCTGTGGATAACTTTGTGAATAACTTAAATGATAGTGGTTCTCACTTAGGCCGATAGTTTCTTGTTGTTATTATTATCGTAGTGATTATTTTTATAGTGATTATTTCTCATTAATTTATATTTATATTATAACTCAAGAAATAGTTAGTTGGCTAATGAGATTTTCCGGGATTAGTAGTCTGCTAATTAAACTTGAAAAACTCATTAGGTAGTCTGCTAATGGTTTTGATATAATATAATAGAGATTAAATTAATAACATAAGGAAACTATAACAATGGGTAAATATAAAGAAATGGATTATGACTTGTTTAATCATTACTTTTATTATGATGAAACATCGAAAACGTCACTACGCTGGAAAGTCAATAAGGGAAGAGTTAGGAAAGATACAGTTGCAGGTACTTACTATTCACAAGGTTATTATATCGTTCGACTTAATAAAGAATGTTATTTAGTACATCGTGTCGTATGGTTACTATTACATGGTGAAATAGATAGTAATCTAATGATTGATCATATTGATCGTAACAAGCTAAATAATAAAGGGGATAACCTTAGACAAGTAACGCAGGCCGAAAACAATAAAAACCGGCCTTCACAATATAAAAAGAAAGTCAATTAATTAATTTTATAAAATAACTCATTTAGTCTTGATTTTTAAAAGTCAATACCTTTTCCAACTATTTTTCAATTTTGCAGTTGTTAAATATTTGTTAAATCAATTTTAGGCCGCCTAAAACGCCCTAGAAAGCGGTAAAATTTTCAGGTATGCCATTGCATTGCCTACCCTCGTTTATCGCTACCACGAGCTTTTTAAGTTTTGTCAAGTAGGGCAAGGCAAATATAAATGAAAAAATTACTTGCCTATCTGCTGTGTTTTGTGGTATCCGCGCGCCCGTTTCCTTTAAACTTATGTGAGCGCCGGGCGTGTTGCCTTCTTTACATTTCTTTACAAAAATAAGGTTGCGCCATTTTTGGGTATCCCCTATTATTTATCTCGTAGGGCGGCAATGACGAACTACACGGCGGGAAAGTTTACCGCCGCGCTCTTTAAAAATTGGGTACATCTTAAAGTCTATCGGCGGTAAACTTATCAATTATATAAGGAATCGCAGATATGAAACAAACGCTTTTAATAACTGGTAAACCAGCCAAAAAATTGGATGGTACTACTAAAAAATTGTTGACAATAGCTCAGCAATCCGTAAAATATAGATTCACGCAGTACAAGAAAGGCCGCCAGCAAGGGTTGGAAATGATCTGGCGCAATATTATGATTGACTTGAAAGAGAATCATAAAAAACTGCAAAAAATTGTTTGACACCCTAGCCGATAGGCTTTAAGATGTACCCAGTTCGATGAGAGCGATAACTTGATAAAATTTGACGGCCGGTACTTGCCATAATGTGCCCCGCCCCCTAACTGGGATATAGCGGCCTGAGTGGAGTTCCTTAAATTGATTATAATGGCGAGCGGATTGTTACTTATTACCTGCCACTACTTTTACAGCAGGTAATGCGGAACAATCCACTAAATAAACTGGAGTTTATACTATGCAAAACGTTACTAATGCGCCTAAAATTGGTCAATCCGTTTTTATTCCTTTCGTTACTAAAACGGATGAGGCAACCGGAAAAACCGAACGCATCAAAGGCGCGGCGCTTATGCCGTTTGATGTAATTGATGCGGTATACGCTGAAACGGAACGGAGTAACAACGGAAAAACTATTTATAGCGTTCGGGTTAAATCCGGCGACGCTGTAAAGGTTATCCAGCGTAACGAAAAATGGGAAGCTGTAGCATAAGTTTATAGTGTTACTTTTATATCCCCCAGTAGTTCGGGGGATATAACGATTAACATTATGTTAATCTTATCCCTTAAATTAATTCAATAGGAGTTATAATCATGACTAACGTTAAAACCGCAAAATTTTCTTGGAATGAAGAAAACACCCAGCAGGCTGTTTCCATGTATCAGCAGCTAATCAATGAAAACGGTTTAGATTTCGCAAATAGCGACGGCTTGAAAGAGATTGCGAAAGCAGTAGGTGCGGCCTCCCCCGTGTCCGTTCGCTCAAAATTGACCAGCGCGAAAGCGTATCAGAAAAGCGATAAGCCGCGTAAAGTTGGCGGCGGCAGTTCCATTCGTAAAGCGCATTATGTGCGTGTTATCGCTAAACATGCCATTGATTCCGGCATTATCAAAGACGTTGACGATCTGGCATCACTGGAAAGCGCAAAATTAGAAACGTTGGACGCCGTGGCGCAGCTGTTAGGCGTTGCCGATGAAGTAAAACAAGCCGCAGGCGAATAAATTTAATTAGTGGGGAATATTCCCCACTATAATTTCCCTTTGACTGGAGTTATTAAAATGATCTTTTACCCCACTGAATCGCTAATTTTAGGCTTATTTATTGTAGCGGCCTCATTATTGTTCGCTTATTTTCAAAATGATTTAGATTCATATTATTTTAAACGTAAATCTAAATTAGCAAAGCGGTTGGGCTTACTTTGCTTTATTGCCGCCGTTGCTTGTGGTGTTAGTTCTAGCCTTATGCCGATTAGTTAAATATTGCAAGTTATAACGCTGTAAATAAGCGGCGTTATATCTGGCAATATTTGCCAATAACAAACGTTTTTAATCCCTTTAATGGAGCTTTATTACTATGATTATTTCCGCAGAAAAACAAACCGTTATCCTGAACCTTGCCGCTGACTTCAATTTCTATGGTAAACGTCTGCGCGCTACTAAACTGGAAGTATGCGACGATATTTCGAAAGCGGTTTACGATACTCCAAAGCATTCCACCGCTATTTGTGATTGGCTGGAAGCAAATAAACCAGCGAAACCAAAAGCGGCAAAAACTGTAAAAGCTATTAAAAACGATGACCGCCCTGAAGCCGCCGGAGTTATTTCTAGCACGGTGGAAAGCTGGGAAGTAAAACAAGGCAAACGCTTTATTATTACCTCGATTCAGAATAATACTTTCCCGCATAAAAACTTTTTAGCCTCGCTTGAACAATATGCCCAGTTTATCGGCGCTGATTTGCTTGTTTCTAAGTATATTTATAATAAAAACGGATTCCAAAATGGTGAGGGCGCGGACGGAATCAAATATGATTCTGCATTTGATAAATATATTTGCAGCAAAAACGTGTTTTTAAATAATCGCCGTTTTGCTTTCATGGCGGAGATTAACGTGTTACCTACCGCAGATTATCCGCTTTCTGGATTCGCTGAAACTGCAACGGCGCTTAATCTGGAAGGTCTGGCAATCGGGGCGGCTAAAATCACCGCCGAAAGCGTGCCAGCTTTAAAAGGTGAAGTAGTGCGCCGCATGTATTCAACGGGCACGGCAACGCTTAAAAACTACATCCAGCAGAAAGCAGGGCAAAAGGCCGAGGCGCTACATAACTTTGGTGCGCTTGTCGTTGAGTTCGACGAGGACGGGGAATTTTTTGTTCGCCAGCTTGAAACGATGGACGAAAGCGGCATGTTTTACGATTTGAATATTTGCGCCACTCCCGCCGGATGCTATGAAACAACGGGGCACGTTTTAGGTTTACAATATGGCGATATTCACGCTGAAAAATTAGATGAGGAGTGCGCCGCTGCGTCGTGGGGGCATGGTGACACCTACGGGCTTGTTGATATTCTGAAGCCAAAATATCAGTTTGTGCATGACGTGCATGATTTTACATCACGCAATCATCATAATCGTGCGTCTGGTGTATTCCTAGCAAAACAATACGCCGCCGGACGTGATAAGGTTATTGATGATTTGATCGATACCGGGCGCGTACTGGAATCAATGGAGCGCGATTTTGCTCAAACGATCATTGTTGAATCTAACCATGATCTGGCGTTATCCCGTTGGCTTGATGATCGTAATGCTAACATTAAAGACGATCCAGCCAACGCGGAACTATATCACCGCCTTAATGCTGCGATTTACGGAGCTATTGCAGAAAAAGACGATACTTTCAACGTGCTAGATTATGCGCTGCGCAAGGTTGCAGGTTGTGAATTTAACGCTATTTTCCTGACCACTGACCAATCATTTAAAATTGCAGGCATTGAATGCGGCGTACACGGTCACAATGGCATTAACGGGAGCCGTGGCAATCCGAAGCAATTTAAGAAATTGGGCAAATTAAACACGGGGCACACTCACACCGCCAGCATTTACGGCGGCGTATACACTGCCGGCGTGTCTGGTAGTCTGGATATGGGTTACAACGTTGGCGCGTCAAGCTGGACGCAAACGCATGTTATTACCTATGCGAACGGCCAGCGTACTTTGATCGACTTTAAGAACGGTAAATTCTTTGTACAGTAAGCCGATAAATTAAAACCTTATTTGCCTAAATCCTCCAATTAATGAGATAATATTAATTGGAGGAATATAAATGGCAAAAGAAATAGATTTTAATGAAGTTAACGAGAATGTTTATTATGATGAATCTAGCCCATCATTTTTACGATGGAAAATAAGTAAGCCCGGTGTGAAAGCTGGAAGTGTAGCGGGAACATTAAATCAGACAGGCTATTATGATGTAATGATTAATGGTGAATTATATAAAGCTCATCGTTTAATTTGGGTTTTATTTAATAAAGAAATTAACCCTGATTTAGATATAGATCATAAAATAATTTCTTACCCCGTTAACAACGATATAAATAATTTACGCCTAGTTACTCATGCGGTTAATATGACAAATAAGAGTGATTATAAAAGGCGTAATAAACTACCGAAATATATTTATCTTGATAAAGTTGATCCCATAGCGGGAGAATATTACAGGGCAAAAATTAAAAACCCTATAACAAATAAATATGTTTCAAAAGGCAATTATGATTTATCTATTCTTTTAGAATGGGTTAAATCAAAGTGTAAAGAATTTAATATCCCTTATTAAACTAATTGGAGTTTTATAAATATGAAAAAGCAAAATATTCCATTCGATCGCGCTCATTCTTCCATCGTCCTAGTTTATTCTAATGGTGAGCGGTATCACGTTGAGGCGGGGCACGTTGTTGATGACCTATTAGATTTTAATGACGCTTTGCAGGTTACTACCTTTGCCTATACCACGGGCAAACTATCCAGCCGCATCAAGGCGAAAGGCGTTTATATTGACACGATGAAACAAGAAACGACTATCATCGACGCGGTGAAATCGGGGTTAGCTTTCGCAGTAGTTGCCCCTTGCCCCGCTTGCCTTGATGATCAGCTAATGAGCGCGAAGGTATTTACATGCGCGGGCATCCGTTCCGATGTATCAGGTGAGGATATTAGTTTTATCGCTGATGCGTTGGCTTATGGTCTTTAATAGCTGGAATAGTCCGGCCCATCCAGTGGGCTGGATTAATTTAATTTAATCCCTTAAACGGAGAACGTAACAAAATGAATCAAGTTAAAACGAATATTACCCGTAATTTCCCGCATATTTCCCGCGTCATGATTTGGGATCTGGACGGAACAATCATCAATTCATTTCATCGCGTAGCGCCTTGCTTTGATAGCGATGGGAATTTAGATTTAAATAAGTATAAAAATGAAGCATGTAAACATGATTTAATAATGCAGGATACTTTATTGCCGCTTGTTACATATATGCGCCAGTGCATGAATGACGCCAACACGTTAAACATTATTTGTACCGCTCGACTGATGAGCAAGTCGGACTATTATTATTTGCGCAAGCAAGGATTGCGAGGGCGTGGGGATAGTAATATCCGTGTATTTTCCCGCGATACACTTCACAAATATTTTACGGCTGATAAAGTTAGCGAAATATACCACAGTAAGGACGCTATTTATAAAAGCCATTATTTTGAGCTATTCAAACAGCTATACCCGAACGCTGATTTCACGATGATCGACGATCATAAAGGCGTGCTATCAGCGGCGGCATCATATGGATTTAAAACGCTGGACGCGCAAGCTATTAACGATATTCTATCAATCGGCGTCACATTGATAGGTGAAACCTTTATTGATGAATCTCTTGAGGATGATAATGATTATCAGTTCCTAGCCGATCGCTTGCAATTATGTTGGGAAAGTATGACAGAAGAAGAACGCGCAGAATATAGTTGCAGCCCGCAACAATATATCGAGAAATTAAAAGTTGCGTAATAATTAAAGTTGATATTGTTTCACCTTGCAATTAAAATGGTTGCAGGGTGAAACAGTTAGCATGGTAATAGTAACGGGCGGTAATGAGACTCATTCTCATCTGGGGGGCCACTGGACA